AATACAACCATCGTCACTTAGTGTTGATTTGCACTTTTCTAAAAAGTCTTTAGGATATGTATTATGTGCAAAAACATTTTGTGCAATGATTACATCAAATTTCGTGTTGAGTTTGTTTATACTGTCACTAGTAAGATAATCACAAACTATGTTATGATTTTTTGAACTTAAATGATAAAGGTTTTCTGCTGGATCAATCCCGTGAGTATTATATCCACACTTCTTATATGAATCTAGCTGAGTTCCATCATTACATGCAATATCTAAAACATTTTTTCCTTTAGTGTATTGACTAGTAAAGGACACAAACCAATCAAAATATTCTTTTAATGTTTTTGTGGTACCACTAACATACAAATAGTTCTTAAACAATAAATCAGGATTAACAGAATGAGTTAATTGTATGTGGGTACAATCTACACAATAGTTAATACCTAAGGGAAATAAATCTTCATTTTCGTTTTTGTCTTTAAGATAACTATTTGCTAAAGGTTGTTCATTCAAATCTAAAACCATTTTTAAATTAGAACCATCACAACATAAACACTTTTCAATTTTTTTGTACATATTCACCACATAGTTTTTTAAACTCACCTTTAATATCCTCATTAAGTCTAAAATGAGAACCCGCAAAATAATGCATTCCTACCACTTGACCAAACTCATTTCTGTAAATTTGTTTTGTGTTTACTTCTATATTGTCAATCTTCCATCCAATAACCTTTGTATTGTTATCTAGTATGTGTTTTCTGAATCTCCAGCCAGTTTCAATAAAAGAACTTCCAAAATCAACCTCATGTCTATCTACTATCCAAGTATATTTTCTTGCAAATTCAGTTTTGCAAAAATAACAAAAGACGCATGGAATATTATTGAATTTATCTGGATGTCTTTCTCTGAAAGATTTATCACCAAACTCCGATCCTATTGCCTCATATCCTTCGTCAATTCTTTCTTTTACATAATTGTATATATTTTGATCAAGAATAAAGTAATCTGAATCAAGAATACAAACAATGTCAGACTCGACAAAAGTTAGACCATAATCAATAGCGGCACCATGAGAAACACCATCAAATTCATTTACGCTATTGCGATAAACGATAAGTTCGTTTTCTCTCGCAACAATAGGTTTCTTTTCGTGATCTGGAGTATTGTCAACTATAATTAAACGATAATTACTATTAAATTCTTCAAATAATTCTCTCTGAATATCTAAGAGATCATAGTTTCTGAATATAACAATGACGTAATCTATTCTATCCTGTGTAGTCAAAATATCTGTCTCTCGCAACAATAATTGGATTCCTATTTTTATAACAGTCAATCACATCTTCAATGATCGACTCTACTGTTTCTTTAAATTCAAAATTATATACCTGTTCAAATTTAGCCGTGTCTGTATTGAAATCATAGATACCATTATACTCTCCTTTATCTATAATGTCAACATTTGTATGAATCTTAACCAATTTGGAGATTTTATCTACCGTTGAGTTGAATGATGCGAGATTGTATATTCCAGAATAAAATTCTCCAACAATAACTCTATACATAGCTCTGCTCAAATCCTTGACAGAAAGTAATGGTCTAGAAACATGTTTGTTATTGACACTAATAACACCATCCGTTAATGCAGAATGTACCATAGAATTGATCATTAAATCTCGTCTAATGACTGGTGATCCACCATTAACGGTACCAAATCTAAATCCTATAATTTTTCTTCCTCGATTTAATTGTTCTTTGGCAATTAAGTCTAATGATATTTTTGTCAGATCATAATTGTTTACAAATTCGAGTGAAAAATCATTTTCATTAAAAATTTTTCCGCCTTTATTTCCATAAACTGATGAACTACTTGCGTAAATGATTTTTTGATCATTATTTGTTTTTTCAATAAGATTAGAAAAATTTCTGACGTTATTATTCCAAGGAGATTTCAATTCTCCAATACAAGATAGAACACTAGAATTGCCAGCAAGAAGAATGATATATTCATATTTTTGTAAATAATCAACGGATAAAAGATTGTAGTCGTTTTGTCTATTTCCACATACATCTACTTCAATTTCATTGTTAGTAAGATAACGTGAAAGATATGATCCAATATATCCTTCACCTCCAATAATTAATGTTTTTAATTTTTTCATGGTATAATAGGTACTATGCAATGTGGAAGGTTACGATCACCAAATATTCTAATATCGTTGATGTTGCAATTGATATTGTGTGGTGTTGAATACTTATCTAGTATATCACGCATTCCATATCCAGATTTAGTAAAGTAATCAAGGAATCTCATTTGTGTATCCCATGCATCTTGAAGTCTGGTTGAATCGTGAACAAAAAATAGTTCACCGTGTTCTTCTAGAACCTTTTTGCATATGTCTGCACGAATGATTGAATTTGGACATGATGAACAGAATTTACCTGGCTCATATTCATCTACAAAAGTAGAAACAAAAGGATATTCTATCGTGCAACGTTCCACAAAATGCTCATAAAAATTTGGCTCAAGAGGAATAGAATCATCTTCAATCAAAAAGAAGTAATCAAAATCATTTAGATTCTTCTTTATCATATCTCTCCACGCACCATATGAATAACCACTATTTTTTCTAAAAACTACTTCAGCATCCATAGTTTTAATTTGCGATACTGTTTCAGTAGCAAGAAGCTTCAGTTCATCGCTGATATCATCATTAAAAACAAATGTTGCTCTTTGAATAGGAGTATCTACGCAACGATTTAAAAAATCAACCTGGGTTCTAGCGAAGAACATAGGATCATTTTTAAACTTCTCTTGATAACTAGCGTAATCTCTATTTGGACCAATATAAATCACAGGTATATAATTAATTGTATAGCTCATAATATTTTCCTTAATCTTTCTGATAACGACCGTGTAGTGCAACTATTCCTTCAACCCATATATTATCAAATTCAACAACATCGTCTTTATTTAGGTACTTGTAATATGCATGTTCAATGTCAAATCTTCCATCGCAGGATTCAAAAAAATTTTTGAATTTACTCAAATAATCATTAACATTACTATTATGCATTGACCATAATCTTGTTTCATATATTCTTAATTCTGGTGATATCCAAGATTGAACTGATTTTTTAAAAACATATTTGCCTACAGTTCTTTCGTCGTATTCATCAAAATTAAATTCTTCTGTGATGTTGTGTCTTCCCGACAATTTAAAAATTCTATTATACTCGTTCAAATTTATATTGTTGGTAATATATTCTAAAGCACCTTTGAATAATAAAAGTTCAGCATGGCTTTTATATCCTAGATTACTCAAATCAAATATATTTTTATCATTCTGTGAATCAATAAAAACATCAACCAAATCCGCTATTTGTTTTTTGTATTCATCGGCATTAAAGACTGATATGTCATTCAATAAAATCTTGCAGTTAGGTATTTTATTTCTTACAGTCTTAATGCTATGTACAGTTTGATTGAATCTATCTTCAATTGGAACAACACCTACTCTAGGATATATAGCCGAAGTTATTATGCAAATATTCTTCATTCTTTATAGAGCATCCACGAATCATTTCTAAGAAGTTTTAATTTTTCTTCCGGTATATTCTTTTCTAATAAAAACTGTTTCAACTCTGATGATACACTAGGCAGTGAATAATCATGTCCTGCAAATATTCCACCAACTTTGACTTTATCGTAATAGTTTCTTAAATCATTCCTAACATATTCTTGGCTATGATTACCATCAATAAAAATAAAATCAAGAAAACCATCTTCAATGGTTGATGCAGCATCATCTGAAGTCATTATTCGTATCTCTGCTCGATCTCCTGCGCCAATAAGTTCAAGATTTCGAAAAGTAACTTCTTTAAAATTGTCAGTCATTCCTTGACTGACGGAACCAGCATAATCATTATATTGAATATATGGATCAATGCCAATTAGTTTTTGAATATTATCACAGATTTCTAACATGTGACAATAATTTTCACCATGACAAACACCAATTTCACAACCTACAATATTATCACCCAACTGTTTAATATAATCATTTAATTCATTTGAAGGCAAACTTTCTTTATTGAATAGCATTTGATTTAACCTTTATATTCGTTTAATGTATTTACAACGTGTTTTAAATCTTCATTGCTTAACCACCATCCATTTGGAATGCAAATGTGTGTCTTATCAAAACTTGTAACTCCAGGCAAGTCCTTTTCTTTAAATTTCAATGTGCAATCGTACATATCATTTCTGTAATGAACTGGACTTGATGCTATTCCTTTAGCTTCAAGATAATTGGTAAATTGATGTTTTTGATTGTTCTTAACATGCATACTGAATAACCAGAAAGAGCAAGTTTCATCCCATGCAGGCATGATTAAATTATCATTCTTCACATTATCGATAATATATTTTGAATTATTTCTATGCTTCAAAACAGAATCATTTGCTGGCTCAAGATTACACAAACCAATAGTAGCATTAATATCATTCATATGATACTTATAACCAGCTTGAGTGATATTTTGTGTGCATCGGAAAGATTGTCCTTTTGTTCTATCAAGACCAAACCAACGAAGAATTCTTGCCTCATTTTCTTTTTCTACTGTCGGACAAATAAGAACACCACCATCGCCGCTAGTTAAGAGTTTAATTGCTTGTAGACTATAACAAACATAATCTCCACGTTCTACCGGTTCTTTTAAGAAAGTATCCCACGTATGTGCAGCATCTTCAATAACAGGAACACCAAAGCTTTTTAATTGTTGGTAATCACAAAATCTTCCTGCCCAATTAACAGCAATAATTGCTTTTGTTTTCTTTGTGATTAATTTTTCTACTGATTTAGGATCTATCAATCCAGTAATTGGATCAATATCTGCCCAACGAATTCTAGCTCCTCGATGAATTGCGCCAATCTGTGATGCAAAACAAGTTTGCGGAGTAGAAATCACTTCATCGCCAGAACCAACATCACACAGGTGTAAGGCAAGATCGATAGCGGTAGTACATGAGTTGAGGGTTACTGGTCTTGTTTTTGTTTTTAGTTGTTGATGTAGTGCATTTTCAAATAACTCAACTTTGGGACCTTGACCAATGAATCCTGACTGAAGAACACTACCAAGTTCTTCATTTACTTCAGGAGACATTCTTACTTTAAATAACGGAATCATAATTATACTCCATGGTTATAAGTTTACCATCATCATTTATAAGTTTAAAGCCTAGTTTAGTATAAACAGAAAATGCGACAGAATTTGTTTTTAGTACTTCTAATTTTATTGGAAGATTGTAGTTTTTGGAATTTTGAATTAGAAAATGAAATAGAAATTGTCCATGACCTTTTCCTCTTTCAGACTCAGTTAATCCTCCACTCAATAGAACATGATCATCTTCTATTCTTATGTATCCGTAACCAATAGCATCAGCTACGACACCATGATAAATTTTATGTAGTAAAAATAATTTATTTTTATCTTTGTTAACGTTAAAATACCAATTTATTTGTTGCTCTTGTGAAATTTCTTCTGTGCTTCTAGTCATGAAATTCCTACATTCATTTCTTATTAACCTCAGATTTTCTACATCTTTGTCTGAAATGACTGGAACAAAAACTAAGTCACCTTCGTGCACCATATTATCTCCTATATTTTATAAACAAAAAATAAACTATCATCTTCTTGTTCATATTTTTCTTGCACAAATTTTTTCCATTCTGGTACACGATCATATTGATGAACAATCGAATAAGGCTTATCATCATAATAAATGACGCCATCTCTTACTGTTGGCTCTTTGCATAATAGATTTGGTCTAAATTCAGATATTTTAGATGGATCTACAACAGTACCTGCTTCACATGCCCAATCAATTGTCTGCAAAACAATATCTTTGTATGGTTGTGTGTTGATAAGTACATTAAATACTGCTTGATCACAAATGGAAATAGGTCTATTAATTGCATTAGTGAATATATTAAATGCCATATCTTTTACGTATTCGGATTTTCCACCAAAAGTTCCAACATTAAAAATTTGATTATTTTTAAACTTTTCATGAACATATGGTCCATATGCTTGCATGAGATTGTCATTTCCCCATGGCTCATCCTTATACTTCAAACCTTCTGAGGCAATAACCAATGCTGCATCACCAACAAAAACAGAAAATGGATCTGTTTGAAAGTAAACATCTTTTACATCAGTCGTGACAACATAATCATATTTTTCCCAATGTTGTGTAAGAAATTCATAGATCGATAAGAATCGTAAAACATGAATAGGAATATTGTGCATTTGCACCATAGGAAAAACAATAACGCCTTGTTCTTTTAACCAGTCTGTCGTTTCTTTTGTTACATTGTCTACGACCAAAACCACATCGTTATCACCAGCAACTTCTTTTGCTGATATAACCCACGGCTTTAGTCGATTGATACCGTAGTTTGTAAATCCACCAATAATTAAATTTTTTGCCACGGAAAATCTCCTCTACATTTTTCATTCATTATTTTGTTTCCATTCTCAAAAAATTCTTTAGTAACCGAACCTTCGTTTCCAGCTAATCGATAATTTACAGAATATTGTTTTGTGCAATCCCACTTTTGAAAATTTTGTGCAATTACTGAAAGAAACACTCTATCTTGACCCCAACCGCCATGCCATACTGATGCTAATTTTATCATAATTTCTTTGGGAACGCAATAGCTATTTGTATCAATATGATTTGCGCCATGATAAGTTTGCCATCTACCTAGACTTTCACAGTCATCATTGCAAATGAAGTTGCCGTGTTTATCACATATTTTTCTTAACGAATAGCACCAATCTAAATTATTATTTTTTATTGTTTCGACACACGATAAAACATGTTGTTTTTCGAACCAACAATCTTGATCCAAAAAAAGAACATAATCTTCGTTGATTAGGTGAGAGAATGCTGCGTAGATTCTATGACCATAGAATCCATTAGCTCCCACGTTTTCAGGAAGGTAACATACTTTAAAATTTGGATTTCCTAGATAGTTGTCGGCAATAGCTTTTACTTTGCCTCTGTATTGATCACCGTCGCATACCAAGTAGCACTTAGTCTGATATGATTGATTTAACACACTCTCAATAGCAATACGAACTTCGGGTGCACCCGTAGTAGGTACAATAACAACAGCACTCATAATTTCTCCATTATTTATCGCTTATACAATATCCACCTTTGAATTTATAAACACCAGAGAACATATTTACTTGTTCATATATTTCATTTTCATGGCACTTATATGGATCTTTAAAATTTATTGTAGCATAATATATGCCATAACCTACACCAGCCAGTATCATAATAATTGGAATATATTTGAGATATTTTACAATCTCAGGCATCATACCTAATAGTTTAGGTAATATCTCCAATAGTTGTTTCATTTCTTATCTTTACAGTCTATCATTCTCTTGTTAGTTTAAGTATCTTCTCTATTTGTTTCTCTATGATAGGTTTACGATTAGGCCAGTAGATGTATTCTTTATCCGCAGTTTGATATAATTTTTGCAAAAATGGAATAATTAATTTTTCTACTTCATTTAATCTTGTTTTATAATCATCTGCCGTTTCTGCTGTTTTGTTTATAATTGAATTATATTCTTCTTCAGATACAGCAGAAAAACCAAAATCGTTAGCATCATCTTGATATTTGTCAAATATGTTTTGTAGATTAATACTCATTTAATAGACCTAGCTTTCAATGCTTTTAAATAGTCTTTATCGTCCAAATCTGCATCTGATTTCGTGAGAGTACCTTTTACTGCTTGGATAGCTGTCGTAAAACGATAATTATATATTGGTGTACTTCCGCCACGTTTTAATCTTATACGTAATTTTAATTGCAGATCAAACTCTGGAACTCCTAATTTTGCCTTATCTCTTCCCATGTAATATAATCCATAACCACCTATTTGTATATAATATGTGTCTTTTGAATTATAATATTTTGCTACACTATCATTTGGAATGTTTATAAATTTATCTTTAAAATTTTTATAATCATAATCAACATCTGTTTTTTTAAATTGACTAGGTGAAACTATGAATTTTCTTGGTGGATTTGGACCCCACTCTCTTGTCACAATTTTTGTCACTCCAATAGCAGTTAAAAACTCTCTCATTTGTTCTGCTGAAGCTGTTTTAGCTCCACCAAGAATCCAACCTTTTCCTTTTTTATTTAGAGTTCCTAAATCATAATCTAAAGAACCTTGCCCAAAATCTACATTTAAGTCCAATTTCACTTCAACTTTGTAATCTTGACCTTGATATGTGATTTGAGCATCTGGAGCATTTGAATCTGATCCTGCAGGTTGAAATGATTTTTTCTGTACTCCTGCTTTTTTCAGATTATCATTTAAGGTTCTCTCGTAAAGAATACCTTTATTTTCTGATGCTGCCATAGTTCCTCCAAGTTATTGGACTATTTATACTTTAAAACCTGCAAATTTTTTCTTTGTGTTTTTGGGTTGTTCACGATCACCAAAAGAATTTAATGGCTTATTATCTATTTTTCCAGCATCTACGATACCATCTTGAGCAGATTGCTCAACGTCAAACAGTCTCATTTTTGCTCTATCAATACCTAAAGCAAATCTCTTATGTGTTGTGGGATCAGAATATCTATTCTTCAACTGTTTGACCATGATCTGACCAAGTGCTTCAAGTTCTTCTGAAGTAATCAATGCAAACATCAAGTCTGCTGTAGCGGGCAAACCAAAAGACTCACTCGTATCTTCGAGTCCTGGGTCGGAACTTGTAAAACCACTTCTCGTTGTTTGTGTAGCAGATACAATTGGTACTGAGAATTCAACGGCAAGACCTCGCAGTTCTTCTGCGATGGCTTTAACATAAGTGTAGCTGTTGACATTTGCTCCGGCTTTGACTCTAGCGGAGGAACAAATATTAAGATAATCAATAAAAATAATATCAGGAAGAAAATTTTTCTTGAGATGGAGTTCATTAAGTAGAGTTCTAAAGTGAATTGTTGAGGCAGATGCGGTTGGATATTCTTTAATGATTAATTTTCCAGTAGTATTTGTTCTAACTCTCTGAACTTTTTTATCATACATCTCTTTCGATAGTAGCATCAGATCGTCAACAGTAACATTTAAGAGATTTGCATCAATTCGTTCTGCAATTTTTTCTTCTGCCATCTCTAAGGTAATATAGAGAACATTCTTTCCTTGAACCATACAACCTGCTGCAACATGACACATAAACAATGACTTACCAACACCAGTGCCTGCAAGAGCAATATTGAGAGTCTTGATTGGAAGTCCGCCTTTTGTGATTTTGTTGAAATACTCTAGATCAAAAGGAATGCGTTCTTCTTTTCTATGATAGAATTCGTATCGATCATCTGCATTTTCTAGATAATCATGACCCACGTTAGTATCGAATCCAACAGCAAGAGCATCTGCAAGAATTTTAGGAATTGCACCTTTGTCTTGAGTCTTATCTTTACCATCAAGAATAGAAATTGATCCAAGGACAGCATTGTAAATAGCTCTCTCTTGACAGAATTGTTCTGTCTTGTCGATCAGCCATTGTACCTTAGTGTCCTCAGATTTATTCTGTTCGATTTCTTTTACATATTCCTCACAACGACTTAATTCATCACTCGTTAAATTTTTTCTTTCTCTAAGGGCGATGATTAAGGTTTCAAAGTTTGGTGTAGTGTTATATGAGTTAACAAAATTTGCAACTTCATCAAATAGAGTCTTCTCTGTTCTGTCCGAAAAGTATTCTGGTTTTATGAAAGGAATAACTTTACGTAGATATTCTTCATTGTGTACCAGGTTGGTCAATATCGTCTGTTCCAGCTTCATCAATTATGTCCTGTTCAAGGTTGCCTGACATGATCTGCACCAATAGATCACCAATATTATTTTTAAATTTGGTATCTTTCTCCAACTCTTTAGGTGTACTAACTTCAGATTCTAACACATCATAAGCAAAAAGTAAATACATTTCTCCGTTTTTTTCTTCAAATTTTACTTTACCATATTTGAAAACAGTATCAGCATATTCACCAGTAAGTAGTCGAACATGAACCGTTTGTTCTTCATCTTTTGGATATATGAAACAGTAGTCTATTCCTTCAGTCATTTATGCTCCATTCGTTGTTTCTATGTTAAATGTTTCTTCCACAATGTCATTAGTAATAATGTCTCCATTAGAAACACTATATTTTCTTTCGACAAATTCACGGAAGGTCTTTTGTTTCAAAATAGATGTCCAAAAGTCTTTAGTATCAGTTTCTTTCAGTCTATATTTTTTATCTTCATACACACCATCTTCATCTCTCTTAGAATACCAACCATTACTAGGTTTAATTACATGACCACTTTCGAGTGCAATATCCAGTAAACCAGACCACTTACTAATGCCACCATCAAAGGATACACTAACAGGAATTTTTGATTTCTCTTTAACATATCGACTCTTTTCAACATTAATAATAAAATTATATCCAACAACTTCAGTTCCTTCTTTTTCTTGTTGACGTCCAAGAATGAATATATTATCTGCTGAGTAATAACTGCCCGTGTTATGTGTAACTATACCGTTTTCTAGAACATAATGTTCAGCATCTTTAACTGAAATATCATATACCTTCTTTTTACCAACAGGCGTTACTGATTTAATTTTCATTTTATGGTTTCCTTTTACATTTATCATTATGCCATCTTTTTAGATTGGAGGCAGTTGTTACAATATCACAATAAGAACATTTATATTTCTGTTCAGGTTTTATCTTTCTTGGATTCACCCAATCATCACATTTAAATCTTAGTATTCTGCTGAGTTCATACCGGCAACTAAATCCTTAGCCTCTACCCATTCATTATCAATTAAAAATTTATGTTTATCTGAACAAATAACCTTATATCCGTCTTCAAATTCAACTTCAAAACACTCAGGCTCACCATCGTCTAGTGTTTCTGGATTCCATGTATATGTCACTTCTTTGTTACCGTCAAGTGTTTTAACTAAATCGCCAACTACGAAATCCTCAACAGATTTAAATGTCCCATCTGATAATTGTATTTTTGTACCAGCAACTAAACATCCACCACCAACGATATCTTTAGGAAACATTCCAATTTCTTTGTATGTATGATTAACAACGATCATAGGAATATCCTTCATAGTCAAATGAGGAGTCACCATTCTAAACAATGATTTGATTTGTTTTGCTCTAGACATGTCTGCAACAGATTTCCCTTCGAGTGCATCATCAACTTCTTTCTTTGATGCTAAGTTGCCTATCGAATCAATAATGATAATTAGCTTATCATCGCGGTCCAAAGAAGTTAATTGTTGCATGACATCAAATTTCAATTGTTCGATATCAGTAAGAGGGGTATGGAGCACACGATCGGTATCAATACCGAATGAATTGAAATAAGATTGAGGAGTCCCAAACTCAGAATCGTAAAATAGTAAAGCAGCGTCATTGTATTTGTCCAAATAAGATTTTGCCATCAAAAGTGAAAATGCAGTCTTAAAATGCTTTGATGGACCTGCCCACATAGTAAGACCAGGTGTTAATCCACCATCAAGTTTACCAGAGAGAGCAATGTTGATGGCGGGAATAGATGTTGGGATCATGTCTTTGCTCGTAAAGAACTTAGACTTCGAAAGAATAGCTGATTCTTTGATACTACTATTCTTTTTAATTTTATCGAGAATACTCATTTGTCTTCCTTTTCTTTGAATGCTAGTGGTGATTCTTCATATTCATATGATTCTAATTTAGTCTTTCTATTAGGAAATCCTCTCTTACTTGCCTTGTTATTTGAAAGAGGTGGTATCGTCTCTCCCGATACTTCATCTATGACAATGAGATTTTCTTTGTGAACTTGTAGAACTTCACTAGGGCTTTCCTGAGGTCTAGGTTCTTCTTTCCGGGGAACTTCTTCATTAGTCTCAGTCTCTCGTTCCTCAAGCTTCTTTTTAGCTTCCTGTACTCTTTGATAGACCGGGTCTTCATCTTTTTCATTCTGTTTCTTTTTAGGTTCTTTTTCTTCTCTATTTGCCATAGAAATGTTACTTGCAATCAATAGTAACACAGCCAAAGGATCAAATACAACCATGATTAGCATAATTACCAAACGAACTGCTTTGTCGATAATATCTTTATCACCAGAGCCATAAATTAATTCGGCAACATATTTAATCGGTCCGAAATCCGATTCAGCCTTGCGGAGGTCATTCGCAAGCGGCGATCTTTCTTCTGTGAGTTTACTAATCTCTTTTTGTTGCCTCGTAATTTCTTCAGTAAGTTGTATGCGCTCTTTCTGTTGGGTTTTGCGGATTTGAACCGACCTCTCCGCTCCTTTCGCATCTTCAGTTCGTACCATGACTTGGTCCACAGCCGCATCAAGCTGTTTGAGTGCCAACTTGTTTGCATCGACATTCTCCTTTAATGTTTTTATCTTCTCATCATAAGTCAATACTTTGTCTGCAATAGGACCAATGTCAGTAGAATGTTCTAAATGCGCTTTTGACAAATAACCAAAAATGCCCATCGATGTGATGAGCATTAGAATTGCTACCGCAGAAGTCAAATACCATTTTAATATTCCTGGTGCTGTTTTCCAGTTACGATACAACCAAGACGTAGTTACTAATTTTGCAGATTCTAATACTGAACCCATCAAAACAACAGGCCAAAATGAACCTGGAAATATTGATGCTAATCCAATCACGGAATAGTAAGCAGCCACACCAGAGAGTAATATGGCATTTAAAAATGTAAATAGTGCTGTTGTCATCTGAAGAAATCCTCAAGTGTACTTCGCTTTTCTACTTCCCACCCCATACAATCTAAAACGACTTTAATAGGTTCAAGAAAAGCTTTTTCGAATTGCATATTATAATCGATATATTTTTCTAAGTCAAATTCTTTTGGGAGTTTTACTGGAAAAGATATGACAGTCTCTTTAAATGGATTTGGAGCTTTGAGATATGAAAACTTGATTTTCTCACCTTCATTAATTAATGGATATTTCTTATCAAGATTCATTCGTTTGAGTGCATTATTATATATGATTGCACCTTTAACATGAATAGGTGTTCCTTTGGAATATAAAGTAACTGAATTGGAATATTTGTTAATGCCACGAATTCCTCGAGGAAATGATATATCTTCTGCTGGTAGATTTATAAATTCTGATCGAAAATCACTGATGAATTTTTGTATATCTTCTTCAGTACCATGCATCATTAGTTTAATTGTTTGTTTCATCTTCTCACGAATCGGTGCTGGTGTAGAAGATTTTACCATCTCAAGACCCATCACTTTCAGATGAGGCTCTGCATATTGAACACCTTCATTATTATATACATTCATGATGTAACGCTTCTTTGCAGTCCAGATACCTTTATCTGCAAGAGCTTCACGTTTCATTTCCATCTTTTGTTCATATGCATGGACATAATCAGTAAGTGTCTGATAGCTTTGATCAATATATGGTTGAATTTTATCTTCACATACCTTATCCATAAACGAGATAATTTTATCAGTTCGCTCTCCTGATTGAAAGACTTTGTTCACCAAGCCACCAAGTTTAAGATAAATTGAATCTGTATCTGACGCAATAACATAATCTTCATTTTCTGTTTTAAGTAATTTGTTCAAATAATCATTTAGTGCATTTTCAATCCAACGAATCGATAGCTGACCAGACATCGTGACTGCTAGAGCAATACGCAAATCAAAGAAACGAAAGAATTCATTACCCATCGCACCATATGCAGAGTTCAAACAAACTTTTTTTGCTAGTTGAAGATTATTATATCGTGCAATACGTTTTTCTATCACAAATCTTTTTGCTGAATCGGTTTCTTTCTCTAAGTTTTGTTTAGCTTCCAGCGATTTCTTTTTATACACCTTACGATCTTCATACATTACTTTCATGAGTTTAGGAAGAAAACCTTGTTTATTTGTATAGAAGAATTGTCCGTTAGGGGTAACTGTAACATTAGTGAGTCTTGAAGTATCTACCTGCTGCATTAATAGAGAATCAACAGAAACTCTCTGTGAAAGAACTTCATGCATTTCATCTGTATAGTCATCTGAATTTACCAATGTTTCGGGAGAAAGATTGTATTGCATGATAAGGTGTGGGTATAGACTGTTCAAGTCAAATGATGCTACCCAATCATGTTTACCTACTTGCGGTTCTTTCACATAAGCACCTTCAAACGCTTGAGACTTATCTTTTCGTTCTGTAGGTGGAATAATTATATTGTCTTTGCGTAAGAAGTTGTATATGATGATATCCCACATACGAACTTGTGTAAACACATCATCATAATTGGTTTTACTATCATATGCTAGAGTCAGAGCCAATTCAATCAACTTCAGCTTATCTTCTAATTCTTCAATTAGTTGAACGTCAACAATATTATATTCAATAAATTTTTGAAAATTGAGTTTATATAATTGATGCAGAGAATTATATTCATCGTAAGATAGTTTTTGTTTGTCTAGTTCTACATTGGCAATACTATCTAACTTATATGATTCTTGTGATGCACCACCAGGAGCATACTTACGATACAGTTCAATATAATCAAGCATAGACACGCCAAATATTTCATAGACGGTATGATCTTTAGCCATCAATACTGCTCTGCGTTCGGCAATATAATTCCAAGGTGAAAGTGATTTTGCGTCATCCTCAGAAAGGATACGTTTAAAACGATTGATTAGATATGGGAAGTCAAAGAACTTGATATTCCAACCAGTAACGATATCTGGACAATTATCTTTCCAGTCTTTTAAAAATCGCTTACATAACGTCCATTCATCTTTGCATTTGATGTATGTTACAGAATTATCGGTGTTTTGAAAATCACCACAACCATATACTGTTGTTCCGCCATTTAATTGACGAACAGCGATTGCAGTAATTGGCTCACTAGCAATTGCTGGATCAGGAAAGCCATTCTCCGAACCAACTTCAATATCAATAATTACAATCGATAGCTGAGATTGATCCCATTCGACTTCGTTTGGATGTTGGTCTGCAATAAAATTGTATTCAAATCGAGTATTTCCGTAAATCTTTTTATTTGAAATGTCTTGATTTCGTTTTACATAGTCTTTTGCATCACGAATAGAATCAAATTTAAATTCATGAAGATTTTCTCCATTTAGTGTTTTAAATGGAGATTCTTTACGAACTATTTCATATAAAGTTGGTTGATACTCAAAACGATCTTTTATTCGTTTACCATTAACTACACCCCGATAGAGAATGTAGTTACCAAAACACTGGACGTTCGTATAGAAGTTCGTATAGAAGTTTGACATTAGCCTGTGATAAGTTGTTTAGCAGGAGGAAGTACAATACCAGAACCAAAAATCTGATTATAGTTGTTTAGATAATCTTGCATAGGTTCGTAAACATAAAGAACGTGCTTTTTAGCTATTGTAATCTCAGTATCGACTTTTTGCTCAGAGTGAGTTGGAAATGGAGCAAATCCTACATTTGGTTTACCGTCAGGTCCTGGCATAATAGCCAATCGGACAGGATTAGTAATAGTATAATGAGTCTCGGTTTCGCTAACTTCCGCCATAATTTCTTCATTGTTAATAAGCTTAATTATTTGAATATTTTCCATGATTTCTCCTAAAAGTGAGTTTTAATACTATAACATATTTTCTGATGTAAATCAACAATCTCTGTGGCATAAATACTCTAAATAGCATACTTCGCCAACCATTTTAAATTGACTCTGATATTAAAGTGATACATTAATTTCTTCGTTATGGTCACCTTACACGGAGAAAATGGATCCACTAACTCTATTTGCTATGGCAAATGGTGCCGTAAAGCTCGTAAAAGAAGGCTGTAAACTTTATAAAGATATCAAAGCTGCCTCTGGAGAGATTAAGGGTGTTCTCGAAGATTTAGAGGACCAGTTTCATAACGCCCATAAGAATAGACCTCCAACTGTAGCTGAACACAATCAATACATTCAAGAAAAGAATCGTATTATTGATCTAAACAAAAGAGACGGAGATACATCTAGTATCTATACAGAAATTGGACAACAATTAGGTGTATATTTTGATAATCTCCATAAATGTAATGCAATATTTAGAGAAGAAGAACGCCGCAGTCGTACCGAAGTATATACAGGTGAAGATAGTGTAGGTAAACGTGCTTTACAACGTGTTCTACTCAAGAAACAATTAGACACTATGGGTGCAGAATTACGTGAGATTATGGTCTATCAAAGTCCTCCAGAGTTAGGTGCATTATGGACTGAAGTAGAAGCAATGATGAAGGTAGTAGGTGAAGAACAGTCTGTGGTAATTGCTGAACAGATGCAGAAACAAAGAGAATCAGAAATTATTAGACACAGAAGAATTAATAAAATAAGATGTGAAGCATGGAAGTATGGTATAACTGTAACATTTGTAATTTATATCATCTGGTTAATCTGGGCGGTGGTTCAAATAAGAATAGAACATTCTCCAGAATTGGGAAGATGTTTACTCCCTAAAGGCGGTTGGTTGTATAATCATTATAATAATTTAAAATGGATAGATTGTGAAATACCATTAAAAAAGAGGGAAAAATGAAAAAATTAATTATTATTGCTATGTTATTTGCGAATAGTGCTTTTGCTCTAGAAGTAAGAAAAGAAAAACCAGTGACATGTTATGATTTTGAAGAAGTTACTCAAAAAATAAAAATCCAATACGGAGAAAGTTTACAGTTTTCCTATTCTAATGGATTATATGATCCTCCAACTCAACTCTCAATGTTTTCTAACAAAGAAACAGGATCGTGGACATTAATAGAACATAATGGAGAACTGGGATGTGTTTTAGCTGTAGGTATTAATTCAAATCTATAGTTGGTTGCGGGGGTGGGATTCGAACCGCACGGCCTTTGGATTATGAGTCCAACGCTCAACCTCTGAGCTACCCCGCAACTTATTTATATTACTATTTTGGAGCAACGAGTGCACCCGTTGAATATACTCACATTGTAGGTCCGTTACCGTTTTGAAAACCAATAGTACCACCTTCTGCTGTGATACGCTTGATAACGTCTTCAAACAGTATAGGACGAAAATCTGTTTGCTCTACGCACACACAATGATAACGAACATCGATTACATTATCTTTCATTACACGGTTACTATGCAAATGCCCATGTATATTAGTTCCAAAACGACCTAGGCTTGCTTCATGTATAGGTATATGACTTAGTATCATTCCGTTCATGACATGGTATGCACGTAGTTCACGAAAATAATTACGATACTCATCATCTCTAAAGATATCATGATTACCACGTATTAGCACCTTATCGCCATTAAGCAATGAAAGTATCTTTAATGCTTTACGGTTGATAACAACATCGCCTAGGTGATAAACCTTATCGTTTGGTCGAACTGTATCATTCCATCTTCTAACCATTTCTTCATCCATTTCTTCTGGATTATCCCATGGTCTAAGTTTAGTCACACCATCGTTGCGTAGGAATCTGCATACGCCAGCATGACCAAAATGTGTATCACTTACTAGAAAAACTGCTGGCATAATTACCTCCTTAATTCAATTATTATTTTCACATATATATTATATGGAATATAAAAACTACGACTACTACGAACGAGCAATGTATACTCATGCGGGCTGTACAAGCACCACTAAAGGTAAAGAATTTGTTCCTTCATATAATGAAGTACCGACAGAGAACCATGAATTTAAACTCATGGAATGGCCTACTTATGGCGAAACTTTTGGTAAGCTAAATGGTTATTGTTCAAAGTCTTCCAAAGTTACTTCTTCGTTTTCACCTTCTTTTACTGCAACAACATCTTCCAACTTAACATAATATACTAATTTTTTTAGATGTTTTGTTTTATTCCAATTGACCAATACAAAATCGCCAACATTAACGTCAGTAATATCAGAACCAATCGATAGGACTTTAGCAAACTCAGCTTCATCGCTAGACTTTAAAATAATACCGCTTGAGGTTGTTTTTGGATTTTCAATTCGCTTAATGAGTAAACTACCTCTCGTTGCACTATACATAATTTTCCTTTAATGATTAAGTGTTAGATTGTTATGCTATCAATCGTTTCTTTTCTGCTTCAGTTACTACTTCTTCAAATAGTGTTTGATTAGCTAAAACTTTTGCAGCATCTTCTGCTACATCAGGATTGTAATCTTTAAAGTTACCACCATGTCCAATTTTAATATGACATTCTTTATCCATACAAAGTGTAATCAGATTGTTTAGGTCTAATTCATGCTCAGGAAAAAGATGAAACGGCTTCTTGTGATGTACATTTAAATTTTTAACAGAACCACATGCAGCACAAGAAGGTTCCATTTTTAAATGTAGTTTTTGTACATGTGGCCATTTTGGACTTCTTTCCATTCCATGTCCAACATGAGCATCACGATTTTCTGTTTTTGCTAAATTTACTTTCTTAACCATAATACCTCCTCTAAAGAAAGTATATATGAGATATGGCGGTAAGAGTTGGATTCGAACCAACGGCACTATTTAATTAGTACGACGGTTTAGCAAACCGCTGCCTTAAACCACTCAGCCATCCTACCATTAATTGTGTTATCATGTTATACCTAGGATTCACCGCCTAGGGTTTGCATTTTGTAGGACTGCACTTATTATTCCTATCGTCATAGGTTTTTCGTCAGTCACACCTTATAGACTTGAAGTATCCGGACATCAAGTCATTTTGAGGAGCACTATCCAGCGAGAACTGGAATTTTCCATAATAACACAATTAATGGTACACCGTAGGAGAATCGAACTCCTCTTACCGCCGTGAAAGGGCAGTGTCCTAACCGATAGACGAACGGTGCTTAACTACTGAGAACATATTATATAACAACTAGGAAGATTTGTCAAGGGTGTTGTATATAAACAACATGTTGCTATTTTTGCACTTCAATATGGCCTCGGTGTACGGATTCGAACCGCAACTGACGGTTTTGGAGACCGCGGTGCTGCCAATTACACCACACCGAGATTGTTTTGCTTCTTTTTTTCACAAACACATGTTTTACATTTGCATTCAGAAGGTTTCTTCTTGAAAATATTATCCCAATTATTTTGATATGTCTTTTGATCGACACTAAAAGGTCTAGGATTACTTCCTTTGCCACCATCGCTCATATTACCATTTAACCTTCATAGAAATATATGTTCCAACAAATGCTCCTAGTAACGCAGGAATTAACATCATATGATCTTTTGTATAACTAATTATTGCAACACTTGATGCAAACGTAACAACAACTGCCCAAAGACTTGCTCTTATAGGATATTCTTTAGTAATTGATTGTAGGTAATATGTATTAACTACATCTAAAGCTAAAACTGCAAAAAAAGTACAAAGGTAATCGTACATAAGATCCTCTAATATAAACTGGAGCGGGATATCAGAATCGAACTGATGACTAGAGCTTGGAAGGCTTTCGTTTTACCATTAAACTAATCCCGCACAAACTTTCACTTCCATGCAATAGAAATATTCTTGATTGGAGAATGCGGATCTTTAAAATCGGAAAATATTTCCCACAAAGAATTATTTACTGCAAACTTATAAAGTAGACCAGTTTCTCTTCCAAATGCATCTATTTCCCATGGATGATTCCAATAATCTACTTTTTTAGAATTAATTTTTTTACCTCTCCAGATAGTCAAACTATCATTAGTTTCATTCATAATATATTGTTTGACATGCACCATTTCATGTGCCAAGGTTTCAAGAATATTACGAGCACCTATGCCGGAATGAATCTCTATTAAAAACTTTCTAGGTAAATTTTTAGAATTGAATCCTACAATACTCGCATAACCATAATCTTTTATTTCTGAAGTAAACTTTATAGTAATTTGGCAGTTATTTCTTACTCTAGTATTTGATATCAATTCCTGTGAAAAAAACTGGGCTGCCTCTAAGACAAAAGGTTTAAAGTCTTTATCTGGACAACCAAGTATTCTAAACTGCATGGGAATTCCCAGGAGTAGGTAGTTTCCATATTTATACTACGCCTTCTACAGCATCTCGATATAAAGTTCTTATGTCGATATTCTTTGGTGAAAAAAACCTCTCTATGACCTTTTTGACGGTCTTAGTATCATAATCTTTACATGAAAACACATCAAGATATAGATCACCATTGAGGTCTAAAAAGTGACCAACGATACTAGAAGTCTCAATTAGCTGAATAACAGTCCATCCTGCTTTTTCTGTATTATCTGCAAAATGTACGAGTTGTGGTGCACCATATGGTACCATTTTTATTTCTCTAACTAGTTCTTGTACGAAATCTGCAATAATAACAGGATCTTTTGCCTTTGCAAGATCACAACCAAGAACATCAATTACAGCATGTTTGCCCCAAAAATTCATACTTTCTCCATTATTATTCCACACTCGATTAAAAATGTAATTCCATCAGAACCTCGAGGATAATCATTTTCATAATATACTTTTGTAATTCCAGCAGTATATATCTGTTTAGCACAATCTATACAAGGAGCATGAGTGAGGAACATAACAGCATCTTTACCGGATTCTGTAGATTTTGCTAATTTGGCTATTGCATTAGCTTCCGCATGAATTACTTCTGGTTTTGTTTTTAATGATCCATCTTCGAGAACATCTTCACATATATTAGACCAACCTGATGGCATACCATTATATCCAATAGAAATAATTCTATCATCTTTAACTACAATAGCACCAACATGTAATCTTTTAGCGGAAGATAACTCAGCAAATCGCCTTGCAACATCCATGTATGCTCTAATGTATTTTTGTTTCATATTCATAGTATTTTATAGTTGGTCCGCCTGCCAGGACTCGAACCTGGAATGATAGCTTAGAAGGCTATGAGTATATCCCTTTACTTACAGGCAGTTATTCTTTATATTGTACTTTATTAATAAAATCAAATTTCTGTTCGTCTGTCCAACTCTTTAAATACTCATTATCAACATCAAATAATTCCAAATATTCGCTATCAGTATCTAATTGCCAAACACTCGTGATATTTTCAGCAATATGTTTCTGTGAAAACTCTTTAAAGGTTTCTTTATTTTTTTCTAACCACAAAAATTCATCGCAAGCATGTTCTTCAGTCTCTGCTTCAACAACATAACGTATACGAAACATACTTACGGTTTCAATTAAATATTTTTTCATACTAGTCTTTCATCTGTACCAAACATATCACGAACAATCTTATCTTTAATCATTGAGGGAACACTTTGATATGGCCATTCTAACCAAAAAGGACAACCATTTTTCCATTTACTATTACGAATGAAATAGCCATATGCTTCTAAATCTTTCTTATTTTTAGGATTAAAAATTCTTCGACTGTACATGGCTTGGGATAATCTATTTAAAATCATTTGATATACTCCAGGTTATCTTTACGCATATAAAAAACTTTTGGCGTATCTGTTATTTCTTTAATAATTGGAAGAAAAGCAACACCATCAATGTCCTTTGTAGGCCAATGAGAGTAGGTATAATAGGTCTCATCGATATGGAGTCGATTGCGAACCTTCTGTAAGATTTCTTTTGGTTTATGATAAGTTTTTTTCATGATGTACGTATTCTATCACAGGTAGCACTATATGTCAATAGGTGGGGCATTGCACCCCACCATTATTACCAGTTATTCGGATTTGGTATTTGTAGAATCTTTTATTGCGATCTTCTTAATAGATTCTTGAGCTTGGTACATATTTTCTAGCCAAACTTTTAGCATACCATTAACCATTTCAGCATCTTTAATTTCCACTTTATCCGCAAGGGTAAAAGTACGCTGAAATCCACGATTTGCAATTCCTTTAAATATGTAATCCTGTTCGTCATTATCTTGAGATGCTCCCTTGATAATTAGCTTATTACCTTCTACGGTAATCTCAATATCAGACTTAGTTAAGCCAGCAACTGCCATTTCAATGACATATCTATTGTCTTGTACTTTTTTGATATTGTATGGTGGCCAGTTTGAAGCATTTTTAGCCAAGTTGTTTGATGCATCTTGAAGCTGGTCAAATAGCTTGTCGAAACCAACAGTAAAGGGATCGTATGTGGAACGGGTAGGGAATATATTGGTAAGAGTCATAAAAGTCTCCTTAGTTAAGCGAGTTAATAAAAGTGTAGACCCCAAAGGCATCTACACTCATATTTATATCATACTAGAGAAACTTTGTCAATCTTTATATACTTTCTTGCCAATATTGTATTTAGGTACCAATTCCCACTCATCCTTCTCACGATATCCAATAATTTTGATTTGGGATAAACTCACTTGTAAATTTTCGATTTTCTCTGGATTTACTATAGTCAATAGTTCCCAATCTTCCAACAATAAAGCAATCGTATTCCTACGAGCTAAATCGTTTTCTGAGATATCTGTTGGTTTACCATCTAACGCAAACAATTCTTTAAAGTGTACAATATAGTACTTTCCTTGTTTGTGTAGAATATGGCAAGATTGATAGAGTAGTTTTTCTTTTTTAGATGCCACACCAATGCGAGTCAATGTTTCACGAACCTTGAGAAAATCATCTTTAGCATTCAGCGTCACTTCAATCATATCTTCTATATGAATCATTATTTTGTCACTCCGCCTTTATCTATTTTTGTTTTTATATAAGCGATTTGTTCTTCAGATAAGATTCGTAATGCTTCTTTAGCTTTGCTGTTGGAGTATCCAAAATACTCTTTGACACAATCTAAATTCTTATCTTGATCAAATTTTTGCCACGGTTGAAATTTCCGTTTCATTGATCTGATAGTATTTAGAAGATAATGGTATTGAAGCTTTGCATCAATGAGATGATTCTTATTCATCTCATTGGCATATAAAACACAGTCTAGGTGATATGACAATGCACGATTTACTACAAAAGGTTTATAGTCTTTCTGATCTAGTTCATCACGCAGAACGTCTTGTTTTGTCTGAAGAATGGATGGAACTATCTCTTTAAATAGATCAGGCATTATGCAAACTCACATTCTACCATTATTTCTGTCAAACAAGCAACAAGATTGATTTCTTGATCCGCACAAAATGCTGCCTGATATTGATACTTTGCCAGAATTAATACTGCTTGAGGAATAGAATTTGGTTTGATGAATTCGTATGTACTATCGTAGATTTTACGATATATTCGTACAGGATCATTATCTAGGTTATTTGTGACCCATTTACGAGCAGAAGTAAAGTCTTTACCTTTTAAAGCCTCAACTAGCTCTTGAATTTGTACATCGGAAACAGATGCAAGAATTCCGCTATCAATGTTACCAGAAACACCATAACGCTGAAGTTCATTAAGAATACGGCGATTATCTGGAAAATGTTTCATTATAACAGCAGCTACAACATCTTTAGAGTAAGTAATTTTCTCTTGATCGAGAATATACTCAACTCGTTTCATAAATTGAGCAGCGAGCTTTGCTTTACTTCCATTGACTTTAAAATCAATTACAGTACAGCGAGAATGAATAGGATCAATAATCCGATTTTTGAAATTACAAGTGAAGATGAAGGAACAATTTGAAGAAAACTCCTCGATTGCTCCACGAAGTGCGGGTTGAGTGGAATTTGGATTTAGATAATCTGCCTCATCAATGATAATGACTTTTCTACCACCAGTAAGACTTACGGATGATGCATAGTTTTTAATTTTGTTTCTAAGAACGTCAATACCTGATTCATCTGAACCATTTATAACAATAAAGTCACACCCAACCTCATTGCATAGTGCTTTTGCAATCGTTGTTTTTCCAACTCCTGCGCTACCAGACAATAGAAGGTTGGGTATTTCTTTTCGTTCGACATATTCTTTGAAAGTTTTCTTAATACTATCATGAAGAATACAGTCTTCAACTTTACGAGGACGATACTTCTCTACCCACAATAAATGGTCAATCATTCACATACTCCCATAATAAAAAAAAATAATTAGTCGTTGGTTTTTAGATTGAATGTCGTTTCAAACAAAGCTTCAAATTCTTTATTTTCAACAACTTCTTTACTAAAAGATTGTCTATACTGTGCTTTAGCCATTCGATTGACAATTTTTTTAGGAATCTTCAATTCATCATAAACGGCATTTACGATATCTTTAATTGCTTCTTTTTCAGAAGCAACTTTTTCCATACAGACATTAATTTCACTAATTGCATTACTAAGAACTTTAAGTTGGTCATCGTTAAACGTACCATATAACGTTTGTACTACTTTCATCGCAACTCACCATTAATTTTGCCTACAACGTCTAACATAGGATCGCTAACAATAATATTTCCGTTAACTAATACAATAGCTGTTTTGTTTTTATGTTCACCTTCTGGAACAGATAAAACAGAAACAACATGAGTCGGATTAACTGCAACCGAAGAATTACTTACTACATCCGTAACATAAATTAACATAATTATCCTTTAAAATTTGTTGCATCTTTTTCAGTAGTGATCCAATATTCAATGGAATCTTTAACATTTTTGAAGTGTGCTATACCTTTTGACGAAATACTAACTTGATATGCTCCAGGAATCATTTTTAGATTTTCGGTTTTAAATACGGCACAAAACTCTTTATCGGTATCTCCAAGATCAAGAGAGTTTGCATGAGCGGCATCACTGCTAGTATCAAATGATGTAATTTTCAGTTTATTTTCATTACCTATAATTGCAACATTTGGTGATTGTAATACGTTTGCAGTTCTCATAATCCAATCATAATCGTCAGATGAAAGTTCAAATGAAATTTCTACAGACGGAAGAACGATTGCCTTCTCAGGTGGAGTTACAATAAATTGTTTATCTGTCACTCGATATTTAATTTTACTACGACCACCTAGAGATTTAATATACACATGCTTATCATCAAAATCCAATTCTGACGCATCTTTACCTAAAGACAAGACAGAGAGAAAATTTGTCAAATCATAAATTGCAAATTCTTGAGGAAATTCATCTTTCAATACTGCTTGTGCAAGAACAGTTTTTGAAGATGAAACTGTTGAGATTGTACTGCCTTGCTTAAAAAGCAAGCCAGAATTAATTGTAGAAAAATTCTTTAATACTGATAGTGTTTCATTGGAAAGCTTCATTTTATTTCTCCATTATACATTGGTTCATCTTTTGAGTACAGTATATCATGTTCAAACAAAAACATCAAGCAACACATAGCATGTGCCAAGTGATGTATGCCTGATTCTGGATCAAGTTGTTCACCTTTTCGCCATGCCCAAATATGACGTTCCATGGCATCAAAATATCTGCGTTTTGATCCAGGTACTTTTTGCCAATTGTTTCTTGCATATTTTTGAGCACCAAAGGTAAGAACTTTAACCGTCTCCTCTAACGCAAGAGGAGGAAGCAAACCAAACTCCAATTTGCCTCCGTCAAATTTAGTACCTTTTTCCAATTACATCTCTCCAACATAATTTGCAATTGCTGGCATATCACCTTGGAAATGATATGTACCAATATGAGATGTTTTTACCCATGGACATAGATGAATCTTTCCACCAATATTTCTCCACCATTGACAGAACATATAATCTTCTGACAAGTATCTCTCGGAAGATTTATCAATTACTGTGTCAAAATATGCATGAATATAACGAGAACCATCGAAGTGTGCTTGCCCAACGTGATCTGGTTTATACTTTAGTTGTGGATAAGCTTCTGCAAACTTTGGGAAAACTTCACGATTGACCATCATGAATCCAGTACCAATTTCAAGAACTTCAAGAGGTTCTGTTACTGAGAATTGTGCAGTTCCATGTACAGGATTAAAAACAAAATCGCCTGCAAGTTTCTCAAGTTCACCTACATCAATGGCAGGGTTTCTTGTGACAGCAGACTTAATGTTTTTCCACTTAATTGCTTTCTTTGGATATGGTGCACCAATAACATCTTTATCTAGGGCAAGTAATGCAATAACATCTCTAGGATCAAAACTGATATCAGAATCTAAAAACAAAAGATGTGTACAGTCTGAACGATTCAAAAATTCATCTACCAAATAGTTTCTTGCTCTAGTAATCAGAGATTCATTAAACAAGAAAGAAAATTTAGTAGCAATACCATATTGCATACACAGACCTTGAAGGTCAAGGCAAGCTTTCATATACATCCCATGATTCATACCACCATACATTGGTGTTGCAATGAATAAGCTTTTTTTTCTTAATTCTTCTACTTTAATTGAAATTTCCATTTAATCCTCATGGGTGTAAAAAAAGGAGACCATATGGTCTCCTTTCGATTCAAAATTAACCGGCAAATGAGAAGCCGTTTTCGATTGCAGATTGAACTAACTTACGTGTAGGTGTACCCAAACGATAGAATTTAGCTTTGCTGCCATCTTGAAGCGTTTTGATATTTGTGTAGATGCAATGACCTTCTTTGCGAAGTTCTTCAATTCGGGCAGAAACATTTTGCACACCAAAACGGCGTTGTGCTTGTTTCACGGTAAAGGTGTTGTAGCCTTCAGTTTTTTTCAAAGCAGCCAACATACGGGCTTTTGCGGATAGTTTGGTCATAATAAAACTCCTAATAAAAAATAATAAAAATAAAATACCTTGCAATGAATAGCAAGTTTTCACATCATAACATTATATATTAATAATGTCAATGAATTTTTTGGTGAACTTACGGCTTATAGAATATAAACACCGGTTCATATTTTAACCACATACCATTTACCTTACAGAAGTTCTTGGCTTTTGGTAAACCAGTATCCGGATCAACTCGATTACCGCCAGGCATTTGAGCCAAAGACATTTTTAGTTTACCTTTATAAACCATACCAAGTTCTTCTAGAATCTTTCTACTATCTTCTTCAAGAGGCAACATATCACCTCCAAATACAACATCACTAATATTCCAAAGGAGATAACGGTCAGAGCGTAACCATTCCACAGCAGTTTCGAGCGTTGGTCGTAAGAAACCGTTTCTCCATTCTTCATATTGACCAAACTTCTTGTATGATTGTGTTGGATCTTCTGAGTACGCTTCTTTAGCAAAATAAGGTGGTGAAGTAAATACCAAATCAAGTTTGCCTTTATGCTTTTGAAATCTTGGGTCATCTCTTATTACTTCTGATCCAAGTTGGTAGATTTCTGTTTCTGTGTGGGAATGTTCGTCTGCCCATAAGCCGCCTTTATTGACATGATTACGGTAGAATTCAGCGATCTCAAGATATTTTGTGCGACCAGAAGTAGTGTTATGGTCAGTATTGGGATCAGTACCAATATAGAGAATGTTGCGGTCATCACAAATAGACATAGCACCCAAAAGGCGACCACCCCAACCGCTAGAAGGATCATAGATACGAATCTTATCTTGTCCCACAAGATGTTCAGTGAATTTTTCATATAAGTATTTTGCTGTTAGTGGAGGAAAATTGACAGCGTATTGGCAAAACGATACACGAAAAGCTTTAAGCCCGACAGGAAACAATTTTTGTTTATATTGATATGGTCTAATAGCATAATGTTCTGATTTAGAATAATCAACATTTGTTTTACACTTTTCTGGTATATTTAAAGTTTCGATGTCATCTTTGTGTAAAACAAGATACTTTTGATTTTTAAGTTCTTCATTATATCCAGTGTACTCTTTGTCAATATCTTTAGGTTGTAACCAATAATCCCACTTACCTTGTTTCCTGAATTCGTTTTCGAAAGAATTAATCCAGCTAGAAGCATCATTGGATACTGGAAGATATCCATAATGTTCACGTTCATCTGCCTTAGCAACAAAAGAATAATGATAAAAAGAGTCACGTTTAAAATGACGGGAAGCATATGTGACAAATGTATCAAGAAGTTCATCCTTCGCAAAATAATCATAAATTGATTTACCATCGTCTTTTTTCGTATAATTGATGCGAGTTTTCATCATGGTAGGAAACCATTGATTAACTGCATTGCCAATTACACTAGTATTTCTGATGACATCTTTTTCGCCTGTTAGTTCATCCACTACTTCAAACTTGTGAACAGGAAAACTGTGCATTTGATTGAATTGGTCGATGATTTCATTTTCATCGTAACCAACTCTAGGCGGGAGATTATGATTGTCCCATAAATCTACAACAGTTTTTCGAAGGTCTATGATCCACACACGAAATTCGTCTTTTGACATCCAAAGAACTTCTTCAAAATATTTATTAACTGGTGATTCTAGGAGTTCACGATTTTTTTCATAAAACCAGGTCATTGTAATATTATCTCTTTTAGGTTAGGGGTAACTTTAACATCGACAACCAAATGTATTCTATTTTGGTCGCCTTCATTAATTACTGTATGTGGTTTACGAGTGTCAAGTACCCAACACTCACCAACTTTCATATTCACTTCTTTTTTATTACCATTTGGTTCCCACACACCAAATCTTACTCTCTCGTTAGTTTGTATAGGAAAATGCAACCTACTAATATTCCCAATATTGCAACCAGAATCCGGATCAACTTGGTCTGTGTGTCGTGTAAGCTCTCCACCACCAGGCATAAGCTGCATAAACCTAATACGATGTAATTCTGCATCACCCAAGAATTGCAGTAACTCATTAACTTCTGGAAATTCATTACGAAGGTATGTATCTTGAAGATAAAATTCTTCATCTTTGTGTTCTTCTTTCCATTTTTTGCTCATTTCAATCGGTTTCTCAATACTCATAATATCTGGTGTATAACCACGTAGAGAAATTGCAGACCAAGATTTTTTCTTGTTATAGTTGCTGTAGTGATTTTGGAATTTGATATTGAGATTTTCTAATTTGACTTTGATTCTTGCAAGTATATCAGAGTCTACATCAATTGTCAATTGTTTAACGGAAATATTTTCTACCGGATCTAAATATGGATGAGTTCTTGGTACCAAAACATTTTCAGAATTTTTAAAGTATACAGCATAAATTTCTCCAAATGTGGTAATCTTGCTTCCTACATAATCAAAGTAATTTTGTGCAATCGATCTGGTAGTTTTATCTTCAGCCCAAACATATAGCCAAGTATTACCTTCTGCCTGTTCGCAAACATCTTCAATATAATCATCAGTACCACGAAGTTTAGTAATAACATAATCACCAGGCACCTTAGCACCAATAGTGATACCAGAATACATGGTAATTGGAGATGATTTACTTACCTTAGTTTTAACATATGAACCATCATTGTCAATAGTCAGATGACCGTTATGTAAATCTTCAGCTATGTTATTTTTCTTGTATTCTGCAAAAGGAGAGTCTGCAAACTTATTATAATCTGCGTAAATAGTCTCAAGACTTTTGAGGTAGTCCAGTTCGTACCCGTGTTGCCAATTTTTCATTTGCTTTTTTCATCCTCATAACAAGTTTGTCTCGTTTTTGTTTTCCAGTCTTTAACGCCAAAGGTTTAGCTTTACTTGTATAAACTATTCCGTTTAGATGATCGAGTTCATGTAGGAAACATCGAGCGGTAATACCAGAATATTTGGCTTGTTTTATTTCACCATGATAGTCTTGATATTCTACCTGAATAGTATCTGGTCTAGTTATATTTAGGAATAAAAATGGAAAAGATAAACAACCTTCTTGCATGTGTACCAAATTTTCTGACATAGAGATAATCTTTGGATTAAAGTGTGCGACATAATTACTGCCGGCTCCCATCACAAATACTCTATATCGAAATCCACATTGATTTGCAGATAATCCTAATCCATTATAATACTTGCAAGTTTCTACTAATTGAGAAGCGAATGTTATAGGATTAACTGGAGAATTTGCGAATTCAAATTCTGGTAATATTTCTTGAAGAATTGGATCTTTAGAGTCAACTAATGGAAATAACTTAATTTGTTGAAACTTAGAGGTGTCCTCTGCTTCAGTATCAAATTTAAAAATTTCACTCATTTTGCTATCCTTGAAAAGTTATTCTTTTTCTCAAATCGAATCACCGACCTAAATTTGTCAAATAATTGGTCACCTTTATGTGAAATGACAAATACATTCGTGTCTTGTCCAATATCATACATTAATTTTAAAAACTCATCAGTACCTACAGTATCTAGGCTGCTATCAAACACTTCATCTAAAATTAACAAGTTTGTATTGACGCTATTCTTTAGTTTTGCTATCTGTCGCCACGTAAACAGTATAGCTAAATCAATACGCATTTTCTCGCCTTCAGAGAAGTTATGATAACTAAAATCATCTCTATGACGAGACTTAATCGTTTCTTCAAAATTTTCATTTAAGTTAAAGTTAATAAACGAATCCATTGCAGTCAAATACTTGTTAATCAACTTATTCATGATTGGAAGATATTGTTTGATAATCTTCGTTTTGATACCAGTATCTTTCAATAATATTCCTGCAAACTCATAATATTGCTTTTCATCTGCTAGTTGTTTTTGTTTTTCAACAAGACCGGCAAGTTGCTCTCGTAACTCTTTAAGCTTTGTATTCTCTTCCTCAAGGTTATCTTTTCTGGTTGAGAGTTCTGTAATTTCTGCATTAAGTTTAGCCACGTATTTGTTGATTGCTGTAATCGATGCATTATGTTTTATTACCTCAGAGTTATGTTCAGATATGTGGTTAATTATTTTTTCGATATCTTTGAGTCTTTTAGTTGCAGCTTCGTATTGATTTTTGATTTCCTGGACTCCAGTGCTGACTTCTCCTTTTGCTTGATTGTTTCTATCAAGTTCTCCAGCTCTGAACGTGTCATCGATATGCTGCTTGCACGTTGGGCAGTTGTCGTTTTGCTCATAAAATAATAACTCCTTTTCTATCTTCTTCAATCTAGATTCCAGTTTAGATTCTAGTGTAACAAGTTTACCGCTTTTCTTTTTTACAGATTCATGATCTTGAATCTTACTACCAAGAACATCGATGTGTTTTTGAATCGATACGATATCTTTGTTTAGGTGAAACATTTGCGTCTCTGATTTTGTAATTTCTTCTTTCTTCTTTTCAATTTCAGTATCGTTGTGTTTCTTATGTTCCTCGATATTCATTTTCTGTAGATTGATTTTCTCCGCAGTCAAATCCATGTCATATTTCAACCGAGTATTGTTATCTTTTATCTCAGACATTTTTTGTTTTACCAAACCATTCATGCTAGAGAAGATTTGGATGTCAAGTAAATCTTCAATAATACCTCTACGATCAGTAGCAGATAATTGCATGAATGGAGTAAATGATGCAGAACCAAGAATAACAATCTGTGTAAAAGACTTGAAATTTAATTTAAGTATATTCTTTTCTAGAACTTCTTGATAATCTCTTGATGCAGCATCTTGATTCAGCAGCTTACCTTCTGCATAAATTTCAAAGATATTCGGTTTAATTCCACGAATAATTTTGTATTCTTTTTTACCGACTGTAAATTCAATCTCAACGATACAATCTTTTTCATTGATTGAATTTGGTAATTGTGGTTTGTTGATTTTTCGAAAAGGTTTACCAAATAAACCAAAGGTCAATGCATCAAGAATTGTTGATTTTCCTGATCCATTTGTACCAATAATAAGTGTATTTGGTGAACGTGTGAAATCAATTTCTGTAAACCAGTTACCGGTAGATAGAAAATTTTTCCATCTGACCTTAGAGAATATTATCATTGTTCTGTATTGATTGCTTCTACGTAAAGTTCTTTAAGAATGTTTTTTAGCTTGCTGGCATCTAAACTATCATCTTGGATTGCATCCACATAATTGTTTAAGATAGTGAGAGTGTCTTCAGCTTGATCAATTATATCATTATTAACACCTTCTGTCAAGTCTGTAAAGTCCTCAACAATGGTAATATCGGCTGGGTTTGTTTGGTAAAGATTGTTGATGAATACATCGAACAAGTATGGATTAGTTTTATTTAATACCACAACCTTAACAAATTTATTGGTATATGGCGTCATATCATGGTTAGATATTTCTTTAATCTCTGATTCTTTATCATTATAAATGACTTTATGAAACATTACATTAGGGTTCTCAACAAATACAAGGTGTCGAGTATCAAGATCAAAAATATGGAAACCACGAGGATCCTTATAGTCTTGCCATGTAAGTTCATATGGGTTACCCAAGTAGTAAATCCCATTAGCAGAAGATTTATGATGATAGTGCCCACTAAAAGTAAATTCAAACTTGCGGAAAATTTCACGATTTAATCCTTCTTCTGATGGCATTCCTTTATGCATTGCAAACCCTGCAATTTCAAAATGACCCATACAGATATCAGAAGTTGACTCTTTAATGAACTGCATAGCTTCATCATAATTATCTGAACATATCCATGGTATCATACAAATTTGATGTGAACCTACATGAATATGTTCTGGGCTATCAATCACATGAATGTTACCATATTCTTGTAGTAGCAAATCGACCGAATTAACATCATTGGTATTCTTGAAATATGTATCATGATTACCAGCTAACATGAATACTTCAATACCTTCTTCATTTAAAATATCGAAGAACATCTCTTTGGTTCTTTTTAATGTGTAGAAGTTTACGTACTTTCTTCTATCAAAAGTATCACCAAGTATTAATACTTGGCGTATACCTTCTTCTCTTAATTTTGGAAAAAAAGTTTCTTTGTAAAATTTTTCATAATAGTCCAAAAATACAAGAGCGTCATTCCTAGCTCCAAAATGCTGGTCCGTGATTATTGCTACTTTCGACATTCATTATATTCCTTATTCATTTTTCGCAGTTTCAATGCTTCTGCATCATATACACGTTTACGTAAGGACGAACTACTGTAAGGATGTTCTCTTTCATGGTAATGTAATTCCATGCCATGATCTAGGCACCATTGTTTACCAGTAAAATCTTTTGTTTTGTATTCGTCACCAAGAAAACGAATATCAATATGTTGAGTCTTTAGAATATTCAGTAAATCTTCTTCGGTATGGTATACAATAACTTCATCTACGTAACGACATGCGGAAACACACACATGTCTTTCATATACAGACATGATTGGTTTATTTTTTGTGTCAGGACGATCTACTGTTGGGTCAACTTGAATAGCCACGATCAAATAGTCACAATGTCTCTTTTCTTCTTTAAGCATAGTAACATGCCCAGCATGAAACAAGTCAAATGTGCTACAATTAAATCCAATTTTCATTATTCAACTCCTTAATGCATTCATCAAGAGATTCATCAGTTGATCTAATCTTATAAACAGATTCTAACTTATCAGTATTCAAAACACAGTTAGAACGAGGTGCAATTACTGAATTTTTAAATTGTTCTTCAGTAAACCACTCTTTGTTTAAACCCATCTTATCAGAAATTTTCTTTGTTGTTGTAGATCCTACATTACACAAATTGTAAATTCCATAGTCTGGTCTATTCTTATAGAAGAATACGGCAACTTTTGCAATATCATAAACACAACTCACGGAATTTTCTTTATCGATCAGTTTATTATATTTGCTTAATTTTGTCAATAGACTTTTTGGATTATTTGTGTCACAAAACGGCATTCTTACTCTCATTAGGTAAGATTTTTCCATATAATGACTAAGCAGTTCTTGTGCAAGAGTTTTGGATGCACTGTAGAATGATGCATTGTCAAAATTAAAGTTTGGTGTATCTGTCTCTAACCAACCACCATCTTTGTAACCAGTATAAACGCAACCGGATAAAATATGCATAATAGGAACAGATGTTGTTCTTTCCAGATTCAATGGAAACAAAACATTGCCTTCAATGGTTGTTTGTTTGTTATGTTCGCAGGCATCTACATTTGGAACACCAGTGTATCCTGCACAATTAATAATGTAACTTGTATCTGTAGGAACAGAGTCTTTGTGAGAAATCCAGTTATATTCTAAACCTTCTTGTTCCAATTCTTTTTGTATAAAACTTCCAATATAACCATGTCCAATCAATGTAATCATAAATCACCCTTCAATAAATTTTTCAAGTCCTTTTGGTTTTTTTGCTGCATCTTTTTCTGCTTTCTTTGCATTTTTGGCCTCTTCATAGCTTTCTATAAATTCAGAAATATTATCATATAATTCAAACTGTCTTGTAGTACCATCTTCAAATTCCATCATTTCATATTCATCTAAAATACCAACTTGTTCGGTAGTTTTATATTTGATATATAATTGCTTCTTTTCTTTTTGGATTCGGCGAAGAAACGCATAGTATATAATTTGAGTGAAATATGCGAATGGATTGGTTGACTTTTCTGGATTAAAATTTTCAAAGTACATCAAACAATTTTCAATGCCATCTGAAATCATCTCATCACGATAGGTATAATTGATGAAGTTTGGTTTGTGTGAGAGTCCTTCAGCGATTTTCATGAAACATTCACCAATATAGTTCGGTACAATTGGTTTTTCAGTTTCATCGATAAGTGCTTGTTTACAATCGGCTTTATACTTAACTAGTGCTTTGAGAAAATCTTCATTGTTTACATAGTGCTTTTGTTTCATAAGTTTACCATAAAAAAGTGTTGACAAAGACTTGACAAGGTTATATACTGAGTATGTCCAGAATGATGCTAATAAAAGGATTAATTAATGTAATGTGCTTTCACTTCTATCATCCATTGCTTCAATCATACTCGCAATCTCATCATCAGTTAGTTTAGCTACTTCTTCTCTCGCTTTATCTATATTGTGTACAGCTTTCAAAGTACCAAGATAGTGATCCACAAAAGTATCAGTAGGTTCAAATTTAGTTAAAATATCATTATCATAAATCTTACATTCATTTACTTTGATAATTGTTGATGGTGCCCAACTTGCAAGAGTTAGTATTTGTTTCTGGCTACGATGATCTTCTTCCATTATGATACAGAAAGCATCTTTAATGTAGCAAGTAGCATAATCATCTTCAACAACAAAACCAATAAGATCCTCACCAGTCTTTAATCGAACGATTTTAATTTGTTCCATCTTTGAGTCCTATCTTATAGAGTTTGTATTTGAAACCCTCATCAGTATATATCTTCACCCGTTCCACAAAGTGCCTTAACGTAAAATTCATATATTTGTTGATTCTGAGGTCGTCTGCGATGTCATATAGTGTTGCTCTTTCTTTTGTTTCTCCTTTGCGAAGTCCTCTGCCGATTGATTGTAGATTTCGGATTCTAGACTTACTTGGTGACGCAAAGATAATGTTATGTAAATTCCGTATATTAATACCGGTACTAAAAGTACCGAAAGAAGCAATAACAATAGCATCATTTTCTTTCTCCATAATTCTTCTAATGTTTTCTCTATCGTCTGTGTCTGTTCCACCATGAACAAAAAAGACTTTACGATTGCCTATATTTTTGGCACTGGTAATCTTATCATACAGGACTTGCCCATGTTTGTCAACAAATTGATACAAAATTAATGTATTTGTACCAAGAGAAAGTGCTAGATTTTTAATGAATCGGTTTCTTGGTTCTGATGATATTAGATACTCTATTTCATCTTTATATTCTTTGCCTTTTAGTTCTTTTGCTTTTTCATCTGGATGTTTAAGAACAAGACATTTAATTTCAAATTCTGCTAATTGTTTATTGTCAATAAGTTCTTTGGTTGAAGTTACTTTCTCTACTGGTCCAAAAAGACCTTCAAGTACAAGTTTGTGTGTTTTTGTTCCATCTAATGTACCAGTAAGACCTATACGATATTTTGTATTAATACAAGAAGTCATAATAGTAGTAAGAGATTGTGCCTTAAATAGGTGAGCTTCATCTCCAATGATATAATCAAACTGCTCAAAGTATTCAGAAGGCATCTTATATAAAGATTGCCAAGTAGATATGATAAGTTTTTTATCAGAAACTTTATCTTTACCTTGATATACTCGATGTATGTTCTTTTCTACATCAAATCCATTTTTTGATGAGTAGTCTGCAAAGTCAGTATATAACTGCTCCACTAGTGATGTAGTCGGGACTATAATTAACCCCTTGTAGCCCTTGTAGTCAAGGAATTGACGTATAAAAAGGTAGATGATAAGAGACTTACCCGAAGCAGTAGGAGACAGCAATAATGCTCTTTTATGTCGCATAGCATGAGTAAATGCTGCTAACTGATAATCTCTAGTTTCTATAGGTTTACCATGTGCATGTAGATCGAGTTCATCTACAAACTTTTTAGCTAAGTATAAAGAAAAGTCATCAGTCAAATCTGGTCTTGGATCACCATACTCGACGACATATTGTCTTTCTTCTGCAAAATTTTCAATGTATGGTAAAAGACCTAAGTATATGCTATTATTTCTTAGATCCATCAATCGAATCTTTCCGTCCCAGATTCGATTTCTAAATGCTGGAGTGAATTGATGTCCCGGAACGTAGAACGTAAAGTATTCTGATAGTTCTTTAGCTAAATGTCTTTCACACTCAATAATGGCGTAAACTTCATTAGCTTTTGCAATTGTTATTTTATCTTGCGCCTTGGATAAATCGCTCATGTGTCATGTGTTCACGAAGTTGCCATGTTCTGTTAGCCAATTCTTTAAGAATAGCTGTGCAAACATCAACGACTTCTTCATGATATACCTTTTTCTCTAGTAGTTTTATTAAATCGCCGTCCGATTCCAAATAGGTTGTCACGTCGGATTTGAGGGTAAAACGAAAAGGTTCCCACCCATATTCTTTAAGATCATCTTCATCCATTTTACCTGTATAGTATTCCCATTTGATTTTCTTCATTCTATGATAATCAAACGTAGCTTTCTTGACAGCAATTTTATGTTTAGTCATAATATTGAGATATTTGCTATGCAGATTTGGAATACGAATAATCTCACGAGAAGGTTCAGTCTCATCAACGACAGAATCTTTTTCCCATAACTTTAATACTTGCTCTAAGTTTTCCATAATTAAATTTAAAAATAATATTAGACTCACATTATAACACAATAATTATAACTATGCAAGCTTTTTGTTAATATCTGGTAACGTTGAAGTATGAGAATCTGAAAGAACAGTCGGCAGTAATGGTTGTAGTATTTTCATCCGTGGTACTAAAAATAATAGATGATAGTGTGGTTGGAAACATATCCACAAATTGTAGACTTATTTTTGGATTGTTTAATGAAGAAAGAATGGTTAAGGTACCATCTGCATACTGTGGAGATGGACCGGTTGCAACTGGACTTAAATTTCTAAGATTTTTGTATTGATCAAAGTTGTTGGGAAAAGTCAAACCTTTAATCCAATCATGCAACTGCATCCATGCTCTGAGTTCTTCATCGACAATAAATGTTATATTGAAAAGCTCATATTGAATCTTGTTTCCTGGTTTATATAGTTCCACAAAAGGAGTGTTTTGAGCTAATTCCGATAGAGAAACTCCTGGCATATTAACTTGTTGACAGAAGTATTGTGTATTATTAATTCTAGGAAAACTCAATACAAACTTTGTAGTTTGTAAAAAATTTGTATTATCTGGTTGCGGAATTAGTTGTGCCATTATATCTCCTTGTATTGACTATTTATGAAGATAAAAAAAGAGAGTCCCGAAGGACTCTCTTGAAATACCACTCTTACTGGTGGTTTTATTACATTAAATTTTTCACGCCGAATATTCTATAGTACACGTTAGTTCTGGCATTAAGTGCACCATTACCAACAGTTGCACCTTGAGCAAATGGATTTGCAACCATGCCGTAACGGGTTTTGAAACCAATCTTTGGCTGGAAGGTGTACTGATCAACAGCACGAACCATTTGCAGTGGAACGTATGGGCAATAGAACAGACCAGCGTCATAAGGCGAAGAACCTTTATAACCGACTGTGACTAGTTCTTGATTGCTTGTGTAACCACCAAAGTATGGATCGATGTATACTTTGATACGACCATGCAACAGACCAGCAAAAGTATTGCCTGTATCGTCAACTTGCAGATCAGCTTGTAGAGCAGGTGTATACTGTAGTACACCAGCCATAGCCATAGCAGAAGCAACGTCAGAAGAAACGATCAGAACGTTACCTTTACCTCTACGAGTTTGCTTTGCGATAGTGTTAGCATCACGTTCGATTTGGAAAATTAGACCTTTGAAACGCTCAACAGACCAACGACCATTTGAGTCTGTATCTAAGTCAAAGTAACCAGCAGTAGTTGTTCCGTACTGAGCACCCGATACAGCAGTTGCATAAATTGTACGAATAACTTCACGGTTAATTTCAGCTAAGATTTCTGTCGAAAGAATGTTCGACAATTCTGTTTCAGCATCCAAACCATGAATTGCTTTCAAGTCTTGTGCTAATTCTAGCGAGTATTCTGCTTTCAAAGCACGGGATTGAGCAGTTACGGAAACTTTCTCAATGCTGAATGCCATCTGTTGAAATACAGAACCAGTATCAGTACCTAACAATTCAGCAGTGGCAGTTGGAATACCAATACCAGTAGTGAATGCATTAGCAGTCAAGTTTGCAACTGGATTTGTACCTGTATCACTAGTTGTTTGAGTGCCTCTGAAACCGTATGGGTTAGCAGAAGAATCTGTACCAGAAAATCGAGTGTTTGCTTCGTTATAGAAAGCTTCAGAACCAGTCGATTGATTGTCGTACTTTGCTCTCATAGCAAAGATCAAACCAGTTGGACCTGTCATTGGTTGAACGCCAGCAACATCATAAGCGATCAAGTTAGGCAATGCACGACGAACTAACGAAATCAAGATTGGGTCAAAGTTCTGAACACCACCTGCAACGTTAGTAGGACCAGCAGAGTTAACTTCGCTCAAGAGTTGACCATCTTGCATCATTGCCTGCTGTTGGTTCTCTAGAACCATTGCAGTAACGGCTTTCTTATATGGATCTGTAATGGATGCTAATTCTGGATGATCCAGAACTGGCTCCCATTTTGCTTTAAGTTGTTCGGATAAGTACATCTGTATCTCCTTTTGTTGTTTTTATTTGAATTTTTTGTTATTATTTTGCCACGGATTTCGTAATGGCTTGTGCATAATAGTTCATCATAGGATCAGAAGACTTAACTGCGGGTTTGTCTTCATCGTCATATTGAACTTCTTCATTCAGACCTGAAGTTTCAGAGTATCTAACTTGACTTGGAAAATAAGATTCTTTAATAGTCTCTAGTTTCTCTGCAAAATCTTCTTCAGTAGTAAAATCAACATTCTCTGCGAGTGCTTTTATTTTTTCTACTTGCGTCTGAGTCAGGCCTTCACATGCTGCGTGGATAGCCTCTAATTTTAAGTGTTCATTGATTTGTGTTGCGTATTCGACATTCTTTTGAATTTCTTCATTTAAAGCGTCTTCTAATTCTTCAACACGTCCAACCAATTCTTCAACTGCATCAACTTTTTCTTCAGGAATGTCAATATACGATTCTTCGAATAGTGATTTTAGTTTGCCAATAAATTCTTCGGTAATCTCAGAACGCAAACCTTTTTCAATAGCTAATTCATTTTGTTCCATCCATTCTAGAACCATATAATTTAGGTACCCATCTAGCTTCTCAGTTAGTTCTTCTTTAACTAGATCAACTGCTACCTCAAATTCCTCAGTCAGTTTAGTCTCAATCTGTTCAGCAATTGCTTCTACACGAGACATAACAGCAGCTTCAAAAATTGTTGTTGCTTTATTTTTGAATTCTTCAGATAGATTTTCGCCTTCTAACAACGCATCAACATCGTCACCCATATTAAGGTCTTCATAGAAATTTGCATTTGCATTTTTCATGAATGTTTGAGTGTGTGGATTAATTTTTTTACCGTCACGGTGTTCGTCATCGTAAGAAATAACGTCAGCTTTTTTGATGTCCAAAAGATCAGTACGACCATCTGATTGTTGTGGCTGACCAGATAATTTCTTCATTGGCTCTGATCCAACAGGTGGAGTTGCTCCTGGTGGTGTAGCGGTTGGAACACCTTTAGTTGGATTTGGTGCAGGATCTTTAGATGCCATAGTAACAGCAAGACCGATGCTGTCTACTTCTCCTACGGGACCTGCTGGTAATTTTGCGGGTTTATCTTGACCACCTCTTTTAGACGATACAGATGCATCTAAAATTTCTTTAGCGGCTTCAGAAAGATTGAATTTAGACATTTTAAAACTCTCCTTGTTTTTCTATATTGGATATTTATAATTAAAGTTTTTTGATGAAGTTTTCAAATATGCGAAGACTTACTTGTTCGATCTCTTTTTTGCTTGCGCTACGAATTTGCTGTATTGCTTGAGATTGATCCATTTCAGTCCATATGCCGTTTACTAACATCCATTCTTTTCCTTCCATGATACCTTCAACAAATGCTCCTGGTGCAGAAGGATCTGCTACGATATCAGCCGCTGTGGCGAGAAGAAAGTCTGATTGTACAACATTAACTCCGTTGACAAATTTAAGAGAACCCATGCCTCTTGATGAAACACCTAAACAGGCTCCACCATCAATAAGGTTCTTTGCAATATTTCCCATAGGAGTATCTAGCACCTTTGCTTTACCAATCCATTGATTACCATCTTCATGCAATCCAGTAATTAAAATTGCAACACGGTCCAAATTGATTGTAGGAGAGTCAGGATGACCTAATTCTCCAAAAGCACGATTTTTATTAACATATTCTTCAGTATATCTACTAACTTCTTTTTTCATTGTATTGAATTCATAAAGACGGCCGTTCTTGTTTTTTCTTTCTGCTACAAGAAATGGTCCTTGAATAAACAACTGTTTATTGCCATCTTTTTCTTCGGTAAGATATTCTACCGCATCGTGAACTTCTTTAATTAGCTTCATGGCGTTAATCCATATGGTGGGTAGTTAAACGCTGCTGGATCATTAAACTGACCAGCTTGGAAGTATCTATTGTCTTTATGTAATTCGATAATTAGAGTATATGCTGCGTTTGCTGTTGTACCAACTGTTTGAATAGTAATATTTCCTGTTGGGGCAGTCGCATTGTTCCAAATAGCAGGTAAGTTGTCGTTAGGATTGGTATCACCAGCACCTACTCCAAGAGCAAGAATTGTTTTATCGTTACCTGTACCTGTTCCTTGCCATTTTAATTGAAGGTGACCAACCTCAGCATCCACGTTATATACTACTCGTTTAATGGTTACACAGTTAGCACCAAAACCAGATGGTAGAGTATTTGCTATTGTCCATTGACGTCCATTGGCATCTAATGTACCGCTCAGATATCTCGGATCAATAATAACTGTCTGAGTTTCGTCTCCTCCAGTAGCATCAAAAATACCAACACGTTTAATAATGGTTCTTTTTGTGGTATCAATTATAGTTTGTTGCGAATTAGATGTTGCCATTTTTAATCCTTAGCTTTATAAGTTGTATGTTTCCAGGCAAAATCAGCAACTTTCTTAAAGTGCGATTTGCTCTTATGAGCCATATCTGAAACTTTTTTCTTGTTTTCATTATTTAATGCGCCATGAACTTTCATAATTGCATTCGCTGTTTGTACATCGACTTTCATAGAAGAACCATCTTTAAACTTCAAAGACTTTGCAGAATGATTATCAACAATAGACTTTAAATGATGCATTACATTTTCTTCGATTACACCATCAGTTATTTCTAGTTCTTCTGCTGCCCATGCCATTTCACCATATGGAATAGTAACATATTTATTGAGTTTATCAACATAATACATTGCCACTCGTTGACCGTTTCCAAATTGGCGAATAGATTTTCTACGCATAATCAAAATAGGAGGAGGATCCATTGGTTTTGCCAATAGAGCCTGTTCGTCTTCCTGTAAAGAATCTTCTTCAGATTCATCAATAAAATCTTTTAGCGATTTCATTCTTCTTCGTAATCTTCTTGGTCTTCGTTAGAAATAAAATTTCTTGCGATTTCTTGTTTTTTTGCTTCAATGTGTGAATTAACTCTATCCATAATTTCGGAGTATAGAGCATCACGCATTGCAACAGCGTTGTCATCATCCGCATAATCAATAATTGCTCTTGTAGTCATTTTAATTCCTTTCAATACTGGTCATTTTATATTTATAATATTCTAGAAAGTCTCTTTATTGTAGATTCTTCATTAGAACTTTGTTGCGATTTTTCTTGATCTTGTTGTTCCGGATCTTGTTGAGCATCCATTTGAGTCTGCATTATCATTTGTTGCTGAGTCACAGCATTTTTAATATCAGTTGGAACTTCAAATCCGTTTTTCTTTTCTTTTTCGATTTCAATATCAATACTTCTAATTTCTTCATCATCCATTCTAAGAACATTTCTACGAATCCATCCCATAGAATAATATGTACCAGTATACGGATCAACTTGTTGCAGTAACGAAAGTCTTTCTTTCATTAACTCTGCGTCTTTTAACTCAGTAAAGTTGTTATCTTTAATGAAGTCATAGAAAATATGTTCTTTAAATTCATTGTATTCTGCATCAGTACAGATACCTTTTAGTACACATTGAACTCTTAATGCTTGGTCAAATAATTCAGCAAATTTATTACGAAGTCTACCAATAAATTTTGAAAATTTTAATTCGTCTCTGGTAATCTCAGATGAACGACCAATACTAAAACCTGATGCTGACTCTAAACGAGAAGTCGGTACGTTTAAACACTTGTATAGCTTCTTTTCGAAATACTTAACATCTTCTAATTCACCAAGATTTTGACCTCCTGGCAATGTAGTGATCTCTGTTCCTTTGCCGCCTTCTCTACGAGGTAACCAAAAATCTTCCATCATAGATAAGAACTTGCGGTCATCACGAACTTCACCAGTATTGGCATCGTAAACTAATTTATTCTTGTATTTAACCATAATATCACGCAGGTATTGTTCAGCTTTAAGCTTAGGTAAATTACCTACATCAATGTAAAAAATTCTTCTTTCTGGTGCTCTAGAAATACGATAGATAACCGTAGCATCTTCAATCATACGCAATTGATTTAATGGCTTAATTGCTTTATGTAGATACGACAAAACCACTGCTCTGCGAGAATCCATTAGTCCAGAATTAATATTAATGATGGAATCTTTGGTAATTCTAGTACCTACTGGACCATAATTAGACTGTGATCCAGAAATAGCCTTGTCATTATAGATGTAATACTCATTGATTACATTCATAATATCTACACCAGATCGATCATCTTTCTTCTTTTTAATTTCACGAACTTTACGAATTTTGCGAGGATCAACATAGCGAAGTTCTTTAATACCTAAAGTTGGATTATCTCTATCAATAATAATATGATAAAATAATCTTCCATCAATATAGTATCTTCTGAAAATATCTTGTGCCATGTTGTTATAGTTCAACAGACGAAGAATAGTGTTAAATTCTTCAGTTATGGCTTTTTTAATTTTGTCAGGTTGTTTTAACGAGTCCATAACAATCTTAATGTTTTTGCCGTCATCGTCTTGTACTATAGCTTCATTCATTATGTCATCAATAGCGGACTCTATTTCTGGCTGCATAGCCATCTCACGATAGCGAGAGATTAATTCTACTTCATTCTTTGCAGTACCGTCTAAGTCAACATATGTACCATAATAAGCAGCAGATGTAATGGTGAGCGCACCGTCATCATTATTAGGGACGGCAAACGACTGCTGAACTTTTGCATCATCTTCAGCAGTTTGTCTTGATATCGTAAAACCAAATAAACTTAGAGCCAAAATATTTCTCCTACATTATAAAATCAAAAAAAAAACATAGAGAGAGAACCAAAGTTCTCTCTCAAATAAATCAAATTATGTTGTTGTGTTAGTTTCCCACCATTGATATGCAAAGGTGGCTTGATATTCTTCGATAGAATCATTATTACCCCAATCTAGATCAATTGGAGAAATATCTACTGGAAACATACCTACGAAGTTATAAGTTTTTAACACATTACCTGCTTTGCCATATTGAGTAACTAAGGCATCTACAGTATATCCTGCAGGATTTGATGCAGCACCATTTCTAATGTTTCCTGCATTACTGTTGATTGCATTCATCCACGACTCTAGAGAATTTCTAATAGTAAAATCTTCATCATTGATGATTGTTAGTGACCAGTCTGCAAAATTTCTATTTCCCGCAAACTTTAGTTCACGACCAAAATAAAATAATGGAGCAATACCAATTGATGATCCTGGTAATTGTGCTGATTTTGCCATAAATGTAGCTTTGGATCCAGCAACGGATCCATTAGCCGCAATAGTTGGGAATGTTAATGTCACGGCAAATAGATTAGGACGGGCACCATCTCCCGTCATATTTGCTCTAAATTCTGATACGTTAAAAGCCATTATTGTCTCCTATTGTTCTTTTATTTATTAGATAGCGCCAGTGACTTCAGTAAACTGAACTCCAGTACCAACTGCAATAAAGTTTAGTCTGATAAAGTTAATAGAACGAGCAGGCTTAATATAAATGTCTCCAATGAATTGGTTGCTATCGATAACTTGTGGTGTGTTGTTTGTCGTGTCGCAAACTACTCGGAAATCATAGATACCGCGGCGACCTTGAACATCACGCAAGAATGGAGCTACCAGAGCAACAAACTGCGCTCTAGTAAAGTCATCGTAAATTCAAATAGTGAATATTTTGCTGCTCTAGCGATTGCTTTCTCTAAAACAATAAACAGTCTACGAACATTGATTCTATCAAAAGCTGAAGGTTTAGCTTGTAGAGTTTTGTCACCATACAGAACTGTACCATTTCCTGGGAATGAAACAATAGGATTAATACCTACTGGATATAAAATATCTCTTTGAGTTTGATTTGGATTCCAAGCAAGTTTAACTGCATTCTTTACTGCACCGCGGTTAAAACCAGCTGGTGAGTACCAAGGATCACGAACAGAATCCGTGTATACGCATAGTCCAGCAACATCACCATTCAAAGGAATATAACGATATACACCATTATATTTGTCGTACATATACTTCCATCCGCTATCTGCAACAACGTATGAACTTGAACGAGACAGAGTATTTAACCAAGTTTGAATATTTGTAGTCTCATTACCGGTCTGGTTAACAACACTAGAATATGGTGGAGAAATAAATGCGATAGCATCTCCAGATCGACCAGTGACACTACCAGCACTTGTTACAATGTTATCTATAACGTACTGTTGAACTGTAGTACTAGCATCTCCTGTTAGTACCAAAGAAACATCTACAGCGTCTTTATTTGCAAATAAAGAAAAAGCAGATTGTAAATTGGCGTCAGAAATTGCTACATCAGTTCCTCCGGATAATGCTATAGTCGCATTTCCATTTGGATATGTATCTGTAGAGATTCTAGCAAAAGTCTTTCCTGCTGCTGTAGTGCCCCATGTTGCAACTGTATTCGAATAGTCAGCAGGATCCATAGCATGAACATACTTAGATTGTGCAGCTACTACATTTTTCCAGTAGGTAGTTTGATTGTTTCCGTCTGTTGCATCAAATGCTTTAGATACATACGAAAACACTTCTAAAACAGTACCTTTTGTTCCCGTAAACAGTCCACCTGCATCTGTGACTGCAATGTGAAATTCATCGTTAGCTCCACCCGCATTACTTACATATGTTGATGTTCCTGGTGCACCATTTACCAAACCAGACCACGACTTTGATACGCTTCCAGTAGTAATAGTTGCGTTAGAAAACAGAGTTGTGTTACTAGAATCAAAAATGTCAACTTGAATTGAGTTTCCTAATGCACCAGGATATCTTGCTGCAAAAGGACCATAGGTGTTTGCATTATTATTAAAATGGTAGTTTGCTTCATAAACGTCATCATTAGCAATTTGTATTTGGTTTGATGTATTAGCGTCAGCATTATACGTAACATTTGTGACTGCACGAACTACACGCAAATCGTTTCCGTATGCTAAAAAGCTTGCTGCTGTGTAGTATCCAATGTATGTGTTAGAGTTTGGTTGACCAAAAACACTAGCCAAAGTAGTTTCACTATCGATAGGCTTTATAACGTTCGCTGGACCCCAGGCAAACCTGCCAGCAAAGGCACCGGTTGACGATGAGACCGAAGGAACAACGGTTGTTAAGTCGACTTCATTTACGACTACTCCCGGAGATAACTGAATTGCCATTTTTTTCTCCCTATTCTATTATAAGTTTGGCAGGTATTAAAACTATATTGTATATTTAGAAAATATCAATTTCTCATAATTTCTTTAAAATATTCTCCATAAACGTCATCTTTTCCTCCAGCAACCCAAACATCTCCATCTTCAACTAAAAAAGGAACATCTAGTCCATTATCCATAATGAGTGAAGGAACATATTCATCTTCTATTTGTGACAGCTTTTCTAATTGAAGTTGTTTTCTCAGGTCATGGTTAACCACATCTTTAAAATATTTCTGTGTGGTCATCCATGCAAACATTACGTTAGTCATCACCATATCATCAGTCTTACCTTCTTCTGCTTTCCATGTTACTCCGTCGGAAACAAAAGATGTTAATTCTGAGATTGTATCAAAATCTTTAATTATAAGCTTATTATTTTCAATAAGCATTTTTAAATTTGTGCAACCAATTCGTTTAACTTGGGTGCTCATTTTTAACCCAAGTTGAACACCTCTACCAAATCCTGCTGAGATTTGCTGTGCTTTTTTATTTCCGGTTTGAACTTTTATGAGGTTTTCATATTCAAGTTCACTGTGCAAAATTTCAGCAATTTGCGGAGTATTATTAATTTCCACTAATACATGTGCATTATTATACAGTTTTGCAGCATTGTATATGATGGTAGGAAATAAAACCGGAGAGATGAATGAACTAGCATATTTAGCTACTTGCCTATATGGGGTTTCAGATATGTCAAATATTGAAAATGCCGACAAGTCCATGCTCTTGCCTTCTGCCACGTCCACGCACATTGCATAAGTATGATCTTTTGTTATTTCTCCATCGCCAATAACTGGAGCCTCATAGACATCTAGTATTTCTTCTTTGGCAATTTTCTTTTTTTCGATAGGATCAGTATACGCTAGTTCTTGTAATTTAGATCCTGCAATTAAAGTATTTGTTGAACCCAAGAATTCTGTACAGAATTCTTGTTGGAATTGTCGTTCTGAAGTGTTTCGAATGGTTTCTTCACGCCACTCTGATGTTCTTCCTGGTACCATTGACCAGTGAATTTCAAATGTTTTATAGTTATTCTTCTTATTAATTGCATCCATCCACAACTTATAAAACAAATTCATTCCATTTGGAGTAGAAACAATAATAATCTTTGTTGTTTTACCAGAAGAAATGACGGGATAGACGGAGTTGAAGAATTCATGAGCAATACTAGATGGAACAAAAGCAAATTCATCAAGAAAAACAATATTAAATGATCCACCACGTACTGCTGAAGATGATGTTGCAGCAGCAATTACTTTTGAGCCATTTTCGAGTTCAATATTTCTTTTGTTCCATGTGATCACACCTTGCTGCAACCACATAGGAAGATTTTCGTATGCTAACTGATATTTTCCAAGGATATCTTGAGCTAATTGTCCTTTGTTGGCTAGAACAGCAATACTCTGTGAGTCTTGAAATATTGATGCCCAGAGAAGATAAGCAACTGTAGTAGTAGTTTTACCAACTTGACGAGGACACTTGGTAATAGAAAAACGATTCTCGTGATATGTTTTAATCATATCTCGTTGAAAATTCCACATCTTAAAATCCATCAACCCTTCATCAACGTTGACAATTTTAATATATTTTTCTGAAAAGTATATAGGATCCTTAGAGCATTTGATGTATTCTTCGATCTGCTCTTTCGTATATTCTAGTTTTACTCCTGCTCGTTTAAGCAGAGGATTGTCTCTGTAAGCTGTTTTATCCATTATTATCTTTGCGTTGTTCTCTCAACTTGATCGTCTTTCATATGCCAAGGAACAGTAACTTTTCTTTGGTAATGAGTCTTTACATGCTCATATGGACTTGCACTTCTTGATCCTAAATGATATGATGCATGATGAGTGTATCCATCTTCATCTTTTTTAGATGAAGCAACTTGAACTTTTCTTACCTTAAAGTTGTCATATGATTTGGTTTTAATTCTATAATGCAGATGTCCAGAACCACCATGTGCAAGATCATGATTTGCTAATATTCTGTGTTCTTTGCTGGCATGAATTTGTTTAAGTGCAGTTTTAGGTATGTGTTTGGCTAAATCAGAACTTGACATCCATTCGGAGGTATGTTCATCTTCAGACTCTTTAACATACTCTATAAAATTTCTCATTTGAGTGATCTAGTCGTTAAGACAACGTTACCTGTTTTTGGATCATGATCCACATGATGAGCATGAAGTTCTACATCAGGATGATCTTGTTTGAGACTCAAAAAATGATTTAAGTTTTGATGTGAATCATCATATAGATGAACTTTTTTATATCCGTGTTTTTTGATGAGATTACTAATAACTTTTCTTTTGTTGTCACCAGGAGAATCACCAGATAAATTTCCTGCTCTACGAACATGAATCTCGTTTGGATCAATGCCATGCTTTTGCAAAGCACTCATAAAACCTTTTTTATCATCCATGTCAGACCGTGCAGTAACAATCTCTACATTCTTATTTTTTTTATGAATAGCTTTTAGTTTAGAAATCATCTTATGAATAGGATGAGCAGACTGATTAAATACATGAGTTGATCTAAAATCTCCAAAATCATATGAGTGACCATGCTGTAATTTATGGTCATTAAATTCTTGATTGGTTAATGAATGTACTCGTTTACCTTTCTCATCATTTACATGAACTTTTACTTTAGTGTGATCGTGATGAAATAATGTTTCATCCATATCAAAGGCATGGAGAGTTTTTGATTTTGGATCTTTTGTTTCTGAAATTTCTTCTCTTAAATACCTAAAGTATTTCATTCTTTACCTTTCAACATTTTGTTTAGGTCTGCTGTGCTGCCAACAAAAATAGCTTTATCTATTTTAGTCGTACCTGTTTCTTTTCCTGCTGCTTTATTCATCTCTCGCATTTGTTTTTGCAGAATAATTAGTTTTTCGTTAGCATCAGCAACATTTTTAATCATAGTAGCTGCAACTTCAAATGCTCTTGGATGTTGAGAATCTCTTGCTATATCTAAGATAGTATCAATAGCGTCAACACCTTTCTCAATAATTTCTTCATAATTTTGGCGAACTTTGTTGTAATCTTTCTGCAAATCGCTATCTAATCTTTCATTATCATTTGCAATAGGTTCTTTGACAACAATAGGATTTTCTTTTACAACTGTTGGTGATACATCAAAAATATCACTCATATTTTTTTCAAACTTAGACATTATTTTGTTCCATAATTAAAATGTTGCATTACTTGGGAATCTCAATGTAGGAGATGAATTATATAATATTCGAACTGCACCACTAGATCCTGCAAGAGCAACATATGGTATATCTGGAGTTAAATTATATAAGCTGGTGCTTGTGCTATACTCAACATTAGCAGCATATCTATTTCCTGCACCATAGCCTGTTTGACCCGCACCAACATATGCATCTCTCAAACTACCATTTGGTGCGCTACCTACTGTAGTACCATATAGACCTATTCCTCCAGGAGAAATCAATTGACCTATTGTTCCACCGCCACCTCCTCCAGAACCTAATGTAGCATTACCAAAACCAACACTATTAGATCCATCTCCTCCATTTCCTAAATATCCTGCTGCTCCACCGCCACCATAAGTTCTTCCTGTTCCTCCTACTGCTCCAACTACTCCAGAAATTCCGTCATATGATCCTCCTGGCTGATCTGCGGTATTTGCAACATCTCCAACAGAAGATGAACTATAGTTAACTGTTCCTTGTGGAGCAGAAGAACCTCGATACGCTCTTACTATAACAGTACCATTTGGAGACACAAATCTAGTATTTGCGAGACTGCTAGAAGCATCACCTCTTCCGCTTCCGACTACAACTGTATAAATGTCTCCTTGATTTACTGATATATCATTAATATAAGCTAATCCACCTCCACCACCAGCAGAATTTAATCTATAATTATTCGTATAATCAGGATCGGAACCTGTTTGATATGCTCCGCGAACTGAAGTATACCCTCCAGGTCCAACAGCAACAATACTAACATTACTTGCACCAGTAGGAACAGTCCAAGAATATGTTCCTGGTGAATTAAATATTACTTCTCTTAAAAGAGTAGAAGTAGTAGTATATTGAAAAGTATTTGCAGCCGAGAAATTATTATAGAAATCATTCGCAGTATTTGCTGATACTGTTACTGTAATTGCAGTATTTAATGGTAAATCTACTCCTAATGTCAAAGCATTAGAAGAAACAGAATTGCTAAGTATTGGATATATAGTTGCGCCGCTTGACACTACAATATTTTGTACATTTTTAGTGTTTATATTTCTATTAAATTGAATAATGATGTTATTGTCGGGTGCTGCCGATAAAGATTTTCCAGGGTTAATGGCATTAGGAGTAAACGGACTGGTTGCATAAGAAGTTGTGATACTTCCAGATCGTAGATTTTTTGTTTGCGTACCACCAACATAACTGTATCCTCCTGGTTGAACAGATATAGTTACACTACCATCTTGATTTGGTGGTGGAGTATAATCAAACAGATACGAAGTAGTATCATCAATTGCTTCTCTTAAATTTGAAATTGTTCCAACCGTAGCATTAAACTTACTTATTGCTATACTATTACTAGTATTCATAAGATTTCTAGTAAAAAATGACACAGAAGGACTTACTCTATAAGTAACAGTAGTATTTCCTATTCCACTTGTACCAAAATTTGATGAATAATTTAAAAAATTAGCACTTAATGTATCTGCTGCAACATATAATTTGAGTTTTTTTCCTATCTGATTAAATACACTGGTTCTTACGTTATCTCTAAATGACGATGGATTAACATATATTGTTGCAATACCGGTTGCTGTACTAGTGGTAATTACGTTAAAAGTTCTTAATCCTGCAACTATTCCTAGTGTTGCAGCATTTGATATTCCTGTTCCCGTTGAACTCAAAATCATATCAGAAATATCAAAACTGTTTACACCAACACCACTGGTTATCCTAGCACCCATATCAGAAGGAAGTATTCTGACATTGCAAGTGTATGTTCCTGAATTGAATATATATTGACCAACATTACGAGGCGGCTCTACTACTGCTGTTAAGAATGGATACAAATTTAATATTGCTGTGTTTGATTCTTGATTATAATTGTTTCCATATTGTGCTGTAGATGTGGTACTATTTTTTGGTAAAACAATTGTTGCATTAAATCCATTTCGTATACCACCTGCTATTTTTGGTGTTGGTTGGAAAGAACCAAAATCTTCCAAAGTATCCATAGTGAACACGGAAGTAAATGAACTCGATATTATACTTGGACTTATCGATGATAGTGTACCATTGGTTACAATTACTTTATCTGCAATAAAAGGATTAACTAAAACCGGAGCATTATTAGCATCGGTAAAAGTAAAAGTTAAGTTTGCTTTCATTTGGTTACCGGATCTAATACCAGTAACTATTGAATCAGTTCCTTCACTTGTGCTATATAAATCATACGCATCTGACGTTATTGTACAAAAAACATTAGATACTGATGCTGGTGGAATATATGTAAGACTAAGATCCCATGCCGAACCATTCCACGTATACACTCTTCCATTTAATGTATAAGTATCATTCGTTGCAGGGTTGCTAGGAAAAGTAAATGGCATAATATATTAACCTAATTGAATCCAATTTTTAACGCTTGCAGAATCTGAAATTAATATATATTGTCTTCCTGTATCAGAATTAATCCACAAATCTCCAACTAAAGAAGATGCTGTTGATGGTGGTGAACTAGATGTAGTCACTCTTGTTTTGTTTTCAAATTTACTTCCGTTATATGTTAATACTTGACCAGCAGTAGGAAAAAAAACTGAAAAATCATCTATTTTGCCAATAGAAAGAGTAGGAACAGCTCCAATTGAAATTTGTCCACCCGAATCTAATCCAGCAACTCCATTAAGAGCATTAATCGATGAAATTGCAATTCTTGGGGTGCTATCTACTGCATTGATTGTTATGTTTTGAGTACCGTTAAATGGGACTCCATTAATTGTTCTTGCTGTAGATAATAGATTCGCCGTATTTGATGCTTCTACTTTTAGAATGGTAATGTTTTGAGAACCATCAAACGAAATATCATTAATTGTTCTTGGTGTAGATAATTTATTAGCTTGGTTAGCTGTGTTAGCTAGAATAGCTTGATTTGCTGTATTTGATGCTTCTACTTTTAAAATGGTAATATTTCGAGAACCATCAAACGAAATATCATTAATTGTTCTTGCTGTAGATAATTGATTTGCTGTATTTGATGCTTCTACTTTTAGAATGGTAATGTTTTGAGAACCATCAAACGAAATATCATTAATTGTTCTTGCTGTAGTTAACTGTGGTGCGCTAATAACGTTTGCTATTAATTGATTAGTATCATCAGAATAGGTAAAAGTTATTTTTCCATTAATGTGACTTGAATGTGCTAATAACGGGGCAACGTAGTCTTGAACTTGTTCTTGAGTTAGTTGACCTTGTGCGGCTAACAACAATGCTGTGTTTGCTGTGTTAAAAGCAGATTGAACGGAATCTCTTGCGTATTGATCTACTCCACTACCGCCGTTACCTCCATTACTGCTATTACTACTCAAACTACTAATAACATTTGCTATTATTAAATTATGTACATCATCATATGTAAATGTTATTCTTCCACCATCATGATAATTGTGTGTGAATAGTGGAGCAACATAGTCTTGCACATCTTCTTGCGTTACTGATCCGCCAATACCACCGCTACTAGTAATTGCTATTACCGCAGTAATTGGATTTGAAGATACTGAACTAATTCTTCCATTAGATTCTAAAGTAATCACTGGAACATGGGTTGAGTTTCCATAAGTTCCTGGTGCTACACTAATATTTGTCTTATCGGTGTTTGCAGTATTGTAAGCTGCTTGTGCTAAAGTAGTTGCCGTATTACCTTGATTGAACGCTGACTGTGCAAGAGTAGTTGATGAATTTGCTTTATCAAAAGCTGCTTGAGAAGTTGCTCTAGCACTTAAATCTGCCGTACGAGTTTGTGCTGCGTTTGCTGCAATAAAAGCAGAATTTGCTGTGTCTCTTGCAGCTTGAGCGACTAATAGTGTTCTTTCTGTAGTTGCTCCACTATTTGCTGAAGATATTTCGTAGCCACCTTTAAAGACGCCATCGTGCAGTCTCAACGCCTTAGCTTGAAGATCGACAAATATCTCACCTTCTTGTCCGGTAAGAGCATTTGCATCAGCAGTGGTACCTCTACGAAATTTAAATACTGATGTCATCTTATAATAGGTCTATAATTTGATTACCTGGGTCATTAAGATCCAAAATAACGCTTTGTGGAACAATCGCTACTGTAGCATTAGCATTAATGTTTGGTGCCTCTGTAACTATAGTATTGATTGTGTGTGGAGTATTTATATTTGCTGTTAGTGGATTAACTGTCGTATTTGCTAATGCTAACTTTCCACCTTGTTGGTTACCTGAAATCAAATCTCTTTCGGCAAGACTATCGGCACCAATTATAACTGATCCAACTTCAAAGGTACCTGATATGTCCTTGAGTATTAGAACATTTGTTGATGAGTTAAAAGAAACTACAACTCCGGTAGCCGTAGCACTATCTAGAGAGTATCCTTGATAGACAGTTTCACCTTGTTTAAAGTTTCCAAATCCAGTATTAGTGACATTAAATTCTACTGTTCCGTTTTGCGAAATATTTAAATTACTTAGTGATAATAAAGTTTGTTTAATTACTTTGCCTTCTTGTATAGCACCATATACAAAACCTTTAGCAGTAAATCCTAAAGTCCAAACAATTATTCGAGTAGGAGAAGGTCCTTCGCCTTCATAGTCTACACTATAATCTACTTTGTTTAACAGAATAGGAATTTCTTTTGTTATTCCCATCGAAGGAATAAGATTTAATTTGATTGTATAATCTGGAGTAAAATATGGTAAAATATGTTCTATGATTTGAGTACCATCTTCTATGTTTCGAACATAAAGATAGAGTTCAAAATTAAAATTATATGGTACTGGATTATACTGTGCTAATTTAGTATTTCCATTAGAAGAAGATGCAAAATTTTTTACGTTAGTAACTTGTTTTCTTGTCGAGTCATACTGCATACTTGTTAAATCAAATGACATTCTAGGCAATGTAGTTTGAATTTTTTTATCGAGATCAGGATCACCAAGTAGTCTTGCAACATATTTCTCTTTAGGAGAATAGATAATAGGAACTTTAATTCTTCTATTTTCAGTATTATCCAAATTATAGCGAATTAAAGTTATGTTGTCGAATAAGTTACCAAAACCTATAACAAGTTTGCGAATAATTCTATGGTAGGTGTTTGACATTATATGTTACCAAATGGATTATTTTCTGTGAAATCGATAATTGTATTGGCTTCATCGTGAAGGTGTTTATTATCATATTCAGCATGTAGTTGGCTTTGTAAATATTCATCAGTTGATGATATAGTTGATCTAGCATTAGATAGTTGACCTCTAACTATATTTCCTAACAAGAATTCTCCTTGTATCTCATTTAATTCTAATGAGTTATTGACTGGATCATAGTAGGAAATAACTCCGCTGGCATATGAATTCGCAATAGTAATATCTGTACTTTGAAATGCAACTTCTCCAAGTTGATATCTTCCATTTGCCGAAGAAATAATAAATTTCTGAGAATATGCTTCAACATCTTGTATTATATCAATTCCTTCGATTCCTGTACTTATAGTTTCTTGTGAATACTTGAACTTCTCTAGCTCTATCTCGTAGAAATATGGAACTTTACGACCTAACATTGCCATGTCTTTATTTTGATTGACAAATTTGATTTCAAACAATTCACCTTGACCATTTAGAACTGGAACATAGATGAGATCGCCTTCTCTTGGTCGAGTAATTGTTGATCCGTTTGCAATTCTCTGAGCAAATGATCTTTTGGACACGATCATTGTCATCGTACTCTTTATTTCTAATCCAAATTTACTAAAGAATTCTTTCTCTCCTCCATATTCCATCACATTGCTAGGATATAGTTCAATTGAATATACAGTAGTAAATGTTTTTAGTGGATCTTCACCGTAGATTAAATCTCTAGATTCTTCGTTATTATTGGGAAGATAATAGCAATCCGTACCCATTATTTTAATGGATTCTGTAATTAAATCTTCAACTAAGCGTTGTTCTGTATATTTTGCGCCGTAGTTATTAAAATAGTGATTAGTTGGGATTTTATTTACCTTTTTACTTGTATATTAATTGAGGAAAAACTCAAGAGGAGCCCCAAAATTATTCTCCATCTCTTTCTCTAATCTCTCTATTTCGTCGGCAGCTTCTTGGTAAATCTTATCACCATTTAATGTTACACCACCAAGCAATTGAACACCATCGAATTTCTTTAAGTTGTTTCCCCATGTTCTTTTTATAAGTGCTGTAGCATACTCTTTGAGCCAACGATCTTGCCATACTCCATGGTAAATATCAGGATTAATTATTGCATAACATTCTGCGATAACAACAGTTCCTGCAGGTGCTTGAGATGATCCCCATGCCCAATCAATAAACAATTTTTTCATATGTCTCTGATAGCGAATAGGTACCTCTCCAGTGAACATTAATTCAAGACTACGAAGATGTTGTTGAGTAAGAGTGTAGTTGATGTATGACGCTGATGTGAAGTCGTAAAGCTCATTTAAACGCAATTGATAACGAAGATCGAACATATTGATTGTTGCCTGAGAATCTTGAATAGGAAAAATTCTAGATACACCAACAATTTCTAATTGATTATTTGCTGCGTCTTTGGTAACAGACGGGTCCATATTTACATATTTATTATTGACATCCTCTTGCGAAAGTGCTTTAATATAATACACTTTTTGAAGACCATCAAAATGATAATCTTGCCAATATTGCAACGCATCGTCGATACGATCTTCCACTTGATCGTCATCCACGTTAATATCAATAACAGGAAACCCTAATCTACGAAGGCAGTAGTCTTTAAAATTTTCTCTGGTTTGTATTGTAGCCATATAATTCTCCTGATTATACTCTATTTATTTAATCAATAATATAGCCAAATGTGTATCCGTTATTACCTAATTGCGCTGCGTTTGGATCATATGTGTATGTAATAACTAATAATCCTGATCCACCACGACCTATATCTCTTGATGAGTTCTCGAATCTTCCTCCTCCACCTCCTCCACCATATGCACCATTTGCCTGTGCCGCGGTTCCATTGTAACCTGCACTGCCAGGATAACCGGTATTGTTAGCTCCACCGCCTCCTCCACCTGGTCCAACAGGTCCAACTATACCAATATATGTATCTGTGTACCAAGAAGCTACATTGTATATCGCTCCATTACCTGACTGTCTTGCTCCACCTTGTCCTGTAAATCCGCCACCACCTCCTCCACCATTTGTACCATCTCCTGCTATTGCAGCGGAAGTACCTCCAGTACCTCCAGAACCGCCATTAGTTCCAGCATTTCCTCCAGCACCACCTACTGTTGCTGTTGCTGCACCTCCACTAGAACCTGCTGAACCTAATGGGCCTGTTGCGGCACCACCACCTCCGCCTCCAGGAAGAGAGCTTGTTGAAGTGGTATTGTTTGCGCTACTTCCGCTACCACCATCAAACCAATATGGTGCTCCTCCACCACCACCTCCTCTCCTAACAGTTGTGGATTTTGTACCAGTAAATCCTAGTCCACCATCACCACCGTTTGCTACTCTTTGTCCTATGGAAGTTTTTATAGAATTAATTCCATATGCTGTTTTTGCAGTTACAGAAAAAGTACTTTGTGACGCTAATGTAGGTTCACCTGTGGATCCTATAGATGCGTATGTATTTGTTGTTACTGTGTTCCATGTAGCCGCCGGGGCAACTTGATATGCAATAAATGAACCAGTTGGAAAAGTTGTAGTATTTACTGTATTTGCGTAACCACCTGCTCCACCGCCATGTAAGTTATTGGTGGATGTACCTGATAACACAATGTTACCTTGACTTCCTCCACCAATAGCATCTATTGTTACTTTTGTAGTACCGGCAGGAAGAATTAAATACTGTTCTGTTGTTGTTGAAGATTTGAATACCCGGGTTACAGTAGTAGCACTAGATGGCTTTTGTCTGGTGTACGTAATTACAACTAAACCTTGAGAACCAGAGCCACCGCCTCCTCCATATAGGTCTGCTATGGGTCCACGACCTCCTAGATTACCACCACTACCACCTGACAGACCATAAGAAGTTCCTGTAACGTCCGTCCAAATATAATCTACTGTTCCTTTGCTATTGACAGCACCACCATCTCCTCCAGTACTGCTGTTTGCTCTTTTTGTTCCTGGTGTAGTTAAATATGCATAAGTTCCTCCGTTTGCAGCACCACCTGCACCAGCGACTACTCCTGGTGTAGCATCACCACCATTACCACCTCGTCCATTTGGTCCCGCAGAACCTCCATTGCCACCAAAATACGTTGATCCGCTTCCACTAGTTGGATTTCCTGCTACTCCACCATTCCACTTAACATTTCCTATACCATTACTTTCATTATAAACTCCTGAGCAACATGCTGATACAGCGCCGTAATTATTAGGTACAGCGTAACAACCTTCTGATGTACTTGTAGGTCCTGTAAATGATACTTTGTTTACCCAAGAGCCGCCAGCAGCAGCACCAACTGAAATATATAACTTTGATCCTGGCGTTACCGAAAGACTATTTGTTTTGGAATATGCTGAACCGTCACCATCTACGAAAGCGTATCCTGTTCCACTCAGACACTCGATCTGAATAGAAGTGCAATCTTCAGGAACAATCCAACCATTAACTGAGGATTTAAAGACTACTACGGCTTTAGATGCTGCCATATTCTATAGTGTCTCCAAAGTAATGTTCTGCGGCCGCAAAGATTGTAGTTCTTCGTATGTTATAAATTTATTCATGTACCATACATATCCTTCGGGAATTAATTTTTTTTCCCAACCGGCGGGCAATTCGAAATTTTCATCACATACAATGTTGTTTTGAAATTTATTATTTTCATCAAAAATAGCGTAATTAGGCATTATCTTTTCCTTCAAATATATTAATAAAAACAGTATTATCTTCCAATGCTTCTACTTCGTGCCATTCGTTTTCTTTTAGTATAATTGGTGGATGATCTTTATCCATTTCTTTGTAAATATTTTCTTTTCTTAATGCTGTTTTTCCGGAGACAGTAACAGTTAAATGTGGAAAAGTGTGTTCGTGTTTTGATAAACCTTCACCGGTATTTACGTTATATGAATTAAATGTCATATTTTTATATTGGAAGGTATACTTTGGACCAACATTAATTATGTTTTTGTTACTTTCAGACATATCGATGCTCTCGTAATTGTAGAAACAGTTTGCACATTATATGATAATATATTTGATGCTGCTATTGCTGTTGGTGTAATTAAAGTATAATTATTTTTTGATGCAGAACTTGTTATAGAAATAGGAACACCAAAACTAATTTCATTTGTTCTTGGTAATGTTGATCCCCATGTACTATAATTCTCATTATATACGTTCATTCCTATAGTACCATTCTGGTCAGTCAAAATAGTCCAAGAGACAACATTACAGTTAAACGGTATTTCAAGTGAACCACGAAGTCCTGTAGATATAACAGATCCTCCACCATCTATAACAAATACAATTTCTGAGTTTCCTGTTGCAGCTCCACCTCCACCAGAAACTGCGGTAGTAGAAACAGAACTTATTCTACCATTGGCGGCAACAGTAATTACTGGAACAAGACTACCACTACCATAAGTACCAGCAGTTGCATTGATATTGGTTACATCTGTATTGGCTTGATTGAATGCTGCTTGCGCCAATACATTAGCACTATTAGCTTTATTAAAAGCAGCTTGAGCAACTACGTTAGCAGTATTGGCTTGACCATATGCCGATTGAGCAACTACGTTAGCAGTATTAGCTTGATTAAATGCAGCTTGAGCTAACACATTGGCGGTATTGGCTTGATCGTATGCTGCTTGAGCATATGTCAAAGAAGAAAAATATGTAGAGTCGTTACCGTCAAGTAAATCTGCATCTAGTCCTGATCCAGAACCATCGACTGTCTTGATACCTTCAATCAAAGCAGTATTTGATATTGCTGGTCCTGTTGATCCAGCAACGCTTGTTACTGCTGACTGATTTGATATCTGAACAATTCTACCTTGTGCATCCACATTCAATAAAGGATATGTGTATTGTCCTGCTGTTATGGTTGAAATTGTTTTTAAACCAATTGTTATGTCACCGGTGGTTCCTGTTGCAGAAAGAGTAGAATCATTAGCCAAACTGGTAACTGCACTAATTGAAGTATTAACAATGTTAGTTACTCTACCATTAGCAGCAACAGTAATTACTGGTATAGTTTTGTTATTACCATAAGTACCAGCAGTTGTACTAATATTGGTTACATCAGTATTAGCAGTATTAAAAGCAGCTTGTGCCTTGGTGTCTACATTGGTTATATTGGTATTTTGTGTTGCATTAATACCTACTTGCAAAGCCACATTAGAAGATAAGTTTGTTACTGTGGTGTTAGCTTGATCGAAGGCAGCTTGAGTATAGGTATTCTGTGTTGCATTAATACCTACCTGAAGTGTAACATTAGAAGACAAATTGGTTGCTACAGTATTAGCTGCATCAAAAGCAGCTTGAGTATAGGTATTTTGTGTTGCATTAATACCAACTTGTAAAGTAACATTGGATGATAAATTAGTAGCTGTGGTATTTGCTTGATCGAAGGCAGCTTGTGCTAACACATTGGCACTATTAGCTTTATCATAAGCAGCTTGTGCCTTGGTGTCTACATTGGTTATATTGGTATTTTGTGTTGCATTAATACCTACTTGCAAAGCCACATTAGAAGATAAGTTTGTTACTGTGGTGTTAGCTTGATTAAAAGCAGCTTGAGCAACCACATTGGCTGTATTAGCAGTATCTCTAGCATATTGGTCTGTTGTACTGCTTCCACCAGATATGGCAGTATTTACTACAGACACTATCCTACCATTGGCGGCAACAGTAATTACTGGAACAAGACTACCACTACCATAAGTACCAGCAGTTGTACTAATATTCGTTACATCTGTATTTGCTTGATTAAAAGCAGCTTGTCCTATTGGTTCTGATGTTAGAACTAAGCTGCCTCCAGAATATACTGCACCCGCATATACATTACCAACAACTCCAAGACCACCTTTGACTTGCAAAGCACCTGTTGTTGTAGAAGTGCTTGTGTTTGTAGTTTTAATTACAACAGTATTTGCTGCTGTAATTCTCATTACTTCATTTTCTGTATTTAATCCACGAGTAGCAAATATAATATCATTATTCAATCCAGTAGCAACAATTAAGTCACCGCCACCAGTGCTTGTGTTACCATATGCAAACAAATATCCATCGTTAGGACCAATTAAGGTATATCCTGGATAATTATATGTACTTGATCCAATACCTAAATCAACATATCCATCGAGTTGTGTTCCATTATCTGCCGTTATAAACAAATCTGAAGATGAATTTGCTCCGGAGTTAATATTTTGCATATTAAGACCAGAATATCCATTATAATTGGAACTTATTTGAACTGTTATTTGTGGTTCGAGCAAGTATCCGGTTGGTATACCAGCATAAAGAGCATTGAATCCATTAGATGCATATCCAAAGAATTGACCAGTATTACCTTTAACTGTAATCGAAGTAACATTACCAATAAAGTTGACGTTTCCTTGTACCGTCAAATCATTTTGAACAGTAACTGATCCTGATACAGTACCGCCTCCAGTAACAAAGTTATATCCTGTGTTTGCAGTATTATATGCTGCTTGAGCTAAAACGTTAGCACTATTAGCTTTATCAAAAGCTGCTTGTGCTTTGGTGTTCGCATTAGTTATATTAGTATTTTGTGTAGCATTAATACCAACTTGGAGTGTAACATTGGATGATAGATCAGTTACTGTAGTATTAGCTTGGTTAAATGCTGCTTGTGCTTTGGTGTCTACATTGGTTATATTGGTATTTTGTGTAGCATTAATACCTACCTGAAGTGTAACATTAGATGATAAATTGGTAGCTACAGTGTTTGCTTGATCAAAAGCAGCTTGTGCCTTGGTGTTTGCATTAGTTATATTAGTATTCTGTGTTGCATTAATACCTACTTGCAACGCCACATTGGACGATAGGTCGGTTACTGTATTATTAGCTTGGTTAAATGCTGCTTGAGCCTTGGTGTCTACATTGGTTATATTGGTATTCTGTGTTGCATTAATACCGACTTGGAGTGTAACATTAGATGATAAATTGGTAGTTACAGTATTTGCTTGGTTAAAAGCAGCTTGAGCAACTACGTTAGCGGTATTAGCAGTATCTCTAGCATATTGGTCTGTTGTTCCTCCACCACCACTACCAGATATAGCAGTATTTACTACAGACACTATTCTACCATTAGCAGCAACAGTAATTACAGGAACGTAACTAGTATTGCCATAAGTACCAGCAGTTGTATTGATATTGGTTACGTCTGTATTTGCTCTATCAAAAGCAGCTTGAGTATATGTATTTTGTGTTGCATTGATACCTACTTGTAAAGCAACATTAGATGATAAATTAGTAGCTACAGTATTTGCTTGATCGTATGCAGCTTGTGCAAGTGTTGATATTCTTGTAGATCCATCATATACACTATCTGCTCTTACTGCTCCAGCAACTCCAACACCACCTTGCACAATTAGAGTGCCTGTAGAATTACTTGATGATGCTACTTCAGCTTTTAATTTAAATCCACCACCCATAGAAAATCTTGCAATCTCATTATAATTTTCTCCTTGGATGAATACAATATCTCCAACTCGTGTTCCACCAACTAAAGTTCCGCTTCCTGTAGTACCATAATATACATTTCCACCAAAAGTTTGACCTTGATTTCCTACTAGCATAACATATCCATCATTTGGATATGCCATAGGCATAGAGTTGAATGATGTATTATTGTATACTGAACCTGTTATTCCCATATCAATATAGTTAACAGAATCAGTACCGTTATCTGAAGTAACAACAAAATCTCCACTGCCCAACCCAGATAAGTTTTGTTGATTGACTTGAGAGTAATTATCAGAATAGCCAGTAAACTGGGAAATCAAGTTAGGTAGAAGTACAAAGCCACCTCCACCAACAGATAATCTTTGCGTTACATTAGCTTGACCCTGAATGTCTAAATTTCCAGTTATTGTATCGCCTGATTTACTTACTTTGTTATTTGCTGTATTATATGAAGATTGGGCAATTACATTAGCAGTATTGGCTTTATCAAACGCTGCTTGTGCTTTGGTGTCTACATTGGTCGTATTGGTATTTTGTGTTGCATTAATACCTACCTGCAAGGTAACGTTGGATGATAAATTAGTAGCTACAGTATTAGCTTGATTAAATGCAGCATTTGATTGTGCATACGCAGCAGTTGACTGAATAATTGCAGTATTTACTGAATCTTGAACATTTGAAGCACCAGTAAATGTTGATGTTGAAAATACAGTTGCTCTTTGAGTTGGTTTGACTATAAAATTTGCCATGCGTTACCTTGTTGCAGAAGGAGAGACAAAAATTTGACCTTCTAATACTCTTGTTATTGATCCTGAGAGGGTATCTGTTATAATAACGTCATACACTAATTTTTGCCTAGGTGATATGTTTGTAGTAACCGCAGAATTTGCGCTTAATTGAATAATACCACTATTCGCATTATAGATTGAAGCATTAAAAACCAATGAGGCAGTATTTGAATAATAAGATGTTCTCGCTTGACTACGAACAGTAAATCCTGTCAAATTATAAGGTGCACCATTAGTATCGGAAAGAGTTGCTTGAGTGGTAAAAGTTGTACCTTGTTCGATGAATAAGTCGAGATATCCGGCAGCCATTGTTTGTCCTATAGATAAAAAATCCTCTCATGTATTTAGCTGAGAGGATTTTAATAGTTTATCAATATTATCTATTAATTTGAGATTTCAAATTATTAACTTCTGCTTTGAGTTCCTTAATAGCTTCAATCAACAAACCAATCATATTTGAATACATCACAGACTTACCATGTTCGTTTTCTGATATTAGATATGGTATAATTTTTTCAACTTCTTGTGCAATTAGACCCATACCTTTTGTACCATTATCTATCCATTCATATTCGACACCTCTTAGTCTATTAACTGTATCTAATGCGTTTGAAATTTCAACGATGTTAGTTTTTAATTTCTCATCAGAGGTTGATGTCATTACCGTCGAAGATAATGTTCCTGTAGATGCAACGTAAGTTAGTTTGGTACTTGATGTGTTTGCTAAAGTTAATATTCCACTGGTTAACGATGTAATTAATGGATATTGTGTTGTAGCTGTTGTGGTATCGTTATTTATTGTTGCTACAGATATAGCAGTATTTACTACAGAACTTATTCTACCATTGGCGGCAACAGTAATTACAGGAACGTAACTAGTATTGCCATAAGTACCAGCAGTTGTGTTAATATTGGTTACATCAGTATTGGCTCTATCATAAGCATTTTGTGCAAGTGTTGTACTGATAGCAGTATTTACTACAGAACTTATTCTACCATTGGCGGCAACAGTAATTACAGGAACGTAACTAGTATTGCCATAAGTACCAGCAGTAGTATTGATGTTGGTTACATCAGTATTGGCTCTATCATAAGCATTTTGTGCAAGTGTTGTACTGATAGCAGTATTTACTACAGACACTATTCTACCATTAGCAGCAACAGTAATTACAGGAACGTAACTAGTATTGCCATAAGTACCAGCAGTAGTATTGATGTTGGTTACATCGGTGTTAGCAGTATTAAATGCAGCTTGAGCTAACACATTGGCAGTATTGGCTTTATCGAATGCTGCTTGTGCAAGTGTTGTACTGATAGCAGTATTTACTACAGACAATATTCTACCGTTAGCAGCAACAGTAATTACAGGAACGTAACTAGTATTTCCATAAGTACCAGCAGTTGTACTAATAGTGGTTACATCGGTGTTAGCAGTATTAAATGCAGCTTGAGCTAACACATTGGCAGTATTAGCTTGATTAAATGCTGATTGAGTATAGGTATTTTGGGTTGCATTAATACCTACCTGAAGCGTAACACTATTTGCTACATTATTTGTCGCAGTATTAGCTTGGTCAAATGCTGCTTGAGCAAGTATACCAGCATTATTAGCTGTATTATATGCACCTTGAGCTGTTGCTCCTGATATAAATGTGTTTACTACAGACACCACTCTACCATTAGCAGAAACAGTAATTACAGGAATAATAGTGGAATTTCCATAAGTACCAGCAGTTGTACTAATATTGGTTACATCAGTATTAGCAGTATTAAATGCAGCTTGAGCTAAAACGTTAGCACTATTAGCTTTATCGAATGCTGCTTGAGCAACTACGTTAGCAGTATTGGCTTGGTTAAATGCAGCTTGAGCTAACACATTGGCAGTATTGGCTTTATCGAATGCTGCTTGAGCTAACACATTGGCACTATTAGCTTGATTAAATGCTGATTGAGTAAATATATTTAAAAGATTTGCTGCTTTAGAACTTGCAACTGTCGAAGAACTGGTTGATACTATAGAATCGCTAATTAAATTTGCGGTTAATATCTTAGAGAAACTAGTTGAGTTATCAACATCTCGTATTGCAAAATACTTATTTGACTCATCCCAGCGAATTGTTGCATTTGCGCCAGATGTTCCTCTATTGACAGAGAAATCACTATTTTGTCCAATAGAGGAACCCGCATTAATTGTAAATGTGGGTGTGTTGTATACCGTTGTTCCATTAAGAACAAAATTTCCATCTACTGTTAATTGTCCAAACGCTCTAATATTATTAAATTTTGCCTGTGTGACGTTATTTGCATCAAATGTTGTATTTGCAAATATATTTTCTGCAAAAATAGTAGATGTATTGATTGTAGCAGTATTAACAGAAGTATTTGCTTGTAGTCTATTGGTAAAGGTATTTCCTGTTACACTCAAGATAGCGGTATTAACAGAAGTATTTGCTTGTAATCTATCAGTAAAAGTATTTCCAGTAACATATACTGTGACAGTAGCTTGTAAAGTGTTGGTAAATAATGTACCAGTAACATTTAAGTTACCTGTAGTAATATATGTGTTTGCTTGTAACTTATCAGTAAAAGTATTTCCAGTAACACTTAACGTAGCAGTATTAACAGAAGTATTTGCCTGTAAAGTATTGGTAAATGTGGTACCAGTAACACTCAAGGTAGCAGTATTTACATTTGTATTTGCCTGTAAAGTATTGGTAAATGTGGTACCAGTAACACTCAAGGTAGCAGTATTTACATTTGTATTTGCCTGTAAAGTATTGGTAAATGTGGTACCAGTAACACTCAAGGTAGCAGTATTTACATTTGTATTAGCTTGAAGTGCATTAGTAAATGTAGTACCTGTTACACTTAATGTTGATGTATTAACAGAGGTGTTTGCCTGTAAAGTATTTGTGAATGTAATACCAGTAACACTTAACGTAGCAGTATTTACATTTGTATTTGCTTGTAAAGTATTGGTAAATGTGGTACCAGTAACACTCAAGGTAGCAGTATTTACAGAAGTATTTGCTTGTAATCTATTGGTAAAGCTATTACCAGTAACACTCAAGGTAGCAGTATTAACAGAAGTATTTGCCTGAAGGGTATCAGTAAAAGTATTTCCAGTAACACTTAACGTAGCAGTATTAACAGAAGTATTAGCTTGGATAGTATCAGTTATAGTTCTTAATGCAATAGTTGCATTTCCAGAAACAACTGCTGATCCATTAACCAAAATGTTATTGGCAACATATAAACCAACATTAGCTCCATTAGCATATATGCCACCTGAAGCAATTAGAGCGGATCTTGTATTTTGCAAATATACAAATCCATATTTAACTGCAAGATTATTATCTATGCTAACAGATGAACCAATACCTTCAACTGATAATTGTCCAGCAACGATAGCATTATTGCCAACTTGTAGACTAAGAGGTGTAGAGTTTAGATAAAGAGTTCCTAAAGATTTAGTATAATTTCCTATAGCTAAATCATTATTTTCGTTGACGAGTTTGTTTGTTGTGACTACCCAATCACCAAATGTATTAGCATATTCTAGACGTATAACTGTATTAGCCATTGTAACCTTTATCCAGTAGTTTTAGCATTAACTGTTTAATTTCATACATATCATCTTTGATACTAGAAATCTCAGCCTTTACTGTATTTATTTCATCTTCCTGCGTCTTTAACATTCTAACTTTAGAATAGTATTCATTTCTTGCTGTTTCATCTATGTTCATAAGTGCCATATTATTAGTATCTCTAACAAAAGAGGTACCAGTTACTTTTACTAGAGCCATATTAGAATCCTGTTCCAGTTGGTAGTGCCAACGCACGCATGTCTGCTAAGAATGGTACAGCAGTCTTATCATTAGTTGTCATAACTATCTTAATTGCAAATTGATTAAATGTGGTATATGTTGTTTCATTTGTGCTAGTATATGCTACTTGATTGTTAGCAACATTTCCAACTCCAGGAGCAGCTTCAAATTCTAAAATATTTGTTCTAGAACTTGAGAACATGTTTCCAGTATTATTTAAGTATGTCATAAGTTGCCAAGAACCGTTTTCAAATGCTTGGTCATCATTTTGATTTTGTATGCGATAGAACACATAGATATTCGTTCCTGCTGGACGATAAGCAGAAAAGAACACTCTTAAATCTCCAGAATCATTTGTTGCCAATGTAGTTTTCTTAGTTACATATGCTGACAAAGCGTTACCACCAGAAGAAGAATACTCAGATATTCCTGTAGCGGATGCTCCTGTTCCTGGTGTAGTATTTGCATCAATAATGCTATATGTTGGTGTGCTTAAATATCCACTACCAGAAGACGTTAAGTAAACAGACTGAACAACTCCTCCACTAATATTTGCTGCTGCATACGCTTGAGTTCCTCCTGATACATCTGGTGAAGAAATCGTAACGCTAGTAGTGTTTGCATTATATCCACTACCACCATTTACTAGCACGATATTATTATTAGATAACTCCAAATTATTAATATTCCATTTTATATTAAATAGTGTTAATCCATCATCAGACAACACTGGACTAATATTAGTTGAACTTGAAGATAGTGTTGCATATAAGAAAAATGAGTTTGAATTATTAGCTTGAAGAACTCTTGGACCGTAGCCATCATTTAAATATATGTTATCAAAAGTAGGACATCCAAATTTTCCAGGGATAGCAGTCTTTTCTTGACCTAATGTCAATGTTGATTTTATTGTTGGAATATAGCTATATGAAATATTAGTGCCTGTTGTTATAAGATCAGTTGTGCTGATGTTGAATGCATGACTTTCAACATCTTGTTTCGTATATACTCCTTGTACATTATCAGATAAGTCAGCAGAATAATATCCTTGAATACCTTTAATCGCAGTTTTTCTATTTGGTAAATTTTTAGGAACAGAAAACTTAATTTTTGGTGTTTTGGTGATATCAAAGACACATCGACTGACAACAAACATCATAGCTTTTGTTTGATCTGCTGTCCAAGTAATGGCATTTTGAGACTCAAATAACGCACCAACATACGGCTCACTACCAATTTTAGTGACAGTAGTTGGAGTTACGTCTGTAGGTTTAACTTTGGCTGTTGACGGAAGTGCTATAGCATTTTTTGACGCAACATATACAGAGTAATCTTGCGATGCACTTTGCAAAACAAATGCATACAAGTTATTAGGTTGAATATAAATTGGAGCTTCAAACGTAAATTCTGTCCAAGTTGTAGAATCCAAATAGTGAGGTGTGCTGGATACATTAACTTTATTTGGATGTAAAGTAACAATGGAGTGATCTAATGTTTGACCGTTAGGATAACCATTTTGTGTTCCAACAACAGATAAGGTTATTGGAATGTCTGTTGTTGTTGGTTTGTTTTGGAAGAAAAGTTTCACGGAGTTAATGAATACGCCGTTAGGATAGTCTACACCATTAATATTAAACGCTTGAGCAACAGGATCTAAAGTATTTAAAACTGTTGACTCGGTAGTAATTTGAGTTTGAGTAACTGAATTTTGTTGTGCGTTTGTCTGTTTGAAAGTTTGTGATGCTGCATAAACTGAAGATGCAAAATTTCTTGATAAAGATTTTGATGATAACCCAGTAGCATAGAACGTTGCTTCTGCCCAAGTGGTTGCACTATTTGCCGTATCATCCGCAGTTCTGTTATCTATACGGAAAACTCTTTCTCCAGTTTTGAATATTCCTTCAGGTACGTCAAATATTCCAACAAAGGCGCCTTTTTCGTCAGTAGATAACTTAGCAGTTCCGCCTTCAGATAACGTGAGTTTATAGCTATCTTTTGTACCAGCTATCGAATACGATGAAGTTATTGAACCACCTACGAGGGTATTGTCTCCAATACTAACATTGATTGGTGTACTTAATGTGGCAACTTTAGTCGATCCATCGTATGCCGTGATTGTTGCAGTATACGTGTTAGTTACTTGAGATTTAAGGTACGTAGGAACTGCCCCAACATAAGCATTATAATTATAATAGGTACTGCTTAATTTATTGTCAGTAGATCGAGTACCAAAATTATAGAGTGTTTCAGCATTTATGTATGTTGAAGTGACACTTATTTTACATCCTACATAAAAATCGTTGTTAGCTGATGCAACAGTACTTAATACTATTTGAGTTGCACCTGTGTAATATAATCCACCACCAACCATAGAAGCTGCTGTTCCTGAATTCAATGGAGCTGCCGTTTCTGTGTACTGGCTAGTATTGTATATCATATTTCCTGCGCTATCGGTGATAGTCATAGCCGCACATGAAGGATTTTTTGCTTGGGTTCCTCCTTTATTATTATTAGCAGTCAGACGAACCGTATGATTTCCTGCTGTTAATATTTTTGTCTGAGTATATTGTGTTTTATATGCTGTTCCATTAACTACTTGAGTACCATCCACATATATTTTTCCAATGTTATCAAACATACCATTAAATGTATATGTTCCTGCCGTTGGAAAATTAACTGTAAAGGATACATCAAAAGGATTTGTTGAGGTAGAATTAGACCAAACCCCATATTTATTCATAAAGTCTGTCCAAGCTGGACTATTCACTCTATAGAGAATAAGAGATTGTGTATTTGCATCTGTAAATGTTCCACCAACTGCACTAATTTTTCCGGAAAGATTTACTGTAATTGGATGATTTTCTCCGGCCGTTCCATATGCGGTGCTAGATACATAGGCACCATTTTGATCAAATATCGCATTGTATATTGTAGGTGTGTAATCTCTGAATCCCGAAAACGTCTGCGAGCAAACGTATAAGCGAACATTACTTGTACCAGCATATGCTTGTACAGAAGCAACTATTGCAATAGGATAAAAATTTCCACTTGAATCTTTATATCCAACTATGTCGTCTTCATTAAATGTTCCTGTGACGTTGGTTAATTCAATAATATCAGGATTAGTAATATAATTATCTACACTAATTCCATCAAAGAATGTTTTAATTGGTGTATTAACTTTTAGTGATTTGGCTCTAATCAATAAAGACTGTTTACGAATATATGGTTGAATACTAGCATCTTTAATATAACCATTTATGTTTTCGTATGAAGTTCCCAAGTTAGTATACGCACCTTGAGTTGCTTGCTGTAATTGTGTTGGGGTTGTACCTGATGTTTTTGCTACCTGACTGGCAGTAGGAACTAATGTTGACGGAATAGATTGCCAATTATTTACATTTATAGTGTTTAGTGAATCTGATGTCTGAGAAACTTTAGTAGTATTATCAACAAGTATTGCATTAGGTTCTCTTGTATCATCAACCCAGTTATCCATAGGAGGATTTACGCTACAAACTCCTTGATAAACTGGTGTAGTAAATTGATTTGCAAATACTGTAGTACTAGCTAATTTTTGTTCAACAAGTCCAGCAGTAGAATATGGTAAAGTAAAAATATTAGTTGATTTTCCAATAGTATGAACTTTATAACCCAATGTACTAGGACTTGTAGAAATTTGTCCTAATGCGCTTACAGAATCGACTGGTTGTAAAGGATAACTAGTTACACTTTGAGAAGAAGTCATCTGTTGTGTTACACGGTCGATAGCCGCATTAAAATCTGGACTTCCAGTATCAGAAACAACAGTTGAACTGAAGTTGTCAACGACAATACCATTTTTAAATCTATTTAATCCTCTAGAGTCTGCAACTTGTAATCTGTTGGCATTTTGTTCCAGTAAATTTAATGTAGTATAATATTCAATATTATTAACTTGATTTTGTAGAGTAGTAATATCATTCATCGTCCAACGACGGTGACGAACTTTTTCTATCGATAAGTTTGGCGAAGTTCCTTGAGGTGCCTCACTAGGTAAATATACGGTATATGGATCATGAGTTAAATTTGCAATCTCCAATGCACCATCCGGTTTAGTTGGAAATATTGGATTAGTTGCAGGATTACCTTGAATAATTTGAAAATTCTTATCTTTACTCAGAACGAGTTTATCTTTTCTTCCATAATAGAAAGAATAATTACTAATAAAATTTGTCAAATCTTGAGGAATATATGTACCTGCGTCAGATGATGCCGGATCTGCACTCGTTTCCAAACCATAAGTTGCTGTTGCATTCTTGCGAGAAGGTCTAAAATCTAAACAGTCACGAAGATTATAGCTATTCCCATTAGTTGCAGTATATGTAGGTATTTCTCCATAAGATTCGCTGGTATATAATTGACCAGAAAAATATCCATCTGCGGCAGAATGACTATAAAAATCGAATATTACTAAAATGTTTCCTTTTGGTTTAGGTGCATTTGGTCTTAGTGTTAAGAATGCATGATCATAGAATGTATCTTTTTGACCATTATTAAATGCAAAAGATTTTGTAATATCATACGATGCTCCTGTTAACATACTGGTTGTAGGTACAGTACCTGGTGCACCGGTATCAATAATTTTTTTGATTTTCTTTACGTCAGTAACATATAAACTTTGTGTTTGTCCATAACCAACTAATCCAGCATTTTTAATATAAACTTGACCATTAGTTAAATCGACATATGTATTACTGTTAATAACACCACTAGGACCAGCATAACTTACTATTGATGTGTTTCCTGTTACTAGTGTTTTTCTTCTTTGAATAGCAGTAGTATCATCAGCATTAGTGATGTTAATATTTGAGATAACAGTAACAGATAATGGAGTTTTATATTTTGTTGATGAGAAAGTTACTGTGTTTTTATCAGAAGAAACCGTTACCGTGTTTCCTGATGTACAAAAGTCCATAATCGAACCTACGGTACCATTATTTGCAGTATCAGTCGTACTTGTGACGATAACGGTATAGTTTCTCTTTATTGCATCTGTACTTAATGTTCCAGTACCACCAGCAAAATCAACTAAACTTTGAATACCTACTGGTAGTGTAAGTGCCAAACTAACCGTGCCCGAACCGCTAAATGATTTATTTCTAAATGTTTTTGTCGATGAGTAAGAACTATCGCTTATTGTTGCAATATATGGATTTCCTATTGGATAAATTAGTTCAGGCGACTGTGGATTATTTAAAATAGTAGATCCTGTAGCTACTCCTCCAACCTTTCCTGTAGTCACATTAATATTTGAATTTGCAACAAGAGTATATGTTCCTGGCGTAGTGCTTACAACGGTCTCTACGTCTTTTGTAGTAAATCGTAAAGAGAATTTAGATGTAGTATCTGGAGTGATAGGAAATATTGGATTAATAGTAGCTGTTTTTGTTGATCCAGTATATGAGGTGATTGTTCCTGTATATCCTGCACCAGTTCCAGAATCAATAGTTAGAATAACTCCAAAGTATGCGTTTGTTGTTGCAGAAAATTGTCCTGTAGTATCATAAAAAACAATATTAGTAGCTGATGCAGAGGAAACGTTACTACTTAACGTGTTTGCCGTAATGCTATAAACGTAAGACCTATAGACATATGAAGCTGTGTTTGCATCAGTTAAATTACGATCATATACTAGATTTCTGATATAACCTTTTCCAACTAACGTGGAATTATATGTTGTTGTATTAGTTGAGACAATATTGGTAACAGGAACAAGATGTAAATCAACAGCTTGTCCTACAGTTCCATCAAAAACGCCTTTAACGGTATCAACATAAAAATATGAACCGTAATCAGTATATACAGAATTATTATTGACACTTTCTGTTGCTCTGGAACGATCATTATTTAAAACTATATCCGATTGATTTTCAATTCTATATCCACGAACATATGCAACACCTTTTCCAATTTTAATATTATATTTTGCACTATTGGTGTTATCTGCTGTAGTTCCTAAAGCAAAATCATTAACAATAAAATCACCATTTGTGTCAAATGTTCTCTTTGCAATATAATCATCAATAGTTGAATATACGGTACTATCTACCTGCTTCACAATACTACCAGAATTAATGCGAACTAATTCAATAAATCCGTCATCGTTTCCTAGTTCAAGTGGTAATGTGGTCAATGTTAATATGATAGTGTATCTATCAGCACCAGGTGCCTGATAGTTCGATGCGCCAATTGCAGGATCTAATAGAGAAGGATCATCAATATAGTCTGAAACGGTTTCGGTAATATTCAATCCAATACGATATGATGGTGTACTGGTGTATTTGTTTAAAATAATTGTTTGTGGTTGTACTGCAACAAAGTTACCAATGGTATACTTACTATAGCTACCATCATCATTTTGTGTTTTAGATGTATAATATCCATGTCTTACGTAAAAAACACCATCTGAAATAGATGCAACAGATGAAAGACCGGTACAAGTTGTCCCACCAGCAGTACCAGAAGTTAGCGCAGTATAGTTGGATCCATCTACTGGAAATATTTGAGTGGCATCACCAAACTGTCCACCAGAGAAGTAAGATATAATGAGCGTTGGTGGATCACCGGCACCACCAGAAGAACCTGTTGCTTCGGCAGTTGCAATGACTTTAGCTAAAACTGTTCCTGTTGCGTTTGTAATGATTCTGTTTTTAAAATCACTTGCAACAACATCTACGCCATTATATTGACTAGTAAGTTTTAAATAATAACATTTCAAATTTACTGTGACTTTACCTCCACTTACTGGAGTATTTCCAGCAAAAATATTATCAGCAAAACTAGAAATTTGTCTCTGTAATGAAGTCTGAAGCTGTGTTAGTTCACGAGACTGTACAGCGTATCCTGGTTTAAATAGAATGCGATGATAATTCTTTGATGGATCAAAATCATCAAAGTATGGTGCACCAGTAAAAGATATAGCCATTTTTTTTCCTTAATAACCTATTACTAATTTAAATTGTTCTATGCCGTCAATACTTCTTTGAATTTCTGCTCTGTTGTCTAAGTATATAATGTTTCCAGATAAAGTTGAGAAGTCTGGAGTATTATATGATAGAAGTGTTCTTGCTGTTTGAGATGAAGCACCATAAACAGACTTATTATTTACTGGAACACCTTTAGTATTTATCACCTTAATTACATTGCCCGCAGCATCAAAATTAACTACTACTCCAGTAAATGTTGCTGTTTCCAATGATGTACCTTGATATACCACTTCATCTTGCACATAAACACCAAATCCGGAAGTAGCAATTAAATTTGTTGTTGTTGAGTATATGGCTCCATTAGCAATTAGTGATTTATCTGAATATGGAGGATTAAAAGATATTGCAGTAGGATTAATCATTAATCCAATTTGATGATAGTTTATGTCTGTTGATATTACGTCATTTTCAGAACCATCAAACTCTACAGAATACATTACTGTTTGAACACCAAGATCGTTTGCAAGTTGTTGACCGTGACCACCAATAGGAGACACAGGAGCAACAGCAGTAGCATTAGCACCAAATGATGAAGTGATAGTTACATTGGCATAAGTATAATTTTTTCCTGAATTTGTAACAACAATATCAGTTAATACTCCACCACCTGACACGACAGCATAAGCTAAAGCAGATGTTCCTGTTACACCATTTGCAGCAGTACCATCACCTACAATTTTAATAGTTGGAAGACTATTTGAGCGATATCCTGAACCACCATTGGTAACATTAATAACATCAATATTCCCTACACCAATAGTGGAGTTTTTAATATATGGATTTGGAGCTGTTGTACTAATGGGAACAGGAATCCAATTTGAGTCCATAAATTTAATCTTTGAGCCTTGATCGATGGTGTACAAATATTTCCATTTGTATCCATCTGCATTTTGATATATGTTATTGGTATAGAATACGCCAGGTTCAAAAAATGGTTCATACGTAGAAGGTGCACCATTATTGTTCCATAAGCACTTAAATACTTGATCGTAACGATTTCTTACATAGAAGTTATATACTGGATATTGATTAGCATCTTTTGCTAGAATATCAACATCATCTCTATAATATGCATAGACTACTCCATTAGTCCAGTCAATTCTACGAGCAACAAGCGAAATATCATTGGATGTGACTTTCTTTACAGCAAAAATACTTTTCATCACATATTTCAAATATTTTTGATCTTGTGTTGGTTGCGGCGGATTGTCATTATCTGTCCAAGGATCAACTTTAGCTAAAAAAGCATAAATTGATTCGAGTGGTTGAGCCGCATTTATAAGATACGAGTTTGGAGCAAAGTAGTTTAACTGTGCAGTAATCGTCTTAGCGTAAGTCGTGAGTATATTTTTATTTGCCATGTTTTATTTATTACTGGTAAATTACAGATACATATGTATTTGCTTGGTCACCACCAATACTAAAATATCTTAGGTATGCTGAATGTAAAGAATTTAATGCAAAGAATGTTGCACCAATTGTTGAGTTATTAGCTAAACATCCGTGCGTGATATTATGATTTGAACCAGCACCAGTATCAGTATTTGTCACCCAAACTTCAACAATTTTACCCGTTTTGAAACCGCTTAGACTAATTGTTGTAGTTGCATTGGTTTTGAAATAATATAATGAATTATTTGCAATATCTATGTTCAGCGTTGTTGTGATTGCTGATAACACATTGGGAGTTAATACTAATCCTTTTTGTGGATTAACTTCACCAGTGAAAACTACAGAGGTACCGTTAAACTGTGCAATATTAGTTAATGTGTTTGAACCTATTGGTGTGTTCCACATTTCAAGTCTTGTACCACGAGCAGTATCGGTAAAATCTTCAGTTGCAACAATATCTAAACGACCAGAACCAAATGGCGCATAACCTGTTGCACCAAAACCGTTTCCGGAGAATCTAGTTAATATATCACCAGCCTTAACACCAGAAGGATTTGCTACGTTACCTCTTGCTGAACGACCGGCATATACAACATAGGTATTTGCACCATAAGAATCACCAACAATACGAGATACAACGTTTTGTTTGCCAGAAATATGAATCATGTAACCATCGTTTGATGGTACTGCAACTGTAGGTGATGCGGAGATTGTTAGTGCTGATTCTGTGGGCAAGAAGTTTGTATTTTGTAGAACAACTTGTGCATTTCCTGTGATGATGCCTGTTACTTTTAGTGTACCTGCAATGTTTGCAGTTCCATTCATTGATGTAGTACCATTAACAATCAGATTACCTGTGGTGATTGTACCAGTAGTTGATTGAACCCCTGAGGCAATAACATTACCAGTAAAAGTTAAATCACCAGCAAATGTTCCTGTAGTGTTTGCTAGAGCATTATTAGCTTTATTAAATGCTGCTTGAGTATTGGTATTTTGTGTTGCATTAATACCTACTTGCAACGCCACATTGGATGATAAATTGGTTGCTACAGTATTTGCTGCATCAAAAGCAGCTTGAGTATATCCTGATGACGCTGCTGCTGTATTCTGAGAGGTGCCATCATCAAAGAAGATTTTTTTACCATTTACGAATTTCAATCCATCAGAGGTAATTTTATAGACTATGTTTGCTAAATTAGGTCCACCCACAATAAATTTGACTTCCGTATTTGCTGTAGTAGTACCGACAGTTAAGTTACCGCCAGGACCACCAGGTGTACCAATTGCACCACCTTGAACATACAGATAACCATCAAGTGGATAAATTGATGTTCCTAAGTTATTAAATTCAGCTCCGGGTTGAAAATCTTTATTAGCAAGACCTAAATCAACAAAATATGTTGAATCTGTTCCTGTATTTGCAGTAACTACAATATCAGCACTACCACCATTGTTCAAATTAACCAAATTAGTTTGAATATACGATTCGCCAGCTAACGAAAATTGTGCAATAGTATTAGGTAAGCTAACAATATTATTACCAACATTCAATATGTTCTTCGAATATAGTTGTTGTGCTAAAGTTGTTGCTGTAAGCTTACCGGTTACTCCTGTAGGTAAATCAACACCTAGAAATAAAGTATTTGATGTATTTGCTGCAATTGAAGGTAATCCAGGTAATTGTGAAATCTTTACTGTTGACATTTTTTATCCTAATAGAATGATGACGCCATCTTCTGTTGTTATTGTATCACCAGATTCTGTTGTTAACTCTGGGAAGTATTGTAATCCAATTGGTCCAAAAATCTTAATTTGATTTGCATTATATATTGTCCCACCAGCAAAGAATGTTCTATTGACTGCCATTAGTGAGTTTGCATTTGCCGATAGATTTGCTGTCAGCGTAATTATACCTTTTATATAGTCAACGCTTTTTACAGTTTTTGCTGTGTTATTTGCAACAAGAACTTGGTCTCCTGCATATACAATATCCATTAGAGGATTTGCAGTATTGCTGTAGATACCATTGTTGATAACATCATATGCACCGGTCAATGATCTTATATTTATTGTGTTTGAACCAGTATTTCCTCTTACATAGGCAACATTAGCAAAAGTTAACCATGTGTTTGTTGCTAATGTTACTGTATTCGCTGCTGCATCAATAGACACTATAGAAGAAAAAACTTCTTGTCCAGTACTGCCGTTAGTAGGTGTCAATCCAATTGAACTATTTGCAAAAATGAACTGTGCAATATTAACACCAGAACCTAACTCATTAAATTTGACAATGTTCGTACTCTTAGTGGTAAAATCTGTGGTCATTGTCACATTCGATGCAGCACGACCAGTATAATAATATAAAGTTTGTCCTTTATTGGTAGAGTTAACAGAGAAAGTATTCGCCAAAGCTTCTGATTTCAATGCAACCCTACCAATTATTTTTGTTCCGGCTGGATGTAACAACTTCAATAAGGTGTCTCTATATTTTGCAATTTCTTTTTCTACTGTAACCTGATAGGTGAAGTTATTGTATTTTTCACTCTCTAGTTTTGCATATGAGCTTGGGTGACCTTGTGTTTTTATCCACTGACCTTGACTAAAACTTAATCCATTTAAGAACGATGCGGTTCCTTTGGCATTACCGTCACCATATACTCTTATTCCATTATCATTGTATCTTGGATCAGGATTATCAGGTGGATATGGAGCATTGTACATTTTATATGCTACACCAACAGTATCAGATTTTAATGGTAACGCAGTATTTGGAGTTGAGTTATAATTAAAAACACGAAGTCTATAATATGGTTCTGCTAAGACAGAAACAGAGTCTACTGTTGCAACATAGGTGGCTACATTTAAATTTGCACCTTGATATATGGTATCTAATCTATTTACAGTTGTTGACGACGAAACATTTGATACTACAATGTCTTCGATCTTAAATGATACATTAGGTTTTCCTATATAGTCTTCACCATAATTAGTAATATTGATTGTAGTAATCGAACCTGCTCTGTCAACAACGACCGAGAATGTTGCTCCATCACCAAGAATTCCAGGAACATAAACAATAGCATTTGCTGCTTGAGTATTCGCTGAGTTAACCGTGAGTGAAGGTAGACCATCTCTAGTATATCCTAATCCACCTAATGGGTATTTAAGTAATCCTGGCACATACGAAACTGATGTGATAGCACCTGTTCCAGAAACTGTAATGACATTCGCATAAGCACCATATCCTCTACCGCCAGAAAATACAATCTGGTCGTTTGCTTGATATCCTGTACCGCCATTTGTAATTTGAATTGGTGCTAGTATTCCAAGATTTCTTAAATTTCCATACACATTAGGAACATTTGTTGGATATACTGAGTCTGCGGTTACGACAGGTACTTTGGTAATTCCTCCACCACCATTATCTACAACAACTGATGATATTGGGAAAGTAGAAAATGCTGCAAAACCAAATGCATTAATTAAGGATGTATTGGCGTTTGCTGATATATTATTTGAAAGAAAACTATAACTGGTGTTTCCAATTGTCGTATATCGTGATAATGTAATATCATCGGTTATGATAAGATTGGTGTTTGCAATACCATTAGGATCAAAAGAAGCTGCGTGAGCTACAGCATCTGGAGCATTTGTAATAGACAATATAGTGTTTGGAATTTCTCTGTATCCATATCCACCATTAACAACATTAATACGTTGAATAGAACCGGAGGTTGTACTTCCAACCTCTGCTTCTGCACCAATAGGATTTTCAACCTCAGGACTCAGACCACCATAGACAATAACAGGATTGCCTGGTTCATATAAAAGACCTCTATTATTTGGATCAATATTAATTTGATTAATTTGACCAACAATTTTTGCTCGTAATGGATTTCCATTAAATAAAATAGGTTGATTGCTATTATCAACGACTCTTACGAATTCTCCTGATTGAAATAGTCGTTCAATATTAGAAATAAAAACTTCAGTTTTTCCATTAACTTGTAATGTGTTTTCTATTGTCGCAATTGATTGTGATGTTTCTCCGAATAGTCTATAGTTTGCAGTATTCGCAAAATTTGAATCTAAAGAAGCTAATCTAAGACTTTTTGCGACAAACCATTCACTAGAAGATGCTTTAAATACTGCTTCTTTTGTGTTAAAAAAATCAAAGTCTGAATTATAAAGAACTCTAAACAAAAATTGATATGAAGCTGGTGTTCCTTTGGTTTCATATAATTGTTTAGCTGCTTTGATTAATTTTCTTTTATCTGCAAGAGCATCTTCTGGAAAGTTTGGAAGAAAATCGTTGACATAATATTGTATGAATTCGTCACTAGTTTTATCAACGTCTTTATAATTTAAAAGATTTTTAGTTCTTTCAGTTACTTTTCCATTTTGTTCCATCCACTCATAATATGCTTGAAGAAATTGAACAAATTTAGAGTAATCAGGATTATCCCGAATGAATTCAGGAAGCTGCGATGGAACTAATAACGATGTTTTGTGATTATTTTCGATCATGTCTTAGGCGTAACTTTTACCAAAATAGAATTTGGATCGTAAGGATCAACTGTAATTATTCTATTTAATGATGAAGAAATAATAGTTGTTGTTGGTTTAGCTGAAACTGTAAATTGTCCTAATTCGTTATTTACCGCAAGAGGATTGAATCCGAGTAGAGTAATCACTCCTTCTTGGTAGTCAATTGTACCCGCATTAGGATTTAAAATTGTTTTTATTTGATTATTATTATAATAATATGTTCTTAGTTTTCCATATCTACCTTGCAGAGTTACTATAGCACCAGCACCTTGACCTGTGGTGTCATTAGATTTTGCTGTTACTGTAGCTACTGCTGATGTATAGTTATTTCCAGAATTTGTTACAGTAATTGACGCTAGAGTTCCGTTTGGATTAATTTTTGATGTTGCGGTAGCTCCTGAACCATCACCCAAAATTGTAATTGTTGGAGCAAATTGATATTTGAATCCTGGGTTTATGACCGATACGGATTCAACACCTCCGGTTGATACTGGAACTTCTTCAATATAAACTAAGTCGATAGTGCTAGTTAAATTAGCAGGATCTCTAAATTTTAAACTCGGAGAACTATTTACTCCACTTAATAGAACTCCTCTCTGTAGAGGTGTTCCATAATATAATTTATAATCGCTAGGTGTAAATAAGTCTGGATAAAACTTTTTCTGTACTTGAATATTGATTTCATTTGCGATAATTGATCTATCAACTGCTTGAATTTTATTAGATAAGTCAGTAGCAGAAAATGTTGAGTTGAAAGAGTTTAGTGTTGTCGCAGAAAAACTTGATATAGCTGATTTTACATACAATTCTATTTGTGAAGCAGTTGATGTTGTTTTCTTTGGATCATACAAAACATTAGCGTTGATTTGTATATAGGCGTAATCTGGATCAACAATCGCAGGAGCAACCGTAAGAACAGAAATTGGTTTTAATACTTCATTAGTGATTCTTTGTTTTTGAACATCAGTTAAAGTGTATGCTCCAGCTGGCTTTAATGAAATGAATACTTGTCCATACACCGGAGGATCATTTTCTTGTCCTCCCCAAACATTAATAGCATCAAAAGAAATACCTAATTTGTTTTGTTGAATTAGTGTAATATAATCTTCTTTAGATACTGCCCGATTTTGTGCAGCATACGATTTTGGTGCTTGAAATTTAATTGAATCTATTGATTCTTTGGCTGCTCCAGTTGTTGCAGGAGATACTGAGTTGATTGTGGTGTTTGCAAAACCAGAAACTGGATCAAGTAAAACAAAACTATTTGCACTTGATGCCGAAGAACCTTCAGTAGAAATATAGGATACTCTAACAATATTACCATCAAATAATGCCTTTCCTAATACTCCATCACCAAAATAGATTTCATAGTTACTATTCAGTCCTTCTTGTAAAAAATAGACTAAACTTGATGAATTTAGTGCTAAAAAATCTGTAGCGTTATTATAAATCTGTGTAGAAGTATTTGTTCCAGATTGTTGCACCGATACTGTCAATGTTGTGGTATCAATATTCTGATCTGGAATTTCAAAAGTTGAACTAGGATTAGATAAAGTATCTACAGTAAAAGAATAATTTAATGGTGTTCCTTGTTTGATCGTAATATTATTAAATGTTGCTGTGTTATTGATTACATTTACTGTCGTAGAATCTGAAGTAACGAAGTTATAGTTGATTCCATTAATAGCTTCTGACACAAAACTAGTACCTTTAGGTAATGTTAGTGCTGAGTCAGTAACTTGATTAACTATTAAATTTATCTTTGCACTTGGCGCAATAGCCGATCTTGGAATATAATTTAATGTTTTTGCTTGAGATACAACAGAACTTCTTTGAAGTGCAGTATCTAAAAACATTTCATTACCAACCATGTTCAAATAGTATGCATTATATTGAGTATTATATGCAAGAACATCAAGAAGAATAGACATGCCAGAACCGGAAAAATTATAGTCCTTAAATGTGTTCTGACTTCTTAGATAGTTAATTAGACTAGTTTTAACGTCTGCAAAATCTAAGTCTGCAAACTGAAATTGAGAATTGGCTCCAGCCATTATCTTGACCTCTCAAGAATTAGGTTAATTGATGTTGGTTCTGTGCTATTGCCGACAAAAAACTGCAACTCAACATAAAATGCATTTTGATCTTCTATTGACAAAACTTTTACTGAAATTAAATTGACTCTGGGTTCATAGTTTTTTATGACATTTCGTATTTCTGTCTCTAATGATGATGCAGTAATAGCAGTAGACGGTTCAAAGAGATATCCTTCTACGTTTGAACCTAGCCCTGGTTGAAACAGTCTCTCATAGAAGTTTGTCAACAACAGATTTCTCATTGATCGAATAACTGCCTGTTCATCATAACTAATAGAAACATCACCTGTAACTGGATTACGGGTAAATGTTAAATCTAAATCTGAATAAATTTTTTGTAGTGTAGGCATCTCTTATTTATGACTGTTATTGTGGAGCACCTGTACTTCCACCTTGTGCATCCGGGTGTGTATGATTATCTAAGCTGATTCCGCCAGAAACTACATCTCCAGTAGCGGTTATTTTTCCGTTAACGCTCACATCACCAGTTACATTTACGTCACCAGTTAAGTTGAAAGAACTGGCAACTGCGGTAACTTTGCTTGCTTTTAAATTAACGTTGCCTGATACTGTAATGCTACACGTACCTTGAATATCTATAAAATCGTCACCTACAATAATCTCGTAATTCTTACCTAAAACTTTAGTAACTTTGCTACCATCTGGACGCATTTCAATATAAGTACCTGTTCTGTGTGCAAGATTTACTCGTTCCGAATCAGGAGTATCGTCAAACTCGATTACATGACCCGACTCCGTTTCTTTTACATCATTATATGGAGGTACTGCATTATATGGTGAAGCGGGTTCGCTCCAAGATACTCCATCAGCAGTTGGAACATCTTTTGTTAATGATGCATTTCTACGACCAATAATGGTAGAACCAATGCCTTCATTTCTATATAATCTACTTGTTGTAGGTTCTCCGACATACCTAGGATATCGAGTTGCCAAACCGCCAAATGGTTTAGGAGCTGCTGTTAATTCTGCACTTGATCTTGGATCAGAGAAACCTTTTTGTGGATTATTTACGTATGGAGTAGGTATCCCAGGTAAAACACCAAAATATATAGGTACTTGACCTGAAGTACCATCGTAAAAGAAACCAATAACCCAATCACCTTCGACTGGTGTTGTGAATGTTTTTGAATTGTTGACAGGCAATACTGGTTGCGCCCACGGTAAATCAGCAGTAGGAATTAATGTTTTATTTTCTGTGTGCCAACCAAATATTCGTATTTGACACCGACCTACATTTAACGGATCTTTTCTGTTTTCAACGACACCCGTCCACCAGATGAATCCATTTAATCCTGCAAATATGGTATTCTCATTCATTATTTCTTCACTCCTGATACCGTAGCTTTATATATTGGCTTAGAGTTGTCCACATTAGAATAATTATTTGGTAAGCTATCTTTAACTACTTCAACGACAGTATTATACGCACCAGTTTGAATGATATGACGAACCGCAGTAATTAAATATTTTCCAGAATAATATTTATCGGTTGTTTTTGGATCTTTCTCTGAAGCAGGATCCTGTGATAACATTTTAAAATCTATTGTCATTCCAATAGTTAAGTTAGGATCTCCAGCAACATATAATTTCATTCGAGTATAGTTCGTTAATGCTAATTGAGATTTTCTTTGAGAAAATGTTGTCTCGACAAAAGAATCTTTAGTTACAGAATCTGGTTTATTTTTAATATAGTCAACTTTCGATTGATTTTTATTTGTTGATGTTAATTTAAAACAACCTTCAGGAGTCTCGTATAGAGTTTTCCCAAATCGATTCTGTAGATTGTTAACAACAGGATTTGAATTTAATGTTTTTGCTTTGAGGTGGTAATCCATATAATTAAAATCTGTTACTTCGTATCTATGAAGCAATGGATCAATAGTCAGCAAACGATTTGCAAACATACCAGAAGATATACCATCTAATATATTAAATGAATCAATTAATTCGTATGCTAAAACATTAAAAACTTCTGTAGAACCTAAGTCACCATAATCCTCAGATTTTATATTTTTAGGACGATAATGATACGTCTGATATGGAGTTCTTTTGAATAATGTTTGTAATGAAGAAAAATTGTATCCTTCAGCATTTTCGAAAAACAACATATCTGCACCAACATTTCCTTGTATTCCAGACTGAGAATAAAGTGTTAACCAATTTATTGCTTCGAATGGTTTAAAGTTTGGAACAATTATACTGTAGATTCCTTTAGTTTGTTCTATATTTCTCTGATTGTATTTGTGTTCTGGTGCTTTTATATAAACATTTAATATATCTTTAATGATATCTGAAATTTGTTTATTTGGATAAGATTTACTGATTCGATATTGTTCAGAGAGAACGAGTTCGTCAGAACAAAAATATATTGCATAAGATTCAGAATCAAATCCAGATGACTTTTGTCTTGGGGATATTTTATATACTCTGAATAGTTTATCTATTCTAATATTAGGATTATTATCTTTACCAAAAGCCAATCTTATATATTCATTTCCATGTAAACCAAGCTTCTCGATATAACCTTGTGCATCAGAAATCATTACTTGACCAGATACTGAATTATTATAAATGTCCTCAAAGTAAGATAATTCTACCATGCTAGGTTTTAAGTCTAGTGTGATAAATTGACCGGATAGAAGATTAATCGATATAAGGTTATAGTCTTTAGAGTAAACAATACCTTTTGTTTTATCTCCTACGGTAGGATTACTTGTCTGTGCTTGTGTTGGACTAACTAAATTAATTGCCATATTATGTCATTAATAGTGATTTCAATTTATCTTCCATGTCATCAGCATAGTTTTCATTGATAATTTTTGTCTCTCTTTTCATTTCATTGGTTTCTAATTCATAATCATATATGGTTTTTGTTTGACGAGATTGAGTAACTCTAGTATAGCTGCCTGAAGGAAAATATTTTGTGGTTATTAAATTTACAGGTAAGTTTGCATAGGTTTCTTGATCTACAATAAAAACATTTGTTGTGGTAATATTGGATTGAGAATCATATGTCAATACAAGTTTTTCATATAGTTTTATTGTGGATTGAGTATATGCAATAACAGTTTGACTGTTGGCGTTTGCCGCTGCTTTATATTTGTCGTTAAGAAACGATTGAAAATTTCTTTGAGATAAAGGTAAATCCCATTGCGGATCAATAATATTGTTTCCATATAAAAATATCCAATAACGATATGGGTTATTGTAATATTTTGTTGCTATGATCTCTGGCGTGTCTCCATCTTGCACGGCATAGGTATAATATAATGAAGGATTGTTCACTAAATTTGGAACAATATTAACTCTAGCCAATAAATTAGTTGCTAAAGTTGCTGTGCCTAAACCATCTGAATTAATTAATTTCGGAAAATTAGAAAAATATTTCATTATCTAACCTCTCCTTTTTCCATTCGTGTTCTGTCGAGAATTTCGATTTCTTTAAATGACAAGTTTAATCTAGTTTGTACAGGTGCGCCACCAGAATATGCTGCCCAACCATTTGGAGCATAATCAACAGAAACATCTTCTAAAACACAATCTCCTACCTTATATAGTCTATCATTTTCATTTCCAGTTGATACTCCACCATTACCAGTAATTGCGTTTCCCAAAGGAACATTAGGAATAATACTATTGCCTGCTTTCTGTAGCATATTTGTTAGTCCAGAAATTCCTCCAGACTTTGCCATTAAAAAATTCATATTAAAAATAGAAGGAGGAGTAAAATACATACCACCTTTACCTTGAACTCTAGGAGAAGATGCGTATATGAACGTATTGACTATTGCAGAAACTTGATCTGATTCTTCTTTTGATTTTGGAGTAAACAGAAACTCCATGGTAAAAGTTCTAAACCCTACACCTTTATATATTAGTTGCAACTGAGGATTAATCGCCTTACCTAAAGCTTTTAATCCTAAATCTGTAAGGTTGGTATTAAACTGTCTGTCTGCTAGTCTCAATGCTGCTTCTGGTCCATATTCTTCTAAATTCTTAATGACTGCGTTTTTGATATCAGCTCCACTTCCTCCACCAGCATTTAAATCTTCGATTATCGATCCTATCGCTCCAGCCGCTCTATTCATGCCATTAGTTGCCTCTATTAGAGTCAAGTCACTATATTCTGCATGATAATTCATAGCTAAAGTATCTGGCATATACAACGAAACAACAGTCTTTGTTTCTTTTTTGTTTGGTTTCAAATGAGCATTTAAGTTTGTCGCTAAGTCTGCGGCTTTTACTGTAGCTGATTTTAACTGGCTCGCACCTTTAGCTATTTGTGCTTTTGCGGCTTCTCTTGCTTTCTCGTCTAATGATACAAAATTCGCAGCACCAGCAGCAGCATTGTAAGTACCTGAAACAGAATCACTTACCGCATCATATAATTTTGTTTCTTCGAATTGTGTTGGAAGAATTTCAGAAATAGTGAATTGCACAATATGCATTTTTGAAGGATCATTACCTAAATCTGATGGATATTGGTACTTGTTTAGACCTGTTTTTGTCCCAAATAGCTTATCTAATGGTCCTTTAATGACTCCAGTCAAACTGCCTGTAGAGATCCCGCCTATTTGATTGATAATAGCCATGAGTTGAATATATAATACAATTAACGTTAATGATTATATTTATATGGCATACTCTGGACGATTTAAACCTTCAAACCCACAAAAGTATATAGGTGACTATAATAATGTCATTTACCGGTCATCATGGGAATGTAGAGTGATGAATTGGCTTGACAAAAATCCTGAAATATTACAATGGAGTTCTGAGGAACTTGTCATTCCATACAAGTCACCAGTTGACGGAAAATTTCATAGGTACTTTCCAGACTTTACAGTAAAGACAAAAAACAAAACACTGGTTATTGAAATTAAACCAGAAAGAGAAAAAAAAGAACCTAAACCTCGTAGTAGAATTACAAAACAATACATTCAAGAAGTTGCTACCTATGGAATCAATCAAGCAAAATGGAAAGCAGCAACGGAATATTGTCTTGATAGAGGTTGGGAGTTCAAAGTTTTAACAGAAAAAGACCTAGGAATATGAGATAAATAGTATATGGCCTCTCAATTAACTAAAATCGCACAACAAAAATCCAATCTCGATCACGAAATATTATCGAGAGAGAGTATCAATTGGCTAAAACAAAAAATTAATACTATTCGTAACCCAATAGCAGTCGCAAGAGAAATTACAAGAGAACAGCAAAGAAAACAAAGAACTGTACTAAGAGGTCATTTGTATTTCTATGCTTATGATCCAAAATATGCGGAGATTTTACCATATTACGATATCTTTCCTCTTACTCTGGTATTGGAAAAATATGGCGATGGATTTCTTGGATTAAATCTGCATTATTTACCAATACCATACCGTGCCGCATTTTTGGATAGATTGCTCGACTTTGCCAAATACGATGAAAATGAGGGTATAGAGAGGCTCAGAGTAACATATGACATTCTGAGAGCAACTAAGAATTTAAAGGCGTTTGAGCCCTGTCTGAAGCGTTATTTGTACGGTCAAATGAAAACTCCTCCACTAAAAGTAGAAAACCATGAGTGGGAGACAGCTTTATTTTTGCCAGTGGAAAGATTTCAAAAAGCTAAAAAGTCTACGGTACATAAAGAATCGATAGAACAAATAAAGGAAATATAAATGCCATCGTTAAACGAGTTCAAAGCCAGTTTTAAAACTGATTTTGCCAGACCAGCTAGGTTTAATGTGGAAATTCCACTTCCACTAAAACTTGTGGCATATTTAAATACAGCAAGATTACTAACATTAAGATGCGAAAATGCTGAACTTCCAGGTAAAACTGTAGCCACAACAGATAGAAAAATTTATGGTCCTATCGAAAAGCAACCGTATCTAACTACTTTTAATGACTCTACATTCACCTTCATTGTGAGTGACGACATGAAAGAGAAAAAGCTTTTTGATGCATGGATGGATTTAATTAATCCAAAAACCACATTTGACCTAAATTACAAAGGTGACTACATTACACCAATTACTGTGAATCAGTATGATGTAACAAATAAATTATCTTACTCAGTTACAATGATTGATGCATTTCCTGTTTCAGTAAACCAATTGGACTTAGATTGGAGTAATGATAACACTCATCATAAACTATCGGTAACCTTTGCATATTATACTTGGGAAAATAATTCAATTCAAAGCTTTGCACAGGACCTCGTCAATGCTGGAATCTCAACTGGAGTTGATATTGCAACAGAAGCACTTTCGAAATTTAATTTTAAATCACCATTCAGTCCACTTACTTCTGACACCGGAGGCGCCGTTTATGATATGAAAACTATCGCTAAAGGTTTTGAAGGAAAAAATTAATATTATAGGAGATCATCATGGGTTTGCCAAAAATAGATACACCAATTTACGAACTTGATTTGCCGTTGTCTAAAAAACATATTCGTTTCAGACCTTTTCTAGTAAAAGAACAAAGAAACTTATTGATGGCTCTTGAAGCAGAAGATAATGACAGTATAGAGCAAAACATTAAACAAGTTTTGCATAATTGTACTTTGACTGAAGATATTGATATCGAAAAACTTCCTGTTACAGATGTTGAATATTATTTTCTAAATCTTCGTGCCCGGTCAGTCGGAGAAGTTGCAGAAAACAAATATAGATGCAACAATGAGGTAGACGGAAAAGAATGCGGTAGCATAATGGAAGTGAATGTGAATTTGCTGGACATCAAAGTAGATATGCCAGAAAATATTACAGATACCATTAAGTTGTCAAATAATATGACAGTTAAACTAAAGTATCCTGAGTTTTCTATAGTTAAAGAAGCAAAAGATACTACGGATATTGGAGAGTTTGCAATTAAAATGATTGCAAGTAGTATTGAATATATTCACGATGGAGAACAATTCTATTATGCATCTGAAGTGGATCAGAATGAACTTGTTGAATTTATAGATTCTCTCAATCAACAACAGTTTGTAAAACTAGAAGAATTCTTCAACAATCTACCTAAGTTGCAAAAGACTGTAGATTTTACTTGTGGTAAATGCGAGTTCAATCACAAACTAGAACTTGAAGGACTCAACAATTTTTTCGTCTAACCTTTCGTCATGATTCATTGCAGAATTATTATAGAACAAATTTTGCATTGATGCAGCATCACAAATATAGTCTTGCGGAACTTGAGAATATGCTACCGTGGGAGAGAGATATTTACGTGAATCTCTTAATTCAACACATTGAAGAAGAAAATGAAAAAATAAAACAAAGAAACGCAGAAAGAAGAAAGTAGATGATACCATTACTAGGTAATAAATCTAGACCAGAACCATCAGAAGAATTAACAAACAATGCAGGCGGATTGATGAGTAAATTCAATCCGTCTAATTTGGTTCGAGGTTTGGTTGGAGGTAAACGATCAGGTTCTTCTATGGGTGATATGATTGGAACAGATAGACAGAAATTAAAATCTGCCGTAAGTCCAAAAAACAAAGATCCAGAACTAACAACGGTTGGAGCATCCGATATCTCTCCTGTTCGTAAAGGTGATTCTGTTGCAAACGTGGCTGCAAAAGTATATAACCTAATTAACGGAAAATATGATGAAAGAAAAAAAGAAATTAAACTCGAAAATAAGCTGACACAAGAGTTAGCAATAAAAAAAGAAAAAAGACATACGGAACTTTTGAGAGCATTGAGCGAGAGACCTAAGCAAAAAGTAACTGAGGTAAAGGTACCCAAAAAAGAAGAACCCAAACCAACTCCTCAAGCAGCACCTAAACCTAGTGCTCCTCAAGCGGCTGCTCCTAAGCCAACAACACCACAAGCTGCTGCTCCTAAACCAGCATCACAGGCAGCAGCCCCAAAACCTGGTGCTCCTCAAGCGGCTGCTCCAAAACCTACTACACCACAAGCACCTCAGGCAGCAGCACCTAAACCAACAACACCACAAGCGGCCGCTCCTAAACCAACAACACCACAAGCACCACAAGCGGCTGCTCCAAAACCTGCGGCACCTACGGCTGCACCTGCTGCTCCAGCAGTTCCTTCGGCTGCTCCTATTACACAGGCAGCACCTGCGGTATCTACCGCAACTCAAGTAGCCGTAGGTACAGCATTAGTAGCAGCATCGTCATATTCTTTTGCGGCAGGACCTCTTGCTGAAAATATTGTTGCTCATGAAAGTAAAGTTTCTTCTCCATTGCGTAGAGATGGAAAAAAAATTACAACTAAATGGAAAAATGATAGCGAATATAATGCATATAATAAAGGAACTAAAATTGCTGCCGATTTTGATGAAAAAGGAGAATCTGTAATTGATTTCTCTAAGATGACAATAGAAGAATATTTGCAGAGAGGTTCTATTAAAGATCCTAAAAATCCTAAAAAGATATTTGCTATGGGTAGATATCAAATCATTCCAGACACAATGAAATTTTTGGTTAAGAATTTAAATATAGATCCAAAAACAACATATCTGACAAAAGAAACTCAAGATTATCTTTTCATGGCTGGAATCATAGGAACAAAAAGAAAAAAAGTAAAAGCGTATATTGATGGAGATGCAAAAGTAACTAGAGATGAAGCCATATTGGAATTATCACAAGAATTTGCCTCAATTGGTGTACCATATGATACGAAATATAAAGGAAAAGTAATAAAAAAAGGACAATCGTATTATGGTCAAAACACAAAATCTGGTTTTGCTTTAAATCCTCCAGAAGAAGTTGGTAAAGCTTTAGATGCCGAAAGAGAAAGACAAACGAAACTAAAACAAAAATCAACACCATCGAATGTGCCAGGTCAAGGAAAAAAATTAGGTGAAGCATCAACAGAAAATGCAGATTTAAAGAAAACAGCATCATCAGGACAATCCACAATAATCATGAATAATAACACTACAGTAGCAGCAATGTCACCAACAAATCAAACTATGGTAGCACCAAAATCTGATGCATCGAAATTCGTACAAGGAGTTGGAGCATAATGGAAAAGGCATATCAATATCAACAAGCAAGAAGAATTGGAAAAATATCCATTTCAGACCTTATTGCTAAAAATATTATTGAAGGTGAAAGTATTCCTGGTGCTATAGGAAAATCAATCTCACAAAAATTCAGGGCAAGAGCAACTAGATTTAAAGAGAAATTTGATCTTTTAAACATTGCAAGTATGCTTGTGGGTAGAAGCAGATTAGGTACTGCTATTCTTGGTAAATTGATGGGTCGTAGTGGTGAAGATATTGCATACTTTGCTAAAAAAGGAAGCAGAGCTGGTGGCGCAAAAAATCCATTTTATACAAGAATTGGTGCTGGTTCAAGAGAGCCAGTAAAACGAAACGATAATGTAGCGGATGTATTTGCTAAAGTATACAACTTGATGGAGCGAACGTATGAGCAAGAAAAACGTTTAAAGGAAATACAAAGTAATTTTAAAGAAGAACAAGACATAGAAGATGAAAGACGCCATGAAGAATTACTAGAAGCAATCACTGGTAAAAAATCTACTAAGCCTAAGGCGACAAAAATAAAAGAAAAGAAAGAAGAAGGCGGTGGTATTTTTGATACGATCAAGAAGATGTTTGCTGATCTAGTATCATCTTTGAGTCCATTCATTAATTTAGCTAAAACAATTATGACTGCTTTTGGTAATGGATTTTTGAGTGTGATTGCAAGACTTGGAGCATTCTTATTAAGTCCTGTTGGTATTGCCATACTAGGACTATTGACTGTTGCTGCACTAGGAAAATATATTTTCGATCTTTGGTTACAAAGAGATGAAGCTCAAACACAAAAAGCTTTAGCTAGTGGATATGGAGGTGAAGCAGAATATGAATCAATGAAAGAAAGTCAAGAAAAAGAAGCAGAAAGAGCAAAGATAATTAAAAAATTCAATAAGGATAAGAAAGGTGATATCACCAATGCTACCTTACCTGAACTGAATGCCTTGCGTGATGATATTCTGCAATATGGTAATCCTAGATTTCTATTAAAGAGTAATCCTACACCATTAATCAAGGAGACGTCAAAAAAACTTGATTCTATTGAAGCAGAAATTAAAAAGAGAAAAGAAAGTCAGTCAACTACTACACCTATACCTTCAGTAGCATCACCTGCTGCAATGAGTGAGAAGACTGCTGCACCTATACCTTCAGTAGCAACTCCTGCTGCTATGAGTAACCAAACTACTATGTCATCAAGTGCAGAGCCACAATCTAAACCATTACCTGCAGGTGTCAATCTTCAAGATAATGAAAGCAGACCATCTAAACCTATTCCTGTTTCAACTGTGCCTTCTATTCCACCAGTAGAAAATATAATGAAGCAGAATTTTGAATTAAATCTTCAAGAGAATACTGGCGGTATGGCTGGTGCACCTATAGTTATCAATAAAAATAATGTTGGTGGTTTAAATGTTGGAAATGGTGATACCGGAACTATAACTGGTGCTGCATCTGTTCGTGATTCTCCATTAGGTGACTTGATTGGTAGATTGCAGAAAAGAGCCTCTGTAATGTAAAAACCCCGCACAAGGCGGGGCTAAACAAGACCGTCTAGTCTGTTTTAATCTTCTGCTGCAAGTTTGGCAAAGTAATCCATGTCATCATCTTCTGACTCCTCTAAGCTAGGTGCTGCTTTAGGTGCCACTTTCTTGATAACTGGTTCTGCATCTTCAACAGTTGTTTGTGGGAAAGAACTACCACCGTCTAGACCTAGAACTTTATCTAAACGTGCTTTCACTTGTTCATATGATTTGAACTTACTTGGGTCAATGATCTCTTTAAGAGAGTATTCAGACTTCCATACTTTCTCAAGTGTATCATCATCGTCAAGTAAAGCGGCAGGTGAATCAAATTCACATTTGTCGTAGTTTTGATAACCATCGACTTTACGAATCTTCAGTTTGAAGTTTGCACCTTTCCACAAATCAAAAGGATTCATAGGCTTCTCATCTTCAAATTCTGGATTCATAGCACCATTGATTTTATCAAAAATGATTTTACCATATTTGAACAAAAAGACTTTACCATTGTTCTCTGGACGCTTAGGGTCTTCAACAACATAGATATTTGAAATATACGATAACTTACGCTTCTGATCACGGGCAATCTTTTTGTTTGCTTCTATGCCTGAGTTCCATAGGTTTGTGTTGTGTTCACAAACTGGACACTTGTCATTGTTTGTAGTACGACAATCATCGATCAGCCAACCACCAGGACCTTGAAAGCCATGACGGAATACTTTGACCCAAGGTAAACCTTCATCGCCATCGGCAGGTGGCTCAGGTAGAAAACGAATAACAGCATAACCATTACCAGACTTATCTAGTTCTGGTTTCCAGTAATTGTCATCGGATGAATTTGATTCAGAATTTTGATTGAGTGATTCAATCGCTTTGGAAAGTTTGTCTAGGTTAGACGAACTCTTTTTCAATTTAGAAAAATCTGCCATAGTAATCTCCTTATTAAACGGCGTATAAACGGAATATAATCGACTTGTCCACAATGTATCTCATAATATTAAACTATTTAGTCTCAAATTGCAAGCACTATTTTACATATTTTTACTGCTAGGTAATGTATGCCGAACTAGCATACAATTCTTTTAATTTTGCTTTGTACTTCATTTTATCATAAACAAGAAATGGAGTATACTTTTCTATCTTTTTTTGCCAAGTAGGCCAGATAATATCATCGTCAATCTTTTTTTTCCACATTGGTAAGAAGTTCATAATATCATTGAGTATTACCATAGTCTCTATGCATATTTTACTTGATGCCAATTCAGAAAGCAATATTGGAAACATACCTTGTCTTGGTTTAATAAGTTCTTCAGGATTATAATTATCCAACAAATAGGATACTTGATTTTCAAAAAGATAGAACAATGACTGGTTACGTTTTTGCCATGTGCGGTATATTTCTTCTGCTTCTTCAGTAAGTAATTCTCCTACCCACTTAGAATCATTTACTAAAAAGTTTGCAACAAAAAAACTTCTACATTCTTCTAAGGAATATTTTCTAGATAATTTGTAGAATGAGTATTTGTTTTTATTGGTAAGAAAAGATTCTTTGGAAGTATTAGTCTTACCGTTGTACTTAAAGTAATCATAGCTGTTGCTAATAAAATGCAACCTCAATGATTGATACATCATATAAACGGCTAGTCCTCCATTTTCACTCATAGGGGTAGTCTGCAAGTTTTCTTTATTTGATTATTGCTTTCTGCTTGTTCACGAATCTTTGATTTTAAGTTGGGTGAGATTAAAGTTGAAGCGACTTCGATTTCTAAACCTGTTTGTGAACAATGGTGCAGAATAGCATCGATATAATCAGAACTTAGCCGACTTGATAGTTCCTCAATCAACAGACTGAAATCTTTTATTTCCTCTTTCGTTGCCATATTCTTTTAGTGTCCTTATTAATTCATCAATATCTTCATCATGCATAAAAATGGTAGAAGAAAATCTAAGACCATCTTCTCTTTCATCATCAATCTTAGTTAACAAAAACTGTTTACTGCCATATGGTGATATTTTAAATCTTATCATGTGTTTGTATAAAATATGTGATTACCAATTTGCATTACAACATGCTTTTTATTCCAACCAGGACTAACATACTTTGCATGGTAAAACATTGCTTGAGTTCTAGCTAGTTTAACATGAGCGATAGGTTGTGTCAATGCTTTCATTGCAATATATTTGGATTCTTCCCAAAGATAGGCATTCTTTGCCGCAGGAACAGTCGTACATGTCCAACTAAACTGACAGACACTTTTGCCATTATAATTAGTTTTTTGATATACCACACCACATATGTTTACTGGATATTTACCTGAATTAGTTCGATTGATTGTCACCTGTGCTACTGCAAGCTTTCCTTCAAAAGATTCAGATCCTGCTTCATAGTAAATATTCTTAGCTAAACATTCCATTTCTTTGCTCATGTGTACTTGAATATCAGTATTGATATCTTGTCTCACTTGATATGGAAACGAATAGATAAGAATTACAGTAAAAAATAATATAGTAGCTATAAGCAGGTTGACACTTGTGAATATTTTATTTTTAAGCATTACTTCTCCTTAATAGTTAGGGAGAGACCGAAGTCTCTCTTGTCCCAATCAGGTAGACTTTTTGCTAGTAGTCTTTTCTGGTATGATATTTGAAACGAATCCGTTTAAGGATTGTGTTGTGTGTAAAAAGTGTGGTAGTGAGTTTATTTCTCAGGTACTCACTCGACCTGTGATATTATTTAGCGATTTGCAATATACATGGAAATTTCAAAACCAAAACGCATATCTTGTGCTGAAGGTGTAGTCCATTTCATATCATTCTCCTTGATTTGTCATAGCAAAATACTACGACTATAATTATATATGCATAGTGTAACACGAATGTAATAATTAAAACCATTAAAATGCAAGGTGATTGGGTAATAAGGACACCTTGCGAAACCCCAAGAGAATTAAGCCGCTAGGCGTTCATCTCCAAAATATGCATCGTTTGCATTTACTTGTTTTGCTCGGATTACGTCCGTCGCCTTTCGTGTTGCCTTCTCTATTATCTCACCCTGTCGAAACCAGGTCATCCCCATCAGAAGTACACAATCCCCGCTAGAGCCCTAAGAGGTTTCTTTCATCTAGGACAACTATGCACTTCTGGTGGAGATGGAGGGAATCGAACCCTCGTCCAGAATGCCTTCACTTTGAAGGAATTACAACAATTCTAATTCTTGTATTTTATTTATTCATTGTAGCTATACAATAACCAAATACAAATGGATATCAAACAACCAATAGCTAACCCGATACAGAATCCAGTTATGTATTGTATCATTCTTTATTGATTATGTCAATGCTTATTTCGGTGTATTTTGGCGATAATACGTAATTACATCAATTAAACCATCAATATGATCTTTGACTTTTTCTTTGAAGATTATTGGAGCAGAATCTTTTACTGCCATAATGATAACCAGATTATCAATTGGAGTACCAATTAATTCTTCATACATCGAAGCATAAGCAGTAGTTTGCCAAAAATAGTCTAAAACATCTTCTTTTCTTTTTACTTTACTAGATGTTTTAAAGTCTATTACAGAAAGTTCACCTTCATACTCTGCTATACAGTCAACACGACCTGCCATACCTAAAGTCTTAGACCACAATGCTTGTTCTTGATAATGAATGTTATCTATGTTGTCTAAGAAAGGTTTAATAGAGAGAAAATACTCAACAGCATCAGGCATGATGCCTCTCATATAATATGGTTCATTGTTGAGATAATTCTCACAGATAGTATGAACATTGGTACCTCTAGATGTAGCTTGTTTGGAGATTTTATTGGCTTCTTCTTCGCCAACTCTTGCTCTCCACTCCATGATAGCTTTTTTCTTTTTGGCTCCTACTACAGTGGTTACTGATGGCAACTTAGTACCATCAGGTAACTTGTAATATCTTTTCCCATCAGGAAAAGTTTCTGATTTTAAATCTTCTAGTTGTTTTGGTGGGCAATATGTAAACATAATATAATAGATTTTTTAGTTAATTACTAGCTCGTAATACTCTAAGTTCAGCCGCTGTATTGCAGGTTTCAACAAGTTTAGTAATATCTCGCAATCTTTGTTTTTCAGCTACAATTGCGGATGTGTCTGCATTTGTCTCTAATGCACGTTGAAATAATATATCTTGAGCAGCTAAAAGAGGTTGCCTTTCATTACGCAAACGATCTATAGTGATTGCTTTAGCTTTAGTAATATTTACCGACACGACACCATTATTTAATTCCCACGCACCAAAGAAATCATCATCAGCGTTAGGCAATGTGTTAGCATCAACAATAATAGAATGTTCTGGTGTATGTTTGGCTTTAACATCCTCAATGTTCATTTCGTTTGTTGGAACACACACTGATACGTTGCCATCTTCATTCGTGTATATAATTACGTTCATTTTGACTCCTTAAACTGTTTTCATAATAGCCACACTAGTGAAGGCACCAGAATTAACTCGGGCGTCGCTGGCGTTACTAAATTGGACTTGTACAGATGTAGAGGTTTGTGATAACACATGAGCAAACATTTCGCCATCTGGATTAGTGCTATACCCAATTGCAGAAACGGCATAAGCATCAGTACCAAGATCAGGAAAAGACACGGTATATTTACCTGCTGCACCATTATAGGTTACCCCACTTACATTATCAGACCCGTTTATCGTTGGCGTGGTTGACCCGTTAAAACTAACCCACGCTACAATTGATGATGTAACTGGTTTAGGAGCAGTATTTTGTGTAGTATTATCGTTGAATATTAAATGTGTTCCATTTGCAGAAATTGTCATTTTTATACCTCGTTATTTCGAATCATATATTTATAAACCTAATTTTTCTTTTTGTGTAATATATTCTTTCACAAAACCGCTTCGAACAATGTCATCAGTACAAAACTTAATGTGTCCTACATTTTTAATATTTTCTAGAATTCTCACCGCATCATGCAATCCAGACTTCTCTTTCTTACTATTTAGATCGTTTTGATTATAATCTCCACATAATATGAACCTACAATTCTCACCTACACGAGTTAATACCGTATCGATTTCGTGGAAAGTAGCTGACTGAAATTCATCAAACACAATAATACAGTTTCTAAATGTCAATCCACGAAGAAAGCTAGTAGTTTGAAACTCTATGATTTCCTTATTTACTAAGAAATGCCAAGCATCGCCTCGACCAATTAGTTCATTAACGATATTCATGTAAGGTTCTTGATATATCTTAGCCTTTTCTTCAAGTGTTCCTGGTACAAAACCTAAATCTCTAGAAGGTACTGCCGAACGGATAATAATTATTCTATTATAATAAGAACTTTCATCAAGGAGTTCACTCAATCCTAAATACATCGCAAGAAACGATTTACCTGATCCTGCTGATCCAGATAATACAAGATTGTTACCTTCATCATATGCTAAAAAAGCTTTTTCTTGGTTCTCTGTTAGCGGTTTAATTTTCTTCAGAGTGAAATGTTGTGATTTGGCTTCTGCTGAGGCTGTTCTTTTTTTTGTTGCCAATTGTTTCTCCTTTACCATTCACGAGGCATTTTAGTTTTGTGTCCTGCTTTTACAGTATTACCAGGTACTCTTTCTTTAATTCTACCAATAACTTCTCTTTCAAACCGTGCATCGGGTTGTCCTATACCAGGAACAGACATACGCATACCATCACCTAATATAGGTGCTTCGTCTATGTATCTTTCTAAATGGGAATTATTGGACTTAAAATCATCATACTGAGAGATTCTCATTGTATGTTCTTCAAGTGTATTCGTTTCTTTATTTAAGAATGCGTAAGTTGGCATATAATCAAATCATTAGGTTTATTATTAATCATTACAGTATACTGTATTTATCTAAACTTTAGGTGGCTTGCAACTTGCCTCTATTTTAAAGTTCTTAAACTTCAGCCAATATGTCATGGATGATTTAGCACGTTCGCATGACTGCTGATCAGGAAATTCAAGTGTTACTTTCCCAGGCTGATCATTTGGGTCGTTTAGATGAACTGCTATCAATATCATCAACCACATCGTTGTTCTCCTCTTGTGTCCAAGTTATTATCTCCCATCGACCATCATGATGTTCAACTAACGCAGTACAAGATTCAACCCAATCACCATCATTCATGTATGTTACACTATCAATTTCTTTTATTTCTGCTTTATGTATGTGACCACATATCACACCATCATATCCTTTTTTCTTACAGTATCCAGCAAGATTCTTTTCAAACTGAAACATAAAGTCTACTGCTTTTTTAACTTTTTGTTTTAGAAATAGAGATAAACTCCAATAACCAAAACCAAACTTATGACGAAACCAATTGAATTGAGAATTTAGAGCAAGGACAAAATCGTATGCTTTGTCTCCTAACATCGATAGCCATGGTGCTAGTCTTGTGATACCATCAAACAAGTCACCGTGAGTAACTAGATAATGTTTACCATCTACGCCAACATGCTCACATTGATTTGCAATCTCTAACATACCAAATCCTAGACCATAGTGCAGATATGGTCTAAGAAACTCATCATGATTTCCTAAAATATAAACAACTTTAGTGCCACGTTTAGCATGACCAAGAATTCTACGAACCACATTTGTATGTGATTGCTTCCATTTCCATTTATTTTGTTTTATTTTCCATGCATCGATTATGTCACCAACAAGGTATAGTGTTTCACAGGTGTTATGCTTGAGGAAATTATTGAGTAGTTCAGCCTTGCAGTCTTTAGTGCCAAGGTGAACATCTGAAATAAAAATGCTTCGGTATGTTTTATCCGTTTTCATAGTTGAATATTTGCTGAGTACCATAGTGGTACCGCACGTTTTTTCCAGTTTGCTAAGTGTGTTTTATTTTTAGTGTAATAGTTTCTGTATGATGCAATAGAATCACCAGTAACTTTTACGTCATCAGGCATTGCTGGTGTCGGTTCAGTAAAAGGCTTTTGTGGTATATTATTAGGTAATCTAGCAAGATGCATTTCTAATTTTGAACATGCATGAACTTTACCGTAACGGTATGTATATTCATTCATCAATGCTTGAAACAAACTGAATAACCAATCGTAGTTCTTATCAGACTGTCTTACCCAAACCGCGGAAGGGTGATTAACGTGTGTAGCAGAATAAAGAACATCATCCCGGGAATCCATAAGTCGGTATACAGTTTTCTTGCGGCCAGATGCACTAACACCAGCAGTAAGAACACCGTCAAGAATACGGTGAGCAGTAGAAAGTAATTGAGCATATTCAAGGATCATTTTTATGGTATGTTTATCGTTATGCATTTCTGCACAAAGTTCGGGATCGTTGTGTAGATAGAAAATATTCATATAGTCACCAATGATGTATAATACCAACAATAATAAAAAGGTTTGTCACAACATATATTAACACAATACCGGCACGAATGCAAGCGATTTTGTTAGCTTCGCTGTCATTTGTACCAGATTTTTCACCTAATGCTTTTGCAATAAGTCGCCACATTGTAGTTTAAAAATCTCCACTTTTCTGCTTAAAATTTGCCAATCAGTATTCCCAGCCTTTGCAATATCCAAATCGCTGCAATTTACCTAAAGCTTTCTCGCACCTCTCACCTATATCTGTTCTGTATTGTGGATCATTACCGAGTCTAATTTTCTTTACCTGCTCATACGCCTTATCTTTAGCTTCGGTAATGCTATCTCCTGTACCTGTGCAAACAAGAATGTATGACCCTGCTGTACCCCACTCAGGCACATTCTCAACAAGATTACCTTCAATCATTTTAACGGTGCTACTAAGTTTTACCTCGCATGGATGAATGTGGTCGATATCTGTATCCTCAGTAAGAATTGGAAAATCCAAATAGTCTTCCTCATCTCTTTGATTGAATGGAAAGTCTGCATTTGCCATAACTACACCTACACAGGTTTTTTCTTCTACCTCTAGAGTATTTTTACCTTGTACACAATCTAACATCCATTGTGCAGGATCACCTTTGTGGAGTGGTTGTTGAATATTCCACATAGGATATCCTGGTCTGGCAGTCCATTCCATTGGCCATGGCGTGCCATCTTTTTCGTCAATAATACAATTCATATCCAACATACCAACGTATCCAATAGAATGTAAAGTCTTTTGCATAGGTTTCATTAGTACATCGGCTAATTTTGATTTGCTTGTGTAGCGAATAACTGTTCCCATCTCTCCAGTATTCACACCTAGGTCACCATTCATTTGTTTTTTAAATTCAAAACCTTCAGCAAAATATGGTTGCCAACCACCAGGACCAAAGATACCTGTTACGGCAACTTCAATACCTTTTTTGAATTCTTGCAGAATGAATGGGGAAGAAGGTTTACCTTTTTCTTTGCGTTTGCTTAGAAACCCGATGAGGTCGGCTTCGTCTTTTGCGACATATGACAAAGTTTTATCTTCTTCTTCGCCACAAGGTTTACAGACATATCGTTTTGGATTTTCTTTGATGAAAGATATGGCAGCATCGTAATTTTTGAATTCGAATGAAGGAATGATTTTACCGCCAAATTGTTTGACTACATTTTGACCATACATTCGATCAAGTTCGAGTTTTGCTGCTCTTTTTCCTGGTCCGAATATTGGATAACCTGCTTTGATATATTTGTCTATCTCATCCATATATTCTAGATTATCTGCCAAGAATATAAGATCAGCAATACCCATATATTTGCGCCAATTGTCTACTTTATCGACTAGGCCTTCACCTATATGAGCCGCTCTTGAACCTTTAGTATAGAGTTTGACTGTGTGTCCGGCTGCTACACAACGCAGACACCAGTCTAATGTTAACCCGCTTGGGTCAATTACAAGGATGAGCATTTTATATCCTAAGGTTAGTTTAAACTATCCTTATTATTTATTACTTCCACTATCATTATATTTTGCCGACTCAACCTTGTTTGACCAAAATTCTTTTTCGGCTTCAAAGAAATCTAGATCACCTTTAGTCTGCTGAGGTCCCAGTGGTCGTTGCTTCTGCAATAATACATCAGGATATGTTACCTGAATATCTGCAAATTTGTAACCTACACCTCGAAGAAACTTTTCAAAATGCACCATTACTTCATCTAGATTACAGGCAGAAAAACTTGTTGAGGTCGAACAATCGACTTCTTCCAAATCTTCAGTATGTGAAGAAAAATTAAAACGAATCAATTCATTCATAGCTTAGGAATCTCCACTTTATCAGATTTTTTAGGAAAACGTTTTGCAATATCATCAGCACTAACAGTCTGCAATGCAAATTGTTTAAACTGTTCGTAAGAGTCCTTTACGTTATAAGCACTTTTACCGTTAACAGCGGCAGTATCTGCAAAGAATAATACACAACCACCAGCAGCCAGAGGAGCAATCTCAATAACACTATCAAGATTAATGATGGTTTTACAATCTTTTTCTACTGAATCAACTTCAACAAAAATGGCCATTATGCCTCCAAGTCAGGTTTAGAATTATTTTTGATTTTAGCATTTTTTGATCTTAATTCAGCAAGTTCTGCTTCAATCATAAATTGTTTAGTTTCATGTAGTCGTTCTGGTGCGGTGACCATCAGCAACCGTTTTGTTTCTTTACTCATTTTATATCCAGATGCAAGCTTCATTTTTTATCACAGTCCTTTGTACGAATTAAATAATTAGTATGTTCATTATAAGGTCTTACAAAAAAACATTCTCCACTTACTGACCATAGCAAATGATTTTGGATTCCTTGAGACGGAATCAGTTCAGGAGGGTTCTTCAGTTCTTCATATTTTGTTCTTGCTGCAAGAAAAAATACAATACTAAACAACACTATGACCGTGTTTGTTCCAATAGCGTATGCGTTTTTACGAATAAACTCAATCATCAAATTACTCCAAAGTCATGAAGTAGTACATATAGAGACAACAATAATAACATAATTGATGTTAATTGTATAGAGGTAAGTAATAAGTCTACCATTTGCTCTTTATAATATTCCAATTCATGTTGGGTCATTTCACGTTGAGCCAATAGCATAGGTGGACACTCCGTTTCTCCGCCCATCATATGAACTGTTTTATTTTGTTCTTCTAATCTACGCTTAGTAGATAACCAATGCACAATACTAATCATTTTATCTCCCAATTAATCCCACAGGCTTCTGTAGTAGCGACCAAAAAGTCTAAATCCATTCTGCATACGTTCTTCTACCTTTCGAATACCTTCATAGTCACATTTATAGGTATGGTTAGGTCCTTCTTGAAATTCATATAGCATCGGATCACCATTGTCATCCCATTCAACTGGTACACTTTTCATGTCATTTACACCAGAACTAAATGCTGCTTCCCAAGTATCATCTACGGTATTCTCAAAAGCAAAAATCATTTCACCCATCACCCAATCCCAACGTTTGAAATGGTTATCGTCAACATCCCATTCATTTTCTGTTGGTGGTGCCGATGACTTTTTTAATTCTTCGGGTACGTCATCATCATCAACACCAGGAGCACCATGCTTATTGGCATTTAATTGTTTTAACATAGGCAGAATAATACCAGCCAATGTATGATCCATCGACCATGTATCCCAACGATCAATCTTCACATAATTAATTTGCGGATGCACGAAGTCTAAAAATTTCTGTCGTGCTATGGAAAATGGACTTAATATCTTTGCGAGTTTTTCAATAATTGGTTCATCGTAATTGATCTCACGCCAAAAGAAAACTTTCTCAAGAATATCATAAGGAGAAAGCCAATGATGTCGATAGTTGGAAATATATACTTTCATGATTATTTCTCATTCACAATATTAGAAATTTGTTGAGCAGGAATACCAATATCATATGCCATGCAATGGTATGATAATAGTTGAATAATCCTAGCAGCCTTATTTATGAGTATACCACGCTCATGCTCACCGAATTGATTTTGTATAGCGGCATACTCATTTAATTTTTCAATGAATTTATCAACAGCCAAAGAGTCTTTAATTATTTCACTCATTAGACCTCCACATATTTAAGTTTAAAGCTATCAGCACGATCCTCATACCCATCGTAGCCTCTAGGATTGCAAACTACTCTAGTTGTGCCGATCATATAATCAAATTCTTCATGAGTATGGCCATGCGTCCACAGTTTAATATTTCTGTTATCTAATATAAATTCTACTAGGTCACTACTATACGCACCATTAATATGTGTTTCGTGCTTATATTTAGGATGGGTACTCTCTTTACATGGTGCGTGATGACCAACTACCACAAATTTAGCATCAGGATTTAATACTAGACAAGTTTTTAGTTTATTTAAAAACGTATTATGATCCTCAACAGCATCCATTGGAAGAAAACGACAGCCTTCACCAACTTTTTTATTGGTGATGACTCTAAAATCACTCATATAGTTTTGGATTTTATTGATTGAGATAGGATCACTTTTGTTCATATCTGTCCACAATGTACCACCAAAGAATATAACATCATTAACACGGACGCTCTGCTTATCTAAAATAAGAAAATTATCAAACTTCAGGTGTTTATATAGAGTATCAAAAGTTTCACTAAAGTCACCATGATAGTGTTCGTGATTACCTGCAACAAATAGAACCATCTTGAATTCTTTACAGCAATTGGCGATGAATTCGTAATATTCTTTTGCAACCTTTTGGCGAATACTAAATTCATTATTGAGGTCTGTTAGGTCTTCGGCTACTAAAATATCACCACCAAGAATGAGAACGTCCGCATTCTCGGTATTCTTGATTACAAGAGAACCAAATTCTAAATGTAAGTCAGAACAAACAGCAATTTTCATCACAGGTACCTATAGAGTTCAAAACGTGCATCACGGAGAGAAGTAAATTTTTTATCTTTTATATAGATTGTTTTAGATGACATAACACGGCATTCACCAATTTTAGTGTCAAAGGTATAGTATGTAGTCTTACCATTAACCACTTTTGTTTTGCAATGGTAATCATTTACTAGACCAGCAAACATTAGCAATTCGCGGAATTCATCGGATACAATTTTACGAAGGTATGCATTATTTACCACTATAGTTCTCCAGTTTAATGCAACGATAATTTTTTTCAGGCAGATTTAATTCTTTAGCAGCAGCCTTGCACATTTCTTGACCACGAAAGGATGCTAGTGGTCGCCAATCATAGTATGTACGATAATGATCCGCTGAAACTACTGTCCATAGAATTAGTGCATAGACTGCCATTATTTTTTTCCTTTTGGTTTAGGAAACTTGCTACACCACAGACACTTGATTGATGGTGTATCTTTGAAGTAAAGATTCATGTCAAAGTATTCCTTACTGCATGATACACAGGTAAACTTCTTCATTTCAATATCTTCAGGTTCAGCAACCTTTTTTGTTCTAGGTGTCTTTGGTTTTTCTTCTTCCATAAAATCTAATATGCTCATCTTTGTAAATGATCCATTATATAATTTTGGACTGTTTCAACATCTACTTTGTACACCTCTGCTGGTGTTTTCATATCAAAGGCACGATTGGGAGAATCCCACCACATATCAACAAGCTGCATATCACCAAGTAAGGCAAATAACAGCTTGTTGATTCTAGGAGAAAAATTGTTTTTCATCAAACAGCGGTAACTTCTTCTTTTATTTCAAGAGATTTAGTTGGTTGTGTACTGCCAACATAACAACCGTTGCTGTCAAAATCTTTGAAGTTTACAAGTTGGTATGCGGTCACTTTACGACCATCTTTGACTACCTTTACAACACCATTATCATACTTGCGAATGTCATAGATGAAGGTAGAAAGGCGATACATCAAGGCAGTCATCTTTGCATCGGCTGCAAATGACGCTTTAATATCTTCCACGTTTACTACTTTGCCACTCAAAAGAATTTGAGCAATTTTATTGTGAGGACGAATTTTAGGTGTGTTAGTTTTTGCCATAGTATAATATTCCAATCAGGTTAATAGAACTATATTGTAACATATTCTGGATGATATGTCAAGAGTTAAAATGGAATTTCGCCAGTTGGTGGTGCTACTGGTGCTACTGGTACCACTTCAGGCTCATTCGCTTTTATATCAATCTTAGTGTATAAATCTAAGAATGACGTTTTGGTTTCTGCATCAAAGCGGGCAACACATAGTTCAATCGCTTTCATACGATCACCAAAAATCTTATATGCTTTCGCAATATGGACAAGACGGCGAGTAGAGATAATTTCATCTACGGCATTCTCATCAAATGATTTACGAATAACATCTGCCCACTGGACGAGCAGTTCAACGAATTCTTTATCTTCAATAAGAGGAGTAAGAATTTTCTTTTCTGTTTTTGTATCGGGAAATTCTTGTTCTACTGTAATTGGAAATCTTTCTAAAAAAGCAGAATCTAGAATTTGAGCCAAATATTTTCCTTCGTCACTTCCTTGACCTTTGGTATTTGCAGTAGCAATCACATTGAAGCCAGGTGCAGGATACACCATCTCGCCATTCTTCTTATTAAAGTATGGCTTACCTTCTAGAATACCTTGCAAACACATTAGCTTGTTAGAGCCACGGTCTACCTCATCAATCAGTAAAATCGCACCTCGCTTCATTGCAAGAATAACAGGACCGTCACGGTTAACCACGTTACCATCAACAAGTGTAGGACCGCCAAGTAAGTCGTTTTCATCGGTCTCAATAGAAATATTGACACGGATACATTCACGTTTTAGCGTGGCGCATACTTGCTCAACCATCAAGGTCTTACCGTTACCTGATAGACCAGTAACGAACACAGGATAGAATTCTTTTGAAGAAATGATATTAGTCAAATCTTTGAAAAATCCAAACGGTACATAATCAGGATATTTCACAGGAACAGAAGGTTCCGACTCATCAATCAGTTTAGGTTGTTTGAAAGCCAAGACCTGTGCAGCCATTTCAACGGTCTCGGTTTCTCTTACCTCGATAGGTGCGGAAGTTTTTACTTGCGGTTTAGCAGAACCAGCTACCTCAGGTAATTGATATTGACCACGACCTGCACGATATTCCTTGCGTGATACAAACCAAAATGGATAAGGTACATCCTTTTCTGTTACCACACGGTCAACCTGGTCACGGTTTAGAATCGCACCTTCGCCATATAATTCAGCCGCGGCTTCTACAAAAGCAATAGCATTTTTATTCATTGTTACCTCATTAAAGATTTTCATTTTGTTTATACAAAGTATAAAATTCAGAATCATCCACGTAATTCATTAATTTCATTATAGCAATTACCTCATCAACTGACATACCCATGATGGTCGCCACCTGTTCTGGTGTTTTACCGTCACCAAGCATTTCAACAATTGTAATACATTGTTCCTTCATTTTACCCATAATCTTATCCTATTAAAATCTTACCTAAAAAGTAGCCACACAACAAGAATCCAAGGATTATTATCAGACCAACAAGCTCTGCTAGAAAAATTGTAATTATTTTAATAAATTTCATTTTATTAATTTTCTAAAAACACTTGGGTTGTGGCTTTGCGAAGGATAGCCATGGTTTCATCATAATCCTTTTTTGAGAGTTTTTCAGCAAGGATTCCTGCTAAGGTTGTTTCATAGTATCCTGTGGCATACGCATATCCACCACGTTTTTGATACGTCACGGCAGAGAATCCACGCAGGACAGCATCAGCCTCGGCTCGGCGTTGCGATTTAACAACAAGATTTGTCTTTTTCATAATCAGCCTTTCTCTATCAGTATGGCTCTATTATGAGGCATTCCTGCCCAATTGTCAAGGGTTATTTTTGTTGCTTTTTTGCAACATATCTGCCGGAGCCTTGAAAACCTAGCATCCACGCGGGACGTATACAGGCTAGGAAGGGTTGTAGGAGGTTTTCTGGTAGTGGTCCACATGGAGATATTAGCCAAAAAAAGAGCCTCTTATACGGAGGCTCTGGAAATTATCATTTTGACAATTATTGGATGGTTAATTAAAAAATTCCTGATTCATTTCATGGGTCTTAATTTCCTTTTCCGTATATTCTACGGAATGCCATTCTCCGTCAGGAGTTTGGGCACGTACAATATCAAAGGAATATATGGATCCCATTTCAGTAAAAAAGCCCTCGACCTCTGCAAAACGGGTTACAGTCTTTTTATTGTCTAGCATGGTACCAAACCATCCATTACGGAGTTGGATACGCATTCCTTTTTTAATTTCAGCGGTTTTCATTTTTTCTCCTAGTTCAATGTAAGTACATTATAAATTAGCCGCATAGTGCAAATTCCGCTAATTGTTTCCAATTGTCATTAGGGTTCGCTTTACGAATTTTGGTGCATTGTATAAGTGAACGAAGGGACAGTTCACGAACATAGTCCTTAACATTATCAATAAGGTTAAGGGCATCGAGTTTCATAGCACGAGGAAACTCAGGCATAAACTCTGGTGCATCAACAAGGAAACGCATCCGGTCAACTTTTTGTTGGGTAGTCATTGATAGGTCAACAACCATAGAACGGCTAAGGATCGCTTGGTCAATCTGGCTTGATGATAGGTTACTGATAAAGATAACACGACCTTTGAATTCAAAAGATTGAGGAAGGTCCTCATCACGGATATCCGCACGGTAAGTGATAATACGGCGAGAATAAGAATCCAACGCAGCCTTCAATAAATTCAATGATACAGGATCCCGCAGGATAGAATCTGTATCATCAAAAACTAGGACGCCATCTTTGTTTTCGTATAATGTACGGTACAGGCCTTTGGCAGTCGAATAGCCTTTTACAACCACATAATTCTTTTTGCCTACAGGTGCACCGATTTCAGCAAGGGACATATCCTTCATGCCTGCTTGCCGCAAGGATTGAGTAACAGTAAAGGACTTGCCAAGACCGCCAGGACCTGTAACGATAACGGAAGCCTGATCGCCTTTGGCTAGCATGGTCACCATATCTGATACAAAACCAAAACGCTCATTAATTGAAAAACGTGATTCTACAACAGGAGCAGGTTCTGTATTGAATTTGGTAACAGTAACAGGACCATTTTGTTGGTTCTTGGTCTTACGAAAACCTGCACGTGGAACGCCTCTTGGCATATTATGCTCCTTTGAGTTAATTAATCAGTATGGATACAGTATAGGGTATCCATGCCGAATTGTCAAGGGTTTTATCCTCTTATTCCTATTAAAAATAAGAGAGTTGTTGCAATAATTGCAATTATTCCTGTTATTATCACAATTGCAAGATCCTCACGCATAGTGCCTCTCTATAATCTCAGGACGATAAGAACCCACAAAGGCAATCAATTCCTTTGGTGATAGTGAATCCAGTTTTTCTTGGATAGCGTTATAAGCAAAATCTTCCAATTGTTCGGGTGTCATGCTAATAACCCTCTGCCACGCATATTCCGTCTGTATGCGGTCCCTACGGTCGTTAGTGAGTCTTAACATTACATTTCCTCCGTTTTTTCATCAAGTGCCAATTCACTCACTACGTCAGAGAATTCGGTATCATCATAGGAAGCAAAAGTCCACTGGTTGTTTTGAAACAGGTAACAATACTCTGCTCCACGGTTATAGTATTCCTCAAGAAAATCAGCTTCGGACTTAAAAATTCGTGCGGTTGCATCGAATTCACCACGGTCACGACCATAAAAGGTTGACCAATCTTTTGCATTGGCTTCCTCATACGCCTCACGCTCACCCTCAAAAGGTGAGAAAGGACGTTTTTGACCAATCACTTTTCCTAGTGACGAAATATCACCCAAAACCAACAGGTCAAGGATATTCTCTTCCGTGTTATAACTTTCAACTAGGGTCTGACCAACACCTTGCAGATAACCATCCCAATGACAATAAACTGCCATAATAACAGTATCAGCCAATTTGATACCAATAGCGGAACGAGTAGCCATTATTTTTTCTCCATAATATAATCAATCACAATTTTTGATTCTGAATAATCAGAATATTCCAAGGCAGCCTCAATCATTTGCTCATGCAGGTCATAAAGGTCTTCCAGCATGGCTTCAATAATTTGACGTTTCCTATACATACGTTTTTTCCTTCATCAGGTCGGAATACTCAATAGCCGTTTCAGGGTATAGAATTTCGCCATCAAAATCCAACTGGCTTTGCTCAAACCAGGACAGATAGGTATCAGGTTCAATGGTAAAATATTCCACGTATTCCTGGGACATATCGCTATTATGGCAAAGGATTTTTTCAACGTGGTCAACGATAGGCTGATAGGATGCCTTATCATTGTAAATAGGCACGTTTAGAATCTTATGGGATGACCCACCTTTCATTTTCCAATAAGGTTCGTCAGGTGAGCCATAATTCTCGGTGTACTGCGTGTGGATGACTAGCATCATAAAAGTCTCCTATCAATCAATTTATATGACTATTATAAGGCATCCATGCCGAATTGTCAAGGGTTTTACCAACCTTCCATCCACATTTCAATCTTGTCATAATAGTATTCCGCAAGGTCTGCTATAAATGACAACTGTTTCAATAATAGCAACGGAAACAGGATTGTCAATCGGATAAGCCATGTTAGGGTCCAATTATACAATTTTAGACTCCTAAAAAATTCGTAGGTAAGTCGGCAAAGGTTGCATTGGTACCATAAAGGTTTGCCCGCTGCCAAGACCACAGGTCGGCTATTTTATTATAGGTAGGACCAAACACGTATCCCGTAGCCTCTACACAGGACTGCCAGCCACCTGGCACGTTTTTACAGACAATTTTCATAATTTATACCTCATCACAAAAGTCAACAATTTCGGTAAGTTTAATTGCAGGGTGTGCAAAATCATACCACATTTCATTTACCAAGTCGGTTACATCGGCATCCTCAGATACCCAAACACGCACCACAACCTCGATGGATTTTAGTTTATCCTTGTCCAGTTTATCCTTGTCCATTAGTATACCTCTCTTTCGCGGATGTCATAGGTAAAGTAATGATTTCCATCATCCTTTTCCATCTCTTTAATATAATTAATGGCATCATCATACTTGGCAAATACTCTCAAAACGGTATCTCCCTCATATTCATATATTTCCACTACAATAAATACTTTTTGCATTTTCTTACCTCATTGTTGCTAATCTTACCCATGCACCATCCACAGGTAATCTCAAGGTTTCGGACTCATCCAAAGAAAAGGTGTCAAAATTATCATCATCCACCCATCCGTCGGTGTTACTCCAGAGAAAATCTGGATCAATTGTGTTTTGAATAACAAAGCGGTTCATAATTAAAACTCCTATATTTCATCATCAATCAATATGGATACAGTATAAGGCATCCATGCCGAATTGTCAAGGGTTATTCCACTGGTTAGTGACCACTTAGATTACAAAGTCTACCACGTAGGTATCCATTTCAATTTTGCTAATCTTGCACTTAAAATCAAATGCCTGCATCAAATTGGAAAAGACCTTGCGGGATACGGACATCGGAGCGGTGTAGAATAATGATCCATTGTACACTTCAAAGTCCGTTACCTTCAGTCCTGCATTGGTACACACCTCGGACACTACCTGATTAAAATTATCCATGTTATTCAGTCTCCCCAAATAGGTACGATATATCACGTTGGTCCAATTCCATCATTAATTCCTCATCAGCCATCGCACGATAACCTTTGAAGCCTGATTCTAGAATTGACCTCAATAATTCCACGCCATAGTCGGAATTCATAACGGTATCAAAATCATTATCCACTAGGGTTTCAATAGCTTTTTCACGGTCGAACATTTTTTACCTCTTATAGTTAAGAATTAATTAAGTAGCCTTTAAGCAGCCTTTACGCTGCCGCCAACATAATTGTAGGATATTTCACAAAACCAGTGGTGTCTTTTTTCGCTTTACCTTTTGCATATAAGCCAACTACCACACCTTTAGGATCAAGGAATCGCAGGTCAGAATCATCACCATTAAAGACAGGACGACCTAGATACGATTCTGGCATGGGTTCAGTCTTTTTGATACCAAAGACCACTGCCACATTGTAACCTTGCTCAATAGCCTTAATAACATCAGAATCATTACCATCGGCGGCTGAAAAGGTCAAGTGGTAGTTAGGAATATGCTTAATCTTACGACCAAGGATTTTGGTATAGTCATAAAATTGTACCTCAGGGAATGCAAAGAAAATGTTAGGATACGTCACACCATTACGGACTACCTCATACTTTTCCCATGCGATATCACTAGTACCATTAGGACGATAAACAGGAATCAAACCTAAACGGATAGATTGTTTAAGACCTAATTCGATATCTGCAACCATTAAACGCATGAATTCCTCACGGTTTTCAAAGAATAAACGGGTCTTGCGTTTCCGTGCTTCCTGTATGACGTTAGTGGTCTCGCCACGTTTCATCATACCGCCACGACCAGCCATATTGAGGCAGGCTAGTGTACAGCCTTCAGTCCGCATGGCGCAGGTTTCATAACCAGAAAGGTTAGCAGGAGCAAGGTGTAGAATGTAGGTATTGAAACCTTGCTTAGTGCCTTTGAGGACTTTGGGATTACCCGTAGATAATAATTTCATAATTTGTTTGCTTTCGTCAATTAATCACTATGGATACATTCTACAGGTAATCCTGCCAATTGTCAAGCGTTTTTGGCAAAATCTTTTCGAATGCCAGTCACCGTTTTCCGTGGCATGGAAACGGTAATATTATAATAACCTTTAGACTCCATGACCCTCCGAATATTGCCTGAAATAGTCCACCGCTGAAGGTGTTGCTCATCTGTCAAGTCCTCCAATATTCCACAGAGGTGTTCTAATTTGGGTTCCAATGTAAAAGGGATAACGTCAAGGACCTTGCCGTCACGGACAATTGTTTTCTTTTTAGCAACCACAATTTCGTTTTTCATTTTACTATCCTTTACAGTTAAGCAACAAAATCCACGGCATAGTAATCCATTTCAATTCTGCTAATTTTGCAGCGGCCATTAAACTCCTTCATTAGGTTGGAGAATATCTTACGGGACACTGATAACGGAGCCGTATAGAATAAGGTTCCGTTGTATATTTCATAATCAGCAGGAGCCAGGTACTCGCCACATGTTTTATTGACAACGGTTTCAAAAAATGAATTTTTCATGTTAATGTGTACTCACTTAAAAATTAATCTTCAGACAATTCCACGTCCTCATCGGTATAGCCTTCCACGTAGAAATTGCCATCATCAGCCGCAGAATTAACAAAATTCAAAAAATCCTCACGGTATGCAATAGGATCCATTTCCTTCAGTATAGCAGATGGTGCGAATTCAAGATAGCCCATGCGGAACGGCTCATTGCATTCGTCCAACAATTCGTCAAACATTTCCATGGCTTCGGATTCAGTGTAGATGGTAGTCATATAATCTCCTATCAATTAATCAGTGTATGGATACAGTATAACGGCAAAGGTGCCAATTGTCAAGGGCTTTGCCAAGATTATCCTTCATACAATTCGAGTTTAAAACTATCATCAAACCGTTCTGCCAATTCTGTTATCAATTCAGAATTGGTATAATTCTGATAACCACGGAACCCTGTTCTAAGAATATCCTCAAGGTACCAGGTGTCGTTATTGGAAAGAAAATCTGTTACGGTATTAACATCATCCCGAATCAGGGTCTCAATGGCTTTTTCACGGTTAATCATATAATCTCCTATCAATTAATCACTATGGATACAGTATAGCGGAATGGCAGTGAATTGTCAAGGGTTATCCAAGGAAAAAATGAAAATAAACCGTAGGAAATACTGTTATCCAAAAGATAACCGCAGGATATTCTATTGGTTTTGGGTTCCTGATAGTTTTTGGCTATCGGGCGCATAGGGTCTCGCGGATCCTCTTGGTAGATAGGTCTTAATTACATCCACCGAGCAAACCTTTCAGAATACTGCCAGGAACCTTCAGAAAGGTCTCAGAGGGTCCCTAAGGGTATGCGGAATGGCTAGCATAGTATACCGAAAAAGCCTCGGAGAAACCCGTTTAAACGGCAAAGTTTACTCTGGGACAACTAATTATCGGAATGATAACATCATGCCCAGGAGTGGATTAGGATACCAGATTTGCTGCATCACCATAGAATCATTATAGGGTATTTCAAAGGAATTGTCAAGGGTTTTGCGAGGAAATAAAAAAAATCCTCTAGTTTTTCCACTAGAGGATTCTTATCAAGTTACTAAGGCTTATGCGGTTGCAAACTTAGTAACAACGGCTTTCGAAGGTTTCTTGGCAGCCTTGATGGCTTTGGTGCCAACTTTTGGTGCTTTCATGGCTGCCAGCTTGGCTTCCAGCTGGGCGATTCGAGCAGCCTTTTTGGCTTCACGGTCTTGGGCTTTCAAGGTCTTTTGGATAGCCTTGGTGGCTTTTTGAGTAGCCTTGAATTCCTTTTCATCGGCTTGGGCGGACTTCAATTGAACCTTCAAGGATTTGAGGGTTGCGGTAGCGGCAGCGATATCTGCCTTAAGGAGTTGGATCTTAGTCATATGTTACCTTTCGAAAAAATTAATCAATTTGTTTACTCAATGGATACAGTATAGCGGTTTTGCTGCCAATTGTCAAGGGTTATTTCAATTAATCCTTGCGGTCAAATAGTGCGTCCAGGATAATGTATACACTACCTGCAATAGTTGCAATAATAAAAACGATCTCTAGAGTTTCCATACCTTACCTCTTAATTAAATGCAAAGGTTAATCAGATTACAAGTTACCTCAACGATCCCACTACCTACAATTGTCGAAATAGCAAGGACTGCCTTCGAGAATACTGCCCCGGTGATCAGGCTTGCGAGAATGATAAGGATTTGCATAGTGTGGTTTTTCTTTCGTTTTTTCAGCGTATACACTATTATAGCGGATTCGGTGCCAATTGTCAAGGGTTATCGAGGGTTATTGGTGTTGTAGGAAAACAACGCTGGTGGGATATACTCTGAGGATTCTTTGTGACTCTGCGGTCAGGTTTTGGTGGGCTTAGTGAAATTAAAAAAAAGTTAATATTCTCAAACCCCTAGACCCGTAACTGAAAAACTCCTAGCAAAACCCGTGGATTCCAAAATTTTTTTCGGAGCAGAATCCACGGTAAATCCAAAATAAAACCAAACTTATGAGGTACCAAGAGGGGTTGAGTTAATTTACTCAGTCTAACTTAAAATGCTTAAATGGTGCATCGAGAATATTGGAGAATTCCTAGAAGATACCGCAGATACTACACTACACATACACATCTACTCTATTTGCACTCACAACCATCTCACGTTGTTTCTTTTGATATTCTTCAAGTTTCTCTTTCTTTAAGAGACTCTCAAGACGATCCATTTGTTTTCTATAATCTTCAATACTCACTTCTTTACGGAGTAATTGTAGACTGTGATTGCCATTAACGATTTTCATAGGAGTAGTAGGAATAGATTAGAACCAGTGCAGGCTTCTCTTATAGTTGAATTCATTGATGATTCTGTCAATGTCAGCAGGAGACTTAGGATTACGTGAGGAGATATATTGATCAATTTCGTTCATTTGTTTATTAGCGAACCATTGAATAATCTTTGTTAACATTTTACGACCTTTCTGTATTTGTTTGTATACAGTTATATAGAAAGAAAATGTTGCAATTGCACATATACGTTTTATTTTATTTCATGATAACAGTTATTTTAACTTCTCTATCAGCTTTTCAGAATGAATTAATCGTGCTTCTAGATATTCGATATACTCTTTCATTAGTTGAATTTGTTCTTGGTCGTTCATTCTTCAACTCCAAAGTGTTTCAAAATGCATTCATATGGGTCGTGTTCTTCTCTAAGTGCAATAGACGCACATTCTTGAACAATCAACTGGGCGAACTTTTGACATTCGGGCATATCCCAATGTCCGATACCAAACATATCTTTTTCGTACCCAGCCTCGATAGCAAGTTCTTTAATTCGTTCGTTCATTTTCTATCCTTCAATCAGAGTACGACTTTGTACATCCCAATAGTGTACTACGGCAGCCATAGCGGAAGTCAAGTCAATATATTGTCCTAGATGCTTTTCGTCATCAACAGTAAAGGTGTATTGTCCAGTATACACTAAAGCGATCCAGATATCCACGATAGCTTGTTTATTTGCTTTACCTAGGATTTTACCTGTCTGTACATCATAGTAGTAAAATGCATTAGATCGTTCTTGCCATTCAAAGTTGTTTTTCATAGCGGTTTTGCGTAACCTTTCTTGTGTAGTGTTCCTGTAATATAATCGACATAACACCACGATTGAGTCTTTGCCCATGCAACTACTGAAGTTATTGCCATTATTTCTCTCCGAACTTGGTACACTTGTATTGTTCTGCACTTGTTTTGTACATAACATATTCATGCAGGTTATCCCATACATCTGGTTCACCATAAAATAGGAATACTAGAAGTAATATGGCAAATATCATTCTGACCCCTCTGTGATTGGAAGGGGCGTAAGGGGCGTTGAATCTTTGAAATTGAAATGATCTCTTATTTCTTCTTCGACAAAAACAATACCATCATAAGAAGAATCCAATCCACACTTTCTCAAAGTAAACTCTCTGGCTACTTTAGCGCATTCCTCGACAAGCAATTCAGCAAACTTGTCAAATAAAGGTATATTACCTCCAGTGCAGTTTACGGGGTTGAATCCTGCTTCAATAGCCATTTGTATAATTCGGTCGTTCATTTACTTGCCTTCTGTTAAAAAAAGTGGAGAAGAACCTTCGTGTACAAAATTTTCTGCTAATTCTTCTGCGTCATTAATTCTTACTTTACTAAGTCTCTGTAAGTGTTTACCATCAACATAAAAATCTACCATGTAAGTATCTGAGAATCTAGATACTGTTGCTTTTCTGTTATCGATCTGGTATTCAGATAGTAGCATTTGGTTGTCTCCTTTATATTAATACTTTCTTTATGTAATCATTCCAATAAACTTGTTAAGTACAACACGGTTAATAACTTTGTTTGTATTGTACTTGGTAAACGCTGTAACAAGACTGCGGGTCGTATTCGATTTTACTTGAAAGTCACCATCATCGTCAACATCAGTTTCGGCACGAATAATATAATACTCGTCATAACCAGATGAAGTACATGTTACGCTTTTCTCTTTCATGAATTTATCACGAATGTCATCTAGGTTTGCAGTCTTAGGAAACAGTCGGCGACTTTCTTGTTTAAATTCACGGCTATTCACAAGATAGAAACCAATAACATTTGTATTAGTAACTTGTTTTAAAATGCTTAAAGCAGCAGCAGTATATGATTCATTGCCAGGTTCTTTTACTTTTTCAATAATACCACTAGACTTGTGACGCATGACTGCCGATCGTTTAGCGGTAGTGGTAAAACTGTAATCATCTCCACCTTGTCTTGAATACAACAAATGACCTTCACCATCAGTAAGAAAAACAGTATTCACAACTTGTAGTTTATTCTCTTTTTGAAACTTAGGAACAATCTTTATTGCAGAAAATATTGTTTCGTTGAGAGGTGTGTACTGCATCTTCATCCAGTCTGGGAAGCCACGCATTCTACTATGAGTAACAAGTTGAGAACCATGCAATAACACGGAAGCCATAAAAGAAAGTTCGTTTGCTGTCATCTTATTTGAAAGGATATTCATCAAATGAAAACGTTTCATAATAATTTCATTCTGTTTGTATGTTACAGGTTCTTTGCCTCGTTCTGGATGATCGCCTTGATAATAAAAGTGATTGCTAAAAGCATATACCTCAAAAGGAATATTTACTTTTTTGCAGAACAATACAAGATTCAATAGCTGTTTAATTGTTGCATTCAAATGAGGAACCATCGATCCAGACCAATCAAGGAACATAACAAGTCCATGTGATTTGCCACCAGGTACAACAGTCAGTCGTTTAAAAATATCATCATTAAATTTGTATGAATAAATTTTACTCATATTCAAATCGCCAGTCTTTGCAATACTAGCACGTTTCATTTGATCTGCATTTTTACGCAGTTCAAATTCTTTTACTAGGTAAGAAACTACCTTTGAAGATTTTTTCTTAAATACGTTGAATTCTTCATTTGTAGTTATAGTGTTGAAGTATTGTTCGTTTTTATATCGGCTGATGATATGCTTATATGGAACAATAACACGATTGAGATCAATATCTTCTGGAATGTCACCATATTCGTAATCCGTAGGATCAGCACTTACAAGTTCTTTTTCACGTTTTCGAAATGCATCATCGGTGTAAGATTCAATTTCATCATCTGTATTATTGAATTCATCACCATCAGAATTTTTTCCTTCAGCAGAATCTTCATCTTCTGATTGGTCGTCAGGAGATTCTGGTGTATCAGATAATGAATCGTTTTCTTCATCAACTTCATCACCGTCATCAAAATCTTCGGAAGAATAATCAGTATCATCACTCCACTCATCAGTTGGTTCGGCAGGTTCATCTCCATTCTTCTGTTTGCGTTTTTCTTTTTCTTGGCGATAAAGTGCCATGATTTTCTTAGACACTTCAATAACATCATCAAAAGTTTCTAACTTTTCCATTTCTTCGACAAGAAAAAGTTCTTCATTATCGAATTTGATACCTAGAGATGCACCAATTTTGAAATGTAAATTCAGTCGATCTAGAATATTCATTCCATTCAAGTCAACACCGTTAGTAGCAAAAAAATCACGGGAAAGAAGTTCTCTGTAGGCTTTTGAGAATGGCGCACGGAGACCAGGATATTTTCGTTTGATTAGTTTTTCAATTCTAGCATCTTCGACAACATTAAGAATTGCTTTAGGAATCTTCAAATCAACAACAGAATCATGCCAACCATGTTCTGGTGTATTCAATGCATGACTAATTTCGTGACCAACGAACAGATCGTACAATTCAGGAGTAAGACCATCTTTAAGAATAGGAACTACGAGCTTTCTTTCTTTAAGATTAAAATATGCGGTAGGAACCTTTTTGTATTCAACAGTCAGATTTTCTGTTGCCATAAGTTTGGCAAGCTGCGATTTGGATTCTTGTGTGATTTGCATTTTAATGTCTCTCTAGTGAAGATGATACATTATCTCATGGATCCAACAATTTGTCAACAGAAAACCTGAGTGTTGCATTTATACAACAGGTGATATCACAATGACATTACCGGCTGGATCCACTTTCAGATCCAAGTTTAGTTCTGTACCTTCTTCCCAACCAAGTTCGTCAAGGAGTTCTGGTGGAAATGTCATAATGGCATCGCCAGATCCATCTTCAGCATCTTCAACTACTAATTTATATTTTGTCATAATTAAAAATAAGAAAATTGTTTACGGAGTTGTTCGTATTCTTCTAAATCTTTTTGCCATCTTGTTTTAATTGCCCAGCCTTTTACGATTTCATCCAGTTTTTTCCAAGGATCATCAACACCAACTACTTCACCGTTGTAAATTTTTTCGTTTTCCATAATATCCTATTAATGATAATAATCACTCTGATCGATAACAAAAGACTTGTTTTGTTTCTTTAAATTTCCTAGAGACTTTGCCATCACAACAAATTCATCTATTTCTTCCTCTGTCATTTCTTCTAGCATTTCTCCCATTTCTTCAATTAAGCAAATTTCTTCCTCACTAAAAAAATCAAGTTCATTCGAATTTGAGTCCGACATACAAATTACTCCTTTCATCATAAGCTGTTGATAAACGATTTACTGCGAGATCATAAACATCAGTAACAATCTCTGCTCCAGCCCAATTTCTATGTGCGTGGATACAGGCTTCTGCGGTACTACCTGATCCCATGAATGGATCAAATATCATTTCTCCTGGATTTGTATAAACATCAATAAATTGACTAAGGAGTCCAGTTGGAAAGTTATCAACATATGCTTTATATGCTTTAACTTCTGTTTCTATCACATCCGGAATGGACATATCACTAAAACCAGGCCTGGAGAACTGTTTTCCGGGCTTCTTAAAGGTTAAAATGAAGGAGTAGTTAAAACGATACAGATTAGCTAGTTTTGAGCGTACCCATATTTTTTGACTTTTGTGGATCCAATGCAATTCTTCCATCGTATCTATGATGAAATTGTGTTTTTTTATCACTTTTCCGCCAGATTTACGGTCACGGAGGATAATTGTGACTACATTATTGATTGGATTCAGTTTGGAGAAGGTATCATACATCAATCTTTCCCATTTTGCTCTAGATTCATCAGGATTTTCCCCAATCTCGTCAAAATCAGGAGGTGATGTAATGACATAATGATACTGGAGACCTCGATCCAGAGTATCTAAGCAGTCTTCATTGTATAGAACACAATTATCCGTGGGCATATACATTGATTTTCTCCTTATGTTTTACTTTACGGGTATATTGCACATCAATTTTATGTTTTTGTGGTGCTGGAATAGGTGTCCGACAGACAGGTTTAGGTATTTTAACAATTATCTTCATTTTATCGTCTCATCTTAGCTATATCTTTTGCCTCATCACTATTGAATATAGGAACAGCATTGGATTTATGCAAAGTACCAATACCTATCATTTTTGTTCCTGTATATTTTTTCTGATTATCGATTGGCTTTGTAGCTGCTCCAGTGTCAGCAGAGTTTAAACTTGGTATGTGTCGAGTAGATCGTTCGGCAGGAACAACAAGCTTAGGCATTTTACTATTTGACTTAAAAATCTTCTTATTCTGTTTTTTAACACCAGACATAGAATTAATTTTTTTAAGCCATTCGTCATATTCTGCCTGTGCAGCTTTTGTTAGTTTTTTTGGCTTTGATTTTCGAATGTATCCGTAAACTATCATGATAGTCCCTCACTAAAAGAGACTTAATTATAATACAAAATCAAGAGTTTGTCAACTACTATGTTGCAAATATACAACAGTCTTCGATTTCAGTAGTAGCGATCTTCTTCATCATCATAGCGATTTTTGTATTCCCATTCTTTTAATTTCTTCTTTATTTCAGAATGTTCTTTTACTTTTCTTTTCACATTGAGCTTTTGATTACTTCGATCATAATCATCAGCATAGTCATCATTTTTACGAAATTTACCAGAAAACTTACTCATATGAAAATAGTACTCCTTTTATTTCAATGTTAAAAACTTAATACCTTTTATCTTACTCTCAGGTAGTGTTTCTTTGTCACTATTTTTGGTTACAAAAAATATTTCCGAATTTGGATATACTATTTGAACTATTCTTAATAGCTGACATGCCGTACCATCAATATCATCATATGAAAATACTTCATCAACACATTTTAATTCTGTAACTAACCTTCTACGGGATTCGTAATTTTTATTTAAACTTTTTTCGTATTTTTTTAAATAGTTGTCAGAATGGACTCCAACAATTAACCAATCGCCTTTTAATTTAGCTTTTTTAAAAAATGCAATATCTTCAGATTCTATAGGATCAAACTCACCAATCGTAACAATTATTTTGTCTCTTTTTATTTTCATGGTAGCATGTTGGGAAAACACTCCTTAACAAATCCGTAAGTTAGTCCTTTTACTCCTAAGTCTTTTGACATAATTCCAATTACAACTTCAGCTTCTCTAAATTCAAGAGACTCTAAAAATTGAAGGAGTAGTTCGTTTCTTTTTTCTTCAGTCAAAGCTTCTGCGGATGGATGACCATCTTGAAACAAATACAATCTACGTAATTCGGTACTCAACTGTGCATATGATACGCCAGGAAGAGTGTCTGGAATCTTATAGTTGTCTGGTATTTCTTTTATCTTCCATCTATAATTTGGACTAAAAGTATATTCTAGAACCTTGACTAAAGTAGGAGATAAATTCTTTTCTATTACTGCTTTTCTTTCTGCTTTTGTTTTTGCTTCTTCAAACTCATCAAATATTTCATAAATGTTTTTCATTAAAATTCCTCAATAACATCCATCAGATTTTTTAATCGGTACTCAATAAAGTAATTTAATAATTTACTTCTTGGTGCTGGTTTAGTTTCATCATATGTATTTATGATTTTTTCCTTTATATCACCTGGTATAAGAGATAAGTCGATCAGTAGTTGATTTCGTGTAAATCCAGTATTTGCAATAGATTCATAGTTGCTATAATGTTCAGCAAGAAACTTATCTAGTTTTCCTTTTGTGATAGGAGTCTGACGCTTCTCTAAAACAAAACAATCTGACGGAGAAAGTATGTTAGGAATACCATCACCTTTATCGCCTTTAATAATCTTCTCTTTTAAGTCCTGTATAGGATTTTGAGATACAACAAATTTCTTCAAAGCAGGATTGTACTGCTTCACGTTAAATTTGCTTTTATTATTATATGCTTGAAGTTGTAGAAAGTCGCCATCGCTCGAAAGAATCAAAATATTCTCATGCATAATGTGACGAGGTACGAGTGTACCAATAATGTCGTCGGCTTCGGCACCTTCAACATCAATTACTTTATATGGAAAATTTTCTTTGAGTTCTGTTTTGAGTTTGGCAAGAATATCAAAAATTAAATGCCAATCAAGATCAGATTTTTCACGGGCTTTTTTACGACCGGCTTTATAGAAAGGAAATATTGATTTGCGCCAGTAGTTGCGGTTATCACAACACAGAACTACTTCGCCATATTCTTTAAATTTATTAGTATTGGTACGAATAACATTCAGCACCATGTGGCGAACCAATCCTTCTTCTAGCTTAACATTTTTTTGTGATGCGAGTTGTGCCATAATGCCAGACAGCAGAACTTGGTTTAAGTCAATTAGTATCATGATAATATCTCAAAGTTATGAGACTATAGTTTACTCTATATCTTTCAATTTGTCAAATGTATTTTGAATAAATTCGGTTGATGTTGTTGTTTTTTTAGCAACTACTCCATAAAAATCACATGTTATCAATCTAGAAATATATTCCAAAGGTTCTACTAGAATAGCTTCAAACAAATCAGGTTCTATAGGGGCTCCATCTTCGTCTTGTTTAAACAACATAATATGATACATATCACCCATTTCACTACCTTCTATAGTTTCTCCTGGTATTTTATATTTTGCACCTTCAATATTTACTGTATCTTCTTCGGAACCTGGTACAAAAAAGAAAGCATCGAAATTTTCATTCTTCGCTTCTTTGAGAGACTCTAACATTATAATCCTTAATATGTGATTTTCTAACTCTTACCATTATCCATGTATTGTAATAGTCATCACATTCTATCACTCCACGGACAAATTGCTCTTTAGCTTCTAGATAACCACATTCACCTTTTGATTTGCAAAGATGCAATATCTCACGAGAAAAGTTATCCTCTCCGTGTAGTATAACATCATTTACTAATTCTGTGTTAGATCCGTAGTAAGTTTGCCAATTACTAGAAACTTTCACTTTTTTCTTTTTACCTTTGACTTGTTTGGTTCTAGAAGAATAAAAAAATTTCTTGCCTATGTATTTTTTTCCATTCGTCAGATTGGTAATCTGGTAAACAAAACCATAATTATCACCAATCAAGTCTTCTGTAAAATCTGTATTATTGTATGTCCAGTTTAATCCCATTCATCGCCATCTTCAGAGTCGTCATCATCTATATATTCCTCTTGAATTTCATCGATGACTTCTCCGCAGAATGGACAATGTTCTGGATACTCCTGAGAAACAAATTCATCCACGTATGCAACTTGGTAACTAGATTCGCAGCTAGAACATTCTGCTGTTATTGTTTTATCGTTCATTTATTTTCCTTTAGTGTGCCCAGACATCACCCCAATCTCCAGATAAAGCACCTTTTGCATAATCAGTTGCTCTATTCTCAAAGAAATTAGTATGTGTTGGTGCATTAATCATTTCTTCAACCCATGGTAGTGGATTACGTTTTACTTTATTGATACCTTTAAGACCAAGGCTAATGAGCCTACGATCAGCAATATAGCGGATATACTGTTTAACGTCAGCAGAATCAAGTCCTTCCATTTGTCCCATGCTAAACGCAAGGTCAATAAATTTATCTTCAAGTTCTACCATTCTTTCTGCAATAGTATAAATTTTTGATTTTAATTCATCATTCCAAATTTCTTTATTTTCTTCTATATATGTCCTGAATAATTTAATCATAGATTCAGCATGTTGAGTTTCATCTACAATCGACCAAGTAACGATCTGTCCCATACCTTTCATTTTACCTTGGCGTGGAAAATTAAGTAACATGATAAAAGAACTGAATAGTTGCATTCCTTCGGTGAAAGCAGAGAATACTGCAATGTGAGTAGCAGTAGAAGTCTTATCTTCATCCTGTGTGCTAATATCAAGAACATAGTTATGCTTTTCTCGCATAGCCTCATATTCTAAAAATTCATTGTACGTAGTTTCGGGTAAACCTAAAGTTTCAATGAGATGTGAATATGCTGCAATGTGTAATGCTTCTCTTGCAGCAAAACCCATCAACATCATTCTAATTTCAGGTTGAGGAAAATACGGTAGATAATTCTTTACGTATCCACCAGCAACATCAATATCTCCTTGTGTGAAGAAACGAAAGATGTGTGTTAAAAAATTCTTTTCGGAATCAGTAAGTTTTTTCTTCCAATCTTTAACGTCTTCGAGCATTGGAACTTCAGTATGAAGCCAATGTGATTGTTCATGTTTTAGCCACGAATCATATGCCCATGGATAGTTGAATGGTTTAAAATATTCTCTTCCTTCATTTAACTTCTGTTGCGGTATTTTTTTTATCATTCTCGTCTTCTTTCGTTTGTTGTTTTTTTCTTTCGATTGGCGGTGGAAAATATGGTTCTATTACATAATGATTAGCACCCCACCATCCGAATGCACTAAAAAATCCATACAATAATAACTCCAATACCATTTTATTTCTCCATCAATCTATCAACGAATTCAAGCAATAATCTATGATGCCTTCCGTCATGATATTTACCTTTCATCCAACTATATGATTCGAACCAATGAGGTTCACTTTCTAAATGGCAGGCAATTAATCCTATATTGTTTTGTATGATAGCCATTGGGTCACCATTCGCATATCTTGCTACTGTTTCAAAGTGTTCTTCACTTCCTGCAACTGCAAATCCATCATAAAAGTAGATTCTTTCCTGTTGATTGTTCCACTCAACTTCCATGTGTTTTGCGTGAGGTCGTCTTGTGTCTGTGTTTGGTCGTTTGATGTACTGGGTAATGGTAACATCATCAGATAGAATCCCAAGATAATAGTCAGAGGCCCAATAACCGCCCATACAGATTCCGAGATACTTACCACCGTCTTGTACAAATCTACGTATTCTATCGCCATTATGGGCAAAACACATATCAAACTTACTAGCATCACCAATGCCACCTGGGATGCATACCATATCAACGTTATCAAAAAAATCTTCTTCGAGTTCATGTTTTGTAAAAATTTTAAATCTATAATTTGGAGTTAGAGCATTGAGTATACCATTTCCAGATTGCACGGAGCAATAAGGTTGGTGCATAAACATTGCAATCGTTTTCATATCACCCTTCACATGCTATACAATCATTACCTTGTGCGATTTGTGTCATATCTAATTCTTTAATTACTTGTCTTTCAATACGTTTTGATACTTTATCTGCTTTACCAATTTTCTCTGAACGGCAGTAATATAATGTCTTTAATCCTTTTTTCCATGCCATGAAATGAATAGCATGGATGTACTTAATGTGTACATCCGGTCTAAAAAATAAATTTAACGATTGTGCTTGGTCAATGTATTGCTGTCTATCTGCTGCTAAATCGATGACCCATCGTTGGTCAATTTCCATACTTGTTTTGAATACTGCCTTTTCATTTTCATCTAAAATATTTAAGTGTTGTACTGAACCATCGTTAGCAATAATGCTTGACCAAACATCATTATAATCTTCTGTAGCAATCGCACCAGATTCATCAGCTAATTTACTTTCAATCAGTTTATTCAACCATTTGTTTTTGTTTAGGTGTGATCCCGAGAGCGTATCTTGTCTATAAGCATTAGCACGATAAGGCTCAACGCTAGGAGAAGTGTTACCCATAATAATACTGGATGATGCGTTTGGTGCAATAGCCATAAGGTGGCTGAAACGGCGGCCATATCCCACAGCATCGGGTGCTTCACCACGTTCTTTACCAAGTTCCAAATTCGCTTCATCTAATCCCTCTCTAATATGTTTGAAGATTCTGTTATTGGCAACTTTTGCCATGACACCTTCAAAAGCAATACCATTGCGTTGTAAGTAAGCGTGAAAACCGAGAGCACCAACACCAATACTACGCTCACGGGATGCAGAATATTTTGCACGGCTGATTGTGTCAGGAGCGTTATCAATAAAATACTGTAACACATTATCAAGCATCTCAGCAACGTCTTTGAGGAATAATTTATCATTTTTCCATTCATCATAAGTCTCCAAATTCAATGACGATAAACAACATACGGCGGTTCGTTCTTCGTTTGTGGGTAATATAATTTCACTGCAAAGATTTGATTGATGTACTTTCAAACCTTTATCTTTTAGCCATTCGGGAAGCATTCTATTACTTGTATCAATAAAATGAATATATGGTTCACCAGTATGCATACGCAATTCTAAAATCATCTGCCACAACATTCTTGCAGACACTACTTCTCTCACTTCTCCGGAATGTGGGTCTTTTAATTCCCACTCATCACTTGCACTTGGATCCAACATACAGTTTTCAATGATACTCATGAAGTCATCTGTAATGTTAATACCGTGATGTAAATTCAGGCAACGCACATTTTGGTCACCTGTCGGTTTTCTCATCTCAAGGAAGGAAATAACATCAGGATGACTAATATCAAGATAGGCAGCATAAGAACCACGACGAGTGCGACCTTGACGATATGCCAAACTAGACGAATCGTAAATCTTGAGGTGAGGCATAACGCCAGTAGATTTGTCATCCGCCGAACGAATACCAAAACCAATCCCAACACCGCCACCAAGCATACTAAGCCAATTAGTTTCACTAAGATTATCAACTAGTCCCTCCGCTGTGTCTTCAATATAATTAAGGAAGCAACTAATAGGCATACCTCTCTTACTACGACCAAAAGAAAGAATAGGGGTAGAATAAGAAAGCCAATGCTTAGAGCTATATTCGTAAAGACGCTGTGAATGCTCGATATTACTTCCAAATGCTTTAGATACAAATGCAAATCGTTGTTGAGGCGATTCTTCATCCTCTCGCATATATGACTCTTTTAGCCGTTTGATTCCAAGCTCATCAAATAATTTATCTCTTTCTAAGTCTATCTTAATTCCTAAATATTCCATATTTACCTTATTGTTATTATATTGTCCATACAAATTCTTCTATCATAGGGAAGATAGGTCTAATTGCTTCTGCACATGCTAAAGCTATTTCTTGATGTTCCTTCTGTGTACCATTTGCACTCCTGAGTTGTATATAGTGAACCCAAGAACGCAAATTTCCGTTCATATACAGGCGAGAAGGGGTCATACCCTCAGGTAATACTACTCTTGCTTGTTCTTTAGCAACCCCGTTTTTTATTGCCCAGTCATAGGCTTGCTGCACTTTAAATGCTACTGCTTCTTGTTGTTCTTTCCATCTTTGTTTGATATACTCATCACCAGTTTCAATACTGTTTTGACGATTCTTATTGTCCTGCAATCTTGCTTCACGGTATTCAAATTCATTTTCCACTACCGCATATCGTTGGCTAAATTCTTGAAAAGAAAAAGACCTATGACGCAATATTTGCCTTGCTATATCTCTTGTTGTATTAATTTCTAAACACACATTCACCATTTCTAAAGGTGACCAATGTTGATGTTTAACTAGATAACGAACCAGTTTTTCTGCTGTTTCATTATTATTTTGATTTGCCGGATTAGACACTCTAGCGGCATATGCTACCTGTTCTAGTAAGTTTTTTCCGTCTGTTGTCTGAGAATAATTAATTAATTCAACTTTCATTACCATAGCTCCATATTTCCTTTTTATATTCATCTGACCAATGATCATAATATGATGAGTTTTTTAATGCATTTCTAGCATTAATTAATTTATCTTTAGGCTGTGCAATGATAACTGGATACTGTTCATTACCGGTACGAATACCATTAATGTAACCAGGATCGTCAGGATGATCCTTGAGAAAGATAATATTGTTAAAATTTTTATTCAAGTTATTAATTATAACAACACAATCATCATTTGTCAAATTACCAATACTATTTAAAAATAATACTACTTCATAGTCACCAACAAAGCTTTCCATGTAGCGTGATATGAAGTCTTCTGGTTCATAAGAAATATATGATATGAAGATTTTATTATCAAGTAAAGCTTTTTTTGCATATGGACATATAGCAAAACCATCAAGCTCACTTCTTTTTTTGGATATATGGTTAATCCAATTAATTATATTTTCTTCCATGATGTAAACTCAAGGTTCGCTCTTAAATTACAGAAAGTAAATTTATCTATAAGATCCAATATTTCATCAGGTGAAATTCCTGCTAAAATCATCTCATTTATATCTTTTTGCTTGATGTTTTCCGGCAGTAATGTTACATTATATCCAGAAGTGATTGCTTTACCAATTTGTTTTACAATATCTTTATTTCTTGGTTCATTATCATACACTAAAACAAAATCAGTTAGTTCTAACTTCGCTGCTCTTGTAAGATCAGAATCGGCAGTCGCAATTGCATTTGGTAAAAACAACGAATCGATTGGACCTTCAACTACATAAACTTTTTTATTTTTGTCAACTCTATTTAATCCATAAAACTTTGGTGTTTCAACCAAGGAGATCGTGATATAACGGATCTTTGATTCAGCAAGAGCCCGACCCTGAATGGCAATGAGTTCATTACTTTCATTGTAGAATGGGATGACAAGCCTAGCATCTTCCTCTTTAAGATTCTCGTTTTCAACGCCGAGAGATTGTACCAGTTTTTTGAAATCAGGAGCAAAGTATAATTCTTCATGAAAACTATTCGGAATTTTCCTTGCTTGAACATATTTTTTTGCAAAATGCGAATCTGGTAAGGCTTCAATTGTATCCAAGTCGATCTTCTTTTGTGCCTTCTTCTCATCGAACGTTGGTTGACTCTTGAACCCTTCAAAGTTCGGTTTCGGATAATTATGATTCCCGGTCTCACCATTGGTAAAACGCTCATAAGCATATTCTTTCAATAAAGAAGGATCGATAAGTCTTAGGAAGTTATAAAAAGTATGACCAGTACCACAGTTGTGGCATGTATAGAAATAGTCGTTATTCTTCTTATAAACAAATCCTCTTGCTTTGGATTTATTCTTTTGTGAATCGCCACAAATAGGACACCTAAAGTTGTACAGGTCTTGCTTTTTTTGAGCAAAACGTTCCAACTTTGGTGAAACTAGGTGCAGGAATTTTCGATCAATATAGATACTCATTATGTAATTCTATCACAATATCGATAGAATGTAAAGAGACAAAAAATTATTTACCGATTAAATTGGCAAACGTTTCTAAATTAACATGTGATACTAGCCAAGATAATGCAATAATACCACCCACTAACATCCACTTCCATTCAAGTAATTTTTCCAATGATTCTTTTTCGTTCGTGTTGTGTTCTTGCATATCTTTACGCAAAGCCTTTAGCTCTTCCATGAGCCGAAGTTCTGATGCCTGTAGCTTATCAAGTACAGTATCTATTCTATCATGTATTTCACGAACATCGGCTTCGGTTTCTAATCTTCTGTTATCAATATCCATGTAAATTTTTGCGATGTGTCTATCGTGCTGGTCCACCAGTTTCTCCATTATTTTGTCCATTTTATCGCAAAGAATACATAGAGTACTTACTTGTTGTTTTAGAACTCCTACGTCAACTTGTAAACTTACTATTTCTTTATCGTCAGACATTTTATTTTCTTTACTTTTTAGGAGGAATTGCTGTACCTTCTAGTTTCTTATGAACTTTGATGGTTTTGCAAACTTCTTTTTCTTTTTTGGTTTTATTATCAAATTCTTTTACACAGACTTTTTGTTCTTCAGCAGCAAATGCTGCTTTAGTTAGTGGTGCAAAAAGCAAAAACAGAATCATTGAAACTAAGGCTAATTCTTTCTTCATTTTTCTTCCTTTTCAGTAAATATTAAATCTCTGGATGAGGTGGTTGTGCTGGTGCTTCTTTCCCATTAAAACCAGAAACAACTTGTGGCGTAAACGCAGGCTGCTGTATTACAACAGTTGTTGGTGCCGAAGGTGCTGGTGGTGGAACATCATGCATAACTTTTTTTGTTGCCTCAAAGTTATCATTAGCCATCTTTTGTGCTTGCAACATTGCTTCCTTATCCTCTTTGCTTTGACCAGATACCATAATACCCGATAATGTACCAGTCAAGAATGTCGCAATAGGAACAATCAGTTCAAAGAATTTTTGGTCGATAGGACTGATAGCATTTAAAGGTTGTGTTACAAAAATAAGAGAATATAACACAACAAAAACAATACCAGTCAATGTTAATGAAAGGCAAATACCAATAAAGAATTTTAGACGAGCCATTAACTGCTCATCAGTATAGACAAAATTATTATTTTCCACAGTTTGCTCCTTGAACATTTGCAGGGTTAGCAGGTGAAATATTTGTGTTAGTTTGTTCATTTACTGGTCCTAATCTTGGGTCTCTCTGACCTTTAAAAATATGCTCAGGGCATGTTCTAGTCACATCACATAAAGGCATTTTACAAATATCTTTATTCCAATTTTCTGGGTCTTGACAAGGGTAACGGAATCTATCACCGCTGCAAGTTGCTAATCCTAATGGTAAGAGTAACAATAAAAACATAAATTTAGCTAATTTTTTATCACCCATAATTTATGCTCCAAAAACATGTAAAGCATGTTCGTAGTGTTTAATTCTATCATCTAGACCAATAGTACCACCATTGATTACTTTGGTCATCTTCACAATATCACCTTTATCCGCTAAATCATTTAGCTTATTTGTTTCCCAGAACCAGCATCCTGATTGTGCAGCACCTTCAAAGGTACCCATATACAATGCCGCTTCTTCTGGTGAAATTTGTAATGATGCTGCAAACCATGTATAGTTTGTTTTACCAGTCAATTGGATTAGACCACGACCACGATATTTATATCCATCACCTGACGCTTCGTCTCCATTACCCATGCGATTCGCATAGATTTTGTTTGCGATCTTTTGTGGATTTTTTTCGTATGCTTTAGCAGTAGCCATATCCGGAAAGTATTTTCCAAATATCTTCATTAGACTTTCTGCTTTGTAATTTAGATTTTCTGATAAGAAAATAAACTCACCAGACTCATGAGCGCATTGTGCCATAAATGCAGCAATACGCTTTGGTGTGTTTATTTCATAATCGGGAAGCAATTGACTTAATGCTTTATGCCATTGGTCAACGTAAGGATTTTTAGGAAGCAGTTGTTTTAATTGTTCTTTTGTCAGTTCCATTACTTTACACTTTCATAAATGTCTTTTTGTATATGATACCAATCAATCCATGCATCATTTTTCACAGAACATTCATGATAAGATGTGTAATTTATACCTATCTTTTTTGCTATTTCGCTGAGAGTAGCATCTTCAGGAGTCATTTGCAATTCTTTGCATTTCTCCAATAACGGCGCTGGTGCTTCTGGAAATTTCATAACAACAGGTACCGTTGTTGAACATCCAGCAAGCAGCAAAGCAATTAAAGCAAATCTCATTTTGGTGTCTCCGCTGCTTTATTTATTGCTTGTATAAATTCTTTAGGAATTTCACATTCACCACCTGGTAGAAATTTTGTGTCATATTTTACCACTTCTCGGTCAATGTATTTAACTACTTCATCACCTTTTTCTTTTATAATTTTATTCTTTGTTACGATCTTTGTGACTATCTCTTTATTTACTTGTTGAGATTTTTCTTCTGCAACTTTAACCTTTACTTCTAATTCTTTCACTCTGGCTTCCCATTCATTATTATTATGAATTGCACCTACCATAAAAACTCCAAACACTATCATTGATATTGAGACTACCTGAATAGGTATCTTATATACATAGAGTGGTGGTATGAACTTAGCAATTATTTTAACAAGATATGTTGCAGTCAGACCTATTACACCAAGTAACAGTATCCCATAAAAAATCCAATTAGGTAACAAATTTATAATCCACATTTATTTTATCAATTCCAAAACACTATTATTGTTATTATTTTTTTCTATTTTGATCCAACCATTATTACCAAATTTGTATCCTTCTTTTTCTTTTACGGATACTTTTAAGCCTTCAAAATTTTGTACAATATACTTTGCTAAACTATTATTGTCTAAACCATTCATTTTAATTAACATTATGTTTTCAACTATTGAAGCTTCTACTTTTATTTCAAACTTTTCTTCGAGAAAACTTTTAACGTCAACAAATTCTGTCACTTCGGTACTTTCCTGTATAATGTAGGATATTTTCTTTTTCTCTTTTTCATGTCAACCGCAGTTGCACTAACTGGATCGGTTCCACTTTGTGGACCAGTCACATTAGTTGGTCCTGCTGATGCCACGGCACCTGCACCCATCTCACTAATAAATTTCTTAAATGTGATCATCTGCAATTCCATTTTCTTAAAGATTTATTAATTCTGCTATTAGGATCTCTTGCTGTTTTTGCCGAAGTCAATCTTTTTTTCATTCCTTTCATTCTAGCACAAAAGGACTTTCTACGATTAGCAGCTTTACTACCTTTCTTTAATTTAGAAGGCTTTGTAGTAACTGCCATAGATAACTTCGATCCTGGATTTTCTCTGCGGTATGACATGATGCCTTTGCGATTCAAACCACCTTTAGGGTCTTTTCCTTCTTTTCTTTTCCATGCAGCAGATTCGTCTAATTCTTGTTTTATCCAATCATCAGGAGTTTTACCGTGTTTCTTTTTAAAGTCGTTATGTAATTCTTTACCGGTTATGTCATGATTCGCAGATATCTTCATCATCAATTTATGTATAGTATCGTAATCGTGTTTGTCTAAATTGTGCAAACCAGATTCTAATTCTCTAACGTGATCTTCTGTCAAGATATCATCTATAATATTAAATTCTTCTTTTAGACCGGCAATAAAGTTATAATCGTCCATTGTTAGGACACCTTTTTTGCGAATATCGATGAGTCTTTCGGTGATGCGGTGAAGTTCTAGATCATCTTTAATATCTTCTCTAGCCAATTCGAGCATACGAATCATCAAAGGAATATTAAAGGTTATGGTATCTTTTTTATCTTCTGCTTCAGATATGTAGGCTTTAAATGATTTCATTGGTTGTTTTTCTTCTTTTACTGATTTCCAACCACCACCTTTTGACTTGTACCACTTAGAAGCCCAACCGTTTGCATATGCAGAAGGATATACATCAAATTTTGATCTTGCTAGTGATACTGCTCTTGACCAAAGCTTGGGATTTGTTGGCTTATTTTTTTCTTCTAAATGTTCCATGTCTTCACTCATCTTTCTTTTTCCGGTACTCGACACATTAATTGGTGCGCCTTTTCTTTCTGGATTAGGATCGTGTTTTCTTTTTGCTCTAACAGCAGCAGCACGTTGCGTTTTAGAAAGTGATGATCTCTGTGTTTTTGACATACACTTTGGTTTTGCTTCACCGGGTTCTCTAGCACAAGGACCAACAACCTCACCTTTAGAATTGATTCTTTTCCAATCGCCTTTAGGATGAGTTTTGCTAAACCACTGTCTTAAATCCTCATTGTGTAAAAAGCTTTTTAGAGATTTCATAGTTTTCTTAGTGTTTCTGCGATATGTAAATCTACAGGAATATCGGAAACAAAAATATCTTTTCCATTTACTCCTTTGATGACTTTTGGTAATATATTTAAATACATCAAGAATGTCTTCAGTACGTCATAATCTCGTTCTTCTATCCGATAGAATAATATTCTTGATATGGCTTCTGGACCAAAAACATTATTCAACAATATAAGATGATTAAGTATCAATCTTTCTTTTAGTGTTTTTGTTAGCTTATATCTTCGAAAGAGCCTCTTGAGATACTTTGTTCTCTTGAGGTCTCCTTCGAATTCCGACATTATACAATTTGGCGACTCATAAGCTTTTGCAGCATAAATCAAAAAATTGCTTTCATTCAAATCATCAAACATCTAATATTTCTTATTATAGACCACTAAAGTAGCTGTTTGAAGTAGTATTTCCTGAAGAAACATTAAAAGCTACTGGATTTGCTAGTGCAACTAAAGTTTCTTTTAGGTAACGCTTTGTTCCGTCGCTATTTACTTTAAAAGTGAATCTATTCCATCCAGTATTAATGGCGCTGTTTGCTCCACTAATCAAACTATTCGCTAGACGAGATGCTGTAACTAAAATAACATCGGCGCCACGGTTTGGATACTGAACATTGGTGCTAGGAATCGTATTGGCAACATAAACAAGAGAACCGCTTGCAAGTGTTGCAAACACAGGATTCGCTATGTTAATTTTAGAGTTGGCAGTATCTATCGAAGTAATTGTGTTATTTGACTTTAAAAATCCAACATCGTTTTGGTTAACACCAGACAAGTCGAAAGCTAGTCTCGAAACTGCAACATCTCCTACAAATGAGTTAGCTACTCCATACACATACATACCAACAGCAATCGAACCAAAGCTTGCGTTTGATGTGAAGGTAATCGTGTTTCCTGATGTAACTGCACCATTAGTTGTGAGTACTGCTACAGGTAAAACTTCTCTTAAATCTGGAAACGCTGGTTTATTATTTCCAGAATCCGTATTTCCCCATGATGGCATTTTATTCTCCTTTTAACCGAGGGTTATATTGTTATTTATTAGATTTCTTTTCTTCTTTTTTCTTGTCGTCTTTCTTATCATCCTTTTTGGTCACATCGGGTTGACCTGGACGATTTCTCATCATTGGATCTAATTCGACAGTATCTCTATTCTGTTTTGTTAGAGTTGTTCCTCCAGATAAAGTTGCGGCTGCTGTAGGTTTTTTATCGCCTTTACTATCTTTCTCATCCGCCTTTTCTAGCTTAGGAGATTTTCCATAAACTCTTGCTGGATCTTTATTTTCTTTTTCGTGATCGTAGGTGTCTTCTTTCATAACACTTTTTTTCTTATACACCGACTTAACGATTCTGGCAGAACGAGAGTCTTCTTTTTTTCTTTCTGCTACTCTTGTTAATGTTCCTTTTGGTTCATCAGACAATACAGATTCTTTTTTAATATCATTGATTTCAGATTGCTTTTGAGTAGCTTGTTTCTTATAATGTTCTGGATCAGGTAATCCAGATGATTTTCTAATTGCTTGATGTTTTTGATGTAATCTTTCAGCAGCCGTAGGAGTTGATTTTTTAATGTTGATTTTAATTGGTTTTACTTTTGCTTCATCAAGTTCAACTTCTTCTTCTTTTACGCAAGACCCAGGTGAATATGCTTTCTTACCTGGTTTAGGTTTATATCCTGTCCAGCAGCGACTTGCTTCATCTAACTCAAGTGTTTCATAATCATAATCTTCTTTCATCTCTTTTGATTCTTCTTCTTCTTCATAATCATCAGGATCAATCTTTAGTTCATCTTTACGATTTTGGTAGTCTAAAAGTTTCTTGATGTTTTCGATATGACCTTGTAGATAACCATGCTCCAAACGCATATCTGGATTAACCATAGCAACCATACGATCCAGTTGATCTTTAATATTTTGTGCAACAATTAAATATCCAAGATCATCTTCTTTAGGAGAACCTTTTTTCTCCATAAGATGTTTCTCGATGAAGAAAATGCAATCTTGTAGTTTAGCCATGCCTTCTACGAGATCATATGAATCTGCTTCGACTCTATCTTCGATGTATTCATAAATTTCAGTCGCTACGGGACACATATGAAAATAACGAGTATAGTAATCAAATACTTTTATTTCATGATCTTCTGGATGATTCTTTTGTTCCATGAACTCAACTTCTTCTCTTTGGGTCATCAGCCATTGTTTAAATGCATTTGACTTAGAGTGAGCAATCTTTACGTCTTTAGTGACATATTCAGGATTAATACCTCTAGTTTTTAGATATTTGTCCAACGAAGCAGATTCGGAGATACCAGCTTTAGCTGACCATGGATCCCAAGGATTTTTACCAAAAACTTCTTTAAACGTCTTTTTATTCTTCATCACTTTTTCCTTCTGAAGTCATACCAGCCTTTCCCAACATTTCTTTTTTTAGTGATGAGAATGATTTCAGTTTGTATGGTGGCTTATTAGCAGGAGTATTTTTCATTTCATCCAATTCAACTTCTTCTGATGTTGGTTTATAGTCCTTTAGTCGAGCGTAAGCTTTTCCTAAATTGTCAACATCTTTCTTAGTAGTTGTTGGTTGATGCATCTTTTTTAAAACATATGATTTAACTGTAGATTTACTCAATTCATCAAGTTCTTCAACTTCTTCTTTCTTAACAGTCACTGGCATTGTTTTACCTTGAAACTCAAAAGATTTCTTTCCTTGCTTTGCAGCAGCATGAGCAGCCATACGTAGACCACTTTCTTCTACATCTGTATCTTCGTGCTTATATGCAACTTTATAGCTAGAATGTTCGTTATCTTTACCACCTTTAGTACGACCAGCTAATGTGTCCGTAGTTCTTTGAGAGTGGTCTATTTTTTCATCGATTTGATCTGCATCTTCTTTCATTGCTTGTTTAGTAGCAGTAGCATACATCACTTCTTTCCAACGTTTACCATATTTCTTCTTAAATTGATCGGTATTGTCTTTCATAGACATAACAATTTCTTCTTTTTTCTTGGCTTGTGCTGGAGTCATTTCTTTTTCGTCCATAGGAATGGCACCTTTTTTGCCATACATAGATTCAATTAGACGATCAGTAAAAGTCAAATCTTCTTTAGAATACAACTTAGTATTGGTAAATCGTTTTTGGCGAGCACCATATTTACCTCTCTTTTCTTTCGGCTCATCATCGTCATGTTCAGGTTCATCTTTTTGACGACCACCACCATAACGTGTCCCTAATTTAACACCAGAACCACCACTTGGTTTTGGTTCACTTGCTCTCTTTTTAGCATCTGCTACAGTAGGAAATGCTTCATTTAATTGCTCGGATTCTTTTTTGTCTAATACTTTGTTAACCGAATCGATTAATGATTGAGATACTTTGTCTTTTGCGAACATATTATTTCTCCTGTTTCTTTTTCTTTTTGATTGTTATACCAATAGTTCTATCTTGGTCTTTATATGACTGTAATGGTTCTTTGTTTGTTGCTCCGTTCAGTACGCCACCCACTCCCATATCTACTGCTCCGGGGTCGTCTATTGCCTCTTTTACTTTGGATCTGATTTGACTAAATTTGCGAGGACCATCTGCGGTGCCTTTCTTGTTGTATTTATCGAAAGACATATCCTCACGATACGTTACGTCCCCAAGACCTGACATAGGATACACCGTTCCTTGTTGTCTAGTATCAAATTCTGGACCAATACCCGATAGGTTTCTGAGCCTCTGATTTGGGGTTGGAGAATCAGACCATCTTCTGTTTTTTGCTTTTAGCTTTTCTTTGTCTTGCGTGAAGTTGGGTTCTTTGGGCGGTGGGTTGATTGTGAGTTTAGGTTCTTTTGTTGACCTACTGGTTTCTTTTTTGGTTTTGTTGGATTCGTAGGTTCTGAAGGTGTAACCTGAGTTACTGGCAAGGTCTCCGTCGGTAACGGAATCGATTTTTCCAGACTTTCTGAGGAGTTGCATGACTGGACTATTGTTGTCGGCAACGTACTGTCCTTTGATTCCGCTACTGTTGGAGTTTGTTTTTTGAATAGACTTAGAATTTTTTGAAACATGAGAATACTCCTTAAATATCATCGAAAATTTTTCATTTATATCTATCTTACTATTTTTTGCAAGCCAATCGTAAGCAACATCATTGGAAGTCTGTCGATCTAAGAAATCATTGACATGGTCATAAACATCAGTAATCGATTCCTCAACAACTTCGAGGTTATCATTGTTATTGAACAAATTGAAATCTTCAAACATTTGATGATATATTACTTTGTTTGTTTGAGACTTTTGCCATTTTTCTTGACGAATTGACTCGTCTATCATTCGTCTTAGACCAATATTTCTCTTTCTACTAACTTCATCTAAGGTATCCACATACACCATCATTGTAGAATATCCTAATTCTTCCAATTCTTCTTTAACGATTGAGAGTTTTTCGATGTTATCTGCGGTACTATTAATTATCAGTGGACCACGAATTCGAATAGCTTCTCTACGGTAATCTCTTGTTTGTTCTGATAGTTTTTGCTTATCCATCAAGTAGTCAAAAGCTTGTGCGATATTCAACTCCACCGCTTTTTCTTCAGCTATAGCTTCTCGAATAATAATGTCTTTTCCTGATCCTGGACCACCAGTCACAAAGATAGCTTTAAATTTGCCACGCATATGAGATTCGTTTAATCCCATACCAGTTCTAGTATCATGCATTAATTCTTTAGCATGAGAATTAGAAACATGATTAGGAACACCAAGCTTGAAGCTTTTGATATCATTATTCTTGGCATGTTCACGCATTTTAGTGCCAGACATACCTTCTGTTCCTTCTGCATCAGGATCTCGTTCTCCAGCAGAATGTACAGTTATTTTTTTGAAGTTATATAATGCTCCTTCGTGAGTTCCATTGTATTTGTTTAGTTTTTCTTTCATTTCAGCAACACGGTCAGAACCAACAACCATATGTAGATGAGTTACACCTTTTTTGTGTAACTGCTCTGCATGATGAATAAAACTAGGATTTGCTTTAGAAGAAGCTTCAAAATTAGTGCCAGGAGAATATCTCTTTAGATGTTTTAGCTTTTGTGATGCTGATAATGGATTCTTTTTTGCATCTTGAGAGTGTGAGGTAACCACAGAATGCGTTGCATTATTCTTTTTGGCTACGTCTTTAACTTTATCAATTAACTTCAAATGTCCAGTTGTGGGTGGATTCATTCTACCAAATGTAAAAACATGGTGAACTTCTCCACTTTTCTCCTCTTGCAATATGTCTAAAAAAGTTTTCATTCTAACTTAATCTCCGGCTGTTGTGCCTGAGCCTTTTATTGAACTGAGTGGATCCGATTGGGAATTAAATTTAATTCTATGTGAAGCAAAAGTTTTACCTTTATACTTAAATTGAACTCCAGTTCCACTATGATGAACTTCAATATTTTCATGATCATTAAAAATATGTTCATGATGCTCACTAGGATCAATTGAATGATGTTTAAATTCTCCTCGTGAAGTATATGATGTATGTCTTATGTGATTATGTCCTTCATTCTGCATCGGGGTTTTATGTGCATGAATCACCTTTCTGATATGATCAACCAATTCTTCTTTTGGTAAATTAGAAAGATGCTCATGTAAATGAGAGGAAATCTTATTTAATGTTTCAGCATTTTTCTTCTTCACATAAGCATTCATTTTTGGATTATCTTTCAGCATTTTTTTTCTCTGATCAGCATTTGTTGCCTGAGTCACCAGTTTTGGATATTTTTTAATGATGTCTTTTCGATGCTCATCATGAATATCTTGAGCTTTAGGTCCAGCCGATCCAATACCCAGATTCGATGTTGGGACATGCTTACTTGAAGAATCAGTTACTTTTAAACTAATACCATTATGTTTAACTTGTTTCTTTTTGCGAGTTGATGCAACTATGTCAGATGAATCTTCTTTTTGTGTCGCCTTTATACCAGTTGTACGTAACAAATCGTTAGGTTGAGATGTCCAATGTACCTGATGTATTTTATGGCCATCGACTTCAACTTTTTTCTTAATGTCATTGGCAGCCGATTTTGCTCTATTATTTATTTTTTTATATTCATTATTACTGACAAGCTTCTTTAATCTATCGTGCGCTTCTTCTGGGCTATCTCCATTTTTGTCTGGATGTTTTTCCATGTGCTTTCCACCAAGCAAATGGTATCCAGTTAGAATTTCGTGAAGTTTGCCTTTTGTGTCTGGCGAGGCTTTTTTGTTTTCGGTTTCTTCTGCTAATTCATACAAGTCATCTTCTTCATCAAAATGAGATTCTTTTAAGCTCATTTCTTTTAATTCTTGTTCATCTTGCATTCTTAAATGCTTTAAAATTTTATCTATTTCAGCATCAGTAAGATGTTCTTTTTTTTCAGTCAAGAGTCCTGCTCTTTCCATCCACATTATTTTTTGTATGGTGTTCATGTTTTTTTCCTTATTATTCTTTTGCAAATCTAGGATTATTAAGTATTGCGTTTGAGACTTTGACTGGAACAAGTTTCGAAACTGGTCTCATTTTTCCAGCCTTGTCTTTTTTCTGAAGAACGATACCTTCACCTTGAGATTTTTTACCATCTATACTTGTGTGCATATCAGGATGTTCAACACCTTTTAAAACATGTTCAGTAGCTTGTCCTAAGTGATGACGTATATCTAAAGAACGTTGAAAATGGCTAGAATTTTGATCAACATGTGATTTCAGAGAATCAAATTTTGCACGAGTTTTTGTTTTTCCAGCTCCAGTTTTTAACTTTGATGCCGCTTTTTCACCTTCATCATTCAAATGTTTCTTGTAACCTTCGATAGAAGCAGTTTCTCCACGTCTTGTTGTTCTATTTAAGTATGTAGTAAAATGTCCACCTTTTTTTGTGTCAATATGTTCTGGTGTAAGATGATGTGTTTTGTGATTCTTCAGTAATGCTTCGGCAGCACTAATATGGTGATCTGTAGCCTCTTTGTCGTCCTTTGAATACGTAGAAGATTTGGCATGATATTCATGTTCTGGCACAAAAACATTTTTACTTTTCTTCAAAGCACCATTAGATACTGCATGGGCTACACCATGACTAACTTCTGTATGAACTGCTATTCCTAGCGGTGCTTTAGTTTTTGCCTTGTAGGTGATTCGATTTGGTGTTGTGGTGGTGTGTTCTCCTGATGTTTCTCCAGGAGACTCTGGAGTATGCAACAAATCTCCCTGAACATGATGTCCTTTATTAACAAATTCATGGCCATGCTTGAGTAGATGTTTTAGAGATTTTGCGTATTCTGGTTGGTGTCCAAAGTGGTGGTCAACTTCTTCAGGTGTTCTGGCAATAATTCCTCTGGCAATCCTGTGTTTATCAGAAACACCGACGCCATGCTGATCATGAATAACATGAACCGAAGCACCACCGTCAGTTTTTAGTGATGCGCCAACGTTGCTCGGTTTACCTAGTCTCTTTTTGTGGAATTGTTTAATCAAGTCAACTGCCATACGAGCATGTTGTGGAGCTTCGTGAGGTATGTCCTTTGTGTGGGTTAGATGACCCAACATCTCATCATCAATGGATGAAGCTTCTATTAAAAATGACTTAAATGATCGCATTATTTGTATTTCTCCCAGAATATGCAACACGCTTCGGTTGCTAGTGAGATTATTTATAATACTAATTTATTTATTCCATGTTTTTTTAGACAATAAGCTACTTCAGGGTCTTTTAGTGAATAGAAGCTAGGATTATCGACCGCCGATACTGGATGATGTCTCGCACAGACCAGAATATCATTGATAATTGTAGGCATACCTAGTTTCTGTTTTACCCTGAAATAATACTCACAATCAACAACATATAAAATACTTTCGTCCATAAATATTTTACTTGAATTTTCGCAATTCAATATTGATATGTTTGATGGATTACCTATCGTGTTTTCTCCAACAAGAACATTGTCAGAATAAAATGGAATTCTAGTGTTGAAGAATTCTTTTTTATTTTCACTATGGGTGAATCCATTTGCTACCCATTTTGCGCCAGCATCAAATGCGGTTTGAATCTTCTCTAGTGCTTTTGCGTCTACAAAGAAATCGTCTTGATATAAAATCTTGATAATTTCTCCTTTAGCATAGCTCATTGCGGTATTGATGTTTGCTGCTGCTTTACCTTTTTGATAAAAATATTTAAAGTATCTGATATCAAGTAAGCTAGAATGTTTATCGCAAACTTCTAAGACTTTTGTATCTGGACTCTGATCTGTTATAACAACTTCAAAGTCTTGTACTGTTTGATATTTAAGTTCAGTTAAAAGTTGGTCTAAAAATGCGTGACCATAACCACCCATTTCATACGTTGGAATACATATTGAAAATTTCATTTTTCAAATCTCTCGCTAAAGGTAAATATTGATTTTTATAGGTATTATTCATTTCTTCCTCGCCCATCAAATGACCGGTTCCCAATCCTTTCATCTTATCACTTTCGGGCATTCTATTTTTGATTTGCATTTTTCTTTTCTTTAGTTGTTCATTATAAGGAGACCATCCATACCAAAGAATTACTAATTCTTCCGTAGTATAGTTAAAATGCCTTCCCATAGGATAAGTTATTTCATTTCTGTTATGAAGTAGTCTACCTCTACGAATAGGAAATGAACCTTCTTTATAATGAATACCATACGACTTTTGTTTTACTAGAGGTAGGTCATAGGTTGGATCTGTATATGGTTCATTATCCACCATAGTCATTACAGGTATACCAAAACCAAAAGTCACTGGTTCGCTAGGTCCAATACCGAGATTCACAAATGAAGTTTTTTGTTCATCGTATGCTGCTGTAACAGATAAATCACCCAACAAGAATTCTGTTGTGTTTAGACAAATTCTCCAACCATCAATTTCTTTATCTATATCTTCAACTTCTGCATCAATTTCTCTTGCTCCGAAGAATTGATTTCTAGATTGACGAATTTCCCAATGTGGACAGATTTCTTTAATAATATCTACAGAATTATCCGTTGAAGAATAATCAATCATTATGCCATGGTCAAACATATCTTTATGATGCTCTAACCACCAAGGCATCAAATATTCTTCATTATAAAAATGAGAAACTAAGGTCGGTTTCATACAATTTCTACCTGCGGAAAATATTTCAGAAAAACAACATTATCACTTTTTCTCGATAATACTTTTTGTTTAATCTCGTCAAAGAAGTTCCATGCAAGAGGAACAATGCAAATCTTATCAGTTTCTTCCAGTAGTTTATCTGGAGAGCAAATTGGAATCTTTGAACCAGGACTATACAATCCTTGCTTTAAAGGATTATCATCTACAATATAATCAAGTTTAAACATCGAGAAATTTAAAAATGTATTTCCTTTAGCGGCAGCACCATAACCAATAACTTTATAACCATTATCATATAATTTATTGATTTTGTGTAAAGTCTCTTTCGCAATACGTATACAATTTTCAGAATAGGTCAACATTACTTTTTCGTTGAGTTCATCTTCTTTTTCAAAGAACTCCAAAGAACGATCTTCTTTGCTTTTAGATAAAACAAATACAAAACTTGTTCCATGCACTGGTGTTCGCACAACATCAATTACTGATAATCCAGCTCTTTTTGCTAGTGTGCAGAACGACTTAACGCTAAAAAATGAAATGTGTTCATGGTAAATGGTATCAAATTGGTTGTTCTTTACCATATCTGCTTGAGATGTTTGTATAAAAATACAACCATCGTCACTTAGTGTTGATTTGCACTTTTCTAAAAAGTCTTTAGGATATGTATTATGTGCAAAAACATTTTGTGCAATGATTACATCAAATTTCGTGTTGAGTTTGTTTATACTGTCGCTAGTAAGATAAT